GAGTCTTCACGCTGCTCCAGCCCGACCATGATTGAAGCGTCGGCGGCGAGTGTCGTGGCCAACTGCTTCCGCTGTTCAGCGCTAAGACCGGCGGAAGTCTCCAGCGCCAGCTGAAGGGTCCGCTCCTTGAGCGCTTCCCGAGCCGCCGCCGCGCCCTTGGCCCCGGATAGTGCCAGGTCAATCTGCTTGCCAATGGTCTCTTTTTCAACCTCAAACTGTTTCTTGAGACCTGAAAGCACAACCTTTTTGCGGTTTTCACTCAAATCTTCAACGCTCTTGACCCCGGCGGCGCGTGCCGCGTTGGCCAGAGCTTCCGCTTCTTTCTCCCGTTGCGCTTGTTCAAACGCCGCCAGCACGCCGCGTTTGCGTGCCTCCACTTGTGCCCGGCTCAAATTCTCGGTTGAGATCTGACTCCGAGATAGTACCATCATGGCACTCTGCGTGGCCAACGTCTGCTGTTTACTTGCACCTGCATCTTCTAGCCGTCGGGCTGTCAACTCACCGATGACCTGTGCGGACTCCGCGTTGAGGCGTCGCTCCTTGTTTCGGATGTCGTCCAACCCCTCCAGCGAGAACAAGATGGAGTTGAGCCCGTCGGTGATCTCCTGGACCACTGGCGTGAATGCCTTGAGCAGAGGGCTGAACAACCCGATGCTGACTGACTCCACTGATGACGAGAACAGAGTCAAAGCGCCAAGGAAGTTGTCCAGCCGCTTCTCGGCGGCTTCAGCAGCGGCGCCAATCCCGAAGCTGGATGCTAGCAGCTCGCGCTCAAGTTTGTTGGTCGCTTCGGCTCCGGCGGCTGCCAGAGCAAAGAAACCTCGCTGACCACGGACGCCAAAGACTTCTGTGGCCTTGGCCGCTCGTTGGGCGGCGTCAGGGATCTTGTTCAGCTCCTTGGAGAAGTCATCGACAACGGCGCTGATCTTGCGCATCTTGCCATCGGCGGTGGTCAGCTTGACACCAAACTCATCCAGAATCTTCTTGCCTTCTTTGGATGGCTTGGCCATCTTGATGAGCATGTTGGTCAATGCGGTCCCACCGAGACTCCCGCGCAGACCAGCGTCGGCCAGCTTCCCAAAGATGGCCGCAGTCTCTTCAATCGGCACACCCATCGCTCGGGCTTGGGCGGCACCATACTTGAAGGACTCACCGAGATTGATGATGTTGGTGTTAGAACGCGCTGATGTAAGTGCAAGGATGTCGGCAATGTTGTTGGCTTCGTCAAACGATTTGCCCATCCCCTTCACGACTTGAGACACGATGTCTGCTGAGGTCGCCAAGTCGATGGAATCTGCCGCCGCCGCGTTCATCACGCCGCTGAGACCAGCGGTGATCTGCGTCGCCGACGCTCCCGCCCGCGCCATGAATTCCATAGCCTGTGCCGACTGAGTGGCCGAGAAGACAGATGTGATGCCCATCTGCTTGGCCTTCTTGGTCAGCATGGTCATGTCCTGCTCGTTGGCGCGGGTGATGGCGCCCACGGCAGACATCTGCTTCTCAAACGCGGCTGCCTTCGCCACGCCGGCTCCGACGGCGACGGTCAGAGGCAAAGCGGCGAAGGTGGCGGAGCGGAGCCCGGAGTTGAATTGGCCGATGCCCTTGCTGATCTTGCTGACACCAGCCGACATCTGTTGCATCGCTCGTTGCGATGCCATCCCGATGTTGTTTAGAGTGGGTGGGACGCGATTGCCAGCAGTCACGAAGCGCCCGAATTCATCTCGGGCCTTCCCCATGGCGTTGACCATCTGGGTGCTGTCTGCTGTGAGCGTGGCTCCAAGACCGATGCGTTCAAGCGCCATCTGTTATCCTCTTGGTTTTCTCACTCGGGTCCGCTTCATGGCGTCAGCTTCCCGCTTCATCTGCGTGTGGAGCCGATTCAGGTACCATTCACGGTCCACGCTCGGCATGTCCATCACATCCCCGTAGGTCATCCCCTCCATACAATAGGTTAGCGCAAACACCTGCTCCCGCAAATCATCCGTGGATCTTAGCGGGAGGAAACGCCGAAAAAACTGTCATATCCCCAGTCCATCGACGTGCGGAAATCACGGTTGCAACGTGGGCACTTCCCTTCCACCGCCATGTTGGGCCCGATGCTGTAGTCATCGATCTCCGTGGTCAGGTGTTCGAGGTCCCACTTGGACATGTCATCCAGCTCCGAGTCCCCGATCACCATGGGCTTGTCATCGTCTGCGAGCCCTCGGAAGCACCCCTGGATGATTCCCGCCTTGGCCGCGCCTGTGTTCATCCCGCCGCGCCCGTCCATCATCTCCAGAGCATTCCAGCGCGTTGGACCCATCCGGATGGCGTCGGCCATTCGGTCCCGGATCTTGAACGGGTCCCGGAGCTTGTAGGTCCACGATGCTGCATCTTCTGTCTCGGCGGTTTCCACCTCGACAGTCTCCAGATCTGCCTTGAATGGGAATTTGTGGCCGCAACTTGCGCAAGTCAGGTTGAGGTCCAGCATATTCCCCATGGTCTGGACGCGCAGCCAGACATACACGTACAGAACGTCACCCATGAACATCTGGCCGATAATCACGCGACGTTGCTCGGGCTTCATGTTTCCGAAGTCATGTGGACCTAACCTTGTACACATGACGGAAAGCACCAAGCTGACAAACGTCGCAATGTTAGCGTCCTTGTTCGCGTCCCGGATGCGCCCCAATTCTCGCTCTTCAGCCATACGCCAAGGACGCAGCGCTATGTCCCTGACATAGCTGCCGCTGTCAAGGATGCCCAAAGGCAGGTGCGCACCCAATTCTTTGAGCTGGACAATCGAGGTCTGTGGGGGTGTTTTCTCGGTGGTCACGGCAACCTCCAATTAGCAATCGCCTTGTTAGGCCCGCCGCTGTATGTAAGGGTCGCAGCGCTCCCGGCGCGAAGGCTGAACGGAACCGGGAGCGCTGCGACTCAGGATCGCTCGTGCATCCTGGCTCCGTCACAGTCTGTCCAGGCGCGCTGCGACCTATGCTGTCTGGTGCAGGTCCGAACCAGACAGCGAATCAAGCAGTTGGCACGATGTCATCGACGCTGATGGTCCACTCCACTGCCGCCAGCTCGCCCTCGTTTTCCATCTCCAGGTCAGGGAGCACCCGCTTTGTCGGGAATGCGTTGACGATGGAGTACGTGCGAGAAGCGTTGCCGCTGATGGACTGGTGAATCAGCGTTGCGACCTTCTTGTAGGTTGGGCTGACGGGGTCCTGAGACTCCCTGAACCAAACCTCCATTGCCGCCTGCTCCACCGTGTGATGCATGGGGAGCATGATCGTGAACTCGGATGGCCCCCGGTTCCCGCCGGATGCCCGAGTGCGGTCTGGCAGTTCTGTGGTTTGGAGTTCATCCTCCAACCCGCCAATTTCTGTGGGCGTCAGCGTTGGAAGCCCCAAGACCAACAACACGTACTTGTTGACCGGTATGTGGTCAGCTTGGATAGCGCCTTTCATGTATAGAATCCTCCTGAGCTGAAGTGTCCGCGCCTGCGGCCTTGCCCTCGGTGGCTACTCCACAGCCACCAACGCCGTGATGGCGGATGGTGTGCCCTGAGTCTTGTCCTCGGCGTCGGACTGAGGCCTGGACGTGTTGTATGCCCCTGCCTCCGCCCCGTCGGCGGCGTGCGTGTGGTTGTTGAACTTGTCGGCCACGTCGGTCATCTGGGTGACCATCGCTTCCAACAGCTCATAGAGGGTTGTGGAGCCATGTGACGAGTCCAGGCCTGCCCCAGCTTCGCCCAACAGCTTCTTCAGATTGGTTGTCATGTCAAACTCCTATGCCCCCTTGGTGGGCTGTATCGGGGCTGCTTCAGCCAACAGACTCAAAGATGCCCTGTTTGCCAATGCGGATGATGAAGCGCTCCACCGTGTCGGCCAGCCGGAGCTTGATCTCAGCGATCATGTCGCCAGCCGCTCTGGTCGCATTGGTGTTCAACTCTTCATCGAGCTTGATGATCGCGGCGTCCTGGAAGGTTTCCCCGCGCAGAGCCCGCTTGGTGAACTCCGGCAGAAAGTAGCTCTGGAGCGATGCCAACGCCAACTTTTCCGTGGTCGGATCGTTGATCATGAACACAACCCAGTCAAAGGACTCCTGGAGCACGTGTTCATAGTAGGACATCTGCTCTCGCTGATGCTTCCATTTCCAGTTGGGGTCTGTGTTCAGGGTCCGGTCGCCCCAGACCACGTAGTTGCCCTTCAGCTTCTTGACGACAGCAATGCCGACGGGGTTGAGCAGCTCTTCATTGAGCAGCGCGTCCCCGGTCGTCACATCGAGCAACGCCGGAAGCGTCGCGTCCAAACCCGCTCCCGCCTTGTGATAGCCGTCATAGTCAGCCGCGATCCGAGCCTCACGGCCATGGATCATCCCGGTGTTGACCACCTGCTTGGTCAGCGGCCCTCCGCTCGGGTCAGCCACGTCACCGTAGGACGGGAATGCCGCCACGGCATAGTCTGAACGCCCGAGGGTGTCATTCACGTAGTCAATCGCTGCTGACTCCGTGGTGATGTTGGCGGGGAATTCATACCTGTACTGATGGTTTTTGGCGTCGGCATAGGCAACGCCGGCCTTTTGGACTGCCGTGGCGTTGATGCCCGGCGTCGCAAACTTGATCAGCCCATAGTTCTTGCCGAAGGTGCGGTTGAACGGGCTGTTGCCAACGTCCCAAGCCTGCTGGTTGTAGTCGGCATCCACCAGGTCTGCATAGCCGTCTCTGCCACCCTCCATCTCCAACGGAGCTTCCACCAGGAATTGATCGCCTGGCGCTCCGTCGGTGAGCATCGTGGAGCCGTCGGCGGCTGTGATGCTGTCGTGGTCGTTGTCGACAATCCTGAACTTGGTGGACTTGGCGTTCACCTTGTCTGGATACACATAGCCCCCGATCAGGGCGTCGGGCTTCAGCGGCTTGTAGTTCAGCCGCATCGTGTCGCCCGTGGCCAAGACGGTGGCGCCGTTGGACACCGTGAACTCCGGCACCCACTTGATGTCGGCGACAAACGAGACTCCGACCGTGCCGACGCCCAGCGCTCCGAATTTGTCGGACACCACGTTGAACGTCGTGGCATCAGCCATCGTAAGGGTCAGCTGCTGGGCAACCATGTCATCGTCGGTGGCGTCCAGCGCGACCGTCGGATTGGCGCCCGTTGGTGACAACGTGACCGCGAAGTCGTGGATGACGGCGGGCAGCACCGTATCAGACAATCCAGCAGCGATCAAGCCATAAACGTTGGCCGGTCGCACGCCTGGCACGTGAGCACCCGTCCAAAGATCCACAGCCGTGATCTCGTCATTCCCGGTGTCATCGTTGATGACCTTCACCCAGTAGTTGGCGTCGGTCGGATCCGTGTTCAGGTTGGGATACTTCTTGACAAAGTCCCCGTCCACGTACACAGACAGGCTGAACTCGCCGCTGGGGTCCTCCTCACCATCGCCGATGATGACGCTGAGAGCCTTGTCCTCGTTTTCCAACACCAGGTAGTACCTGTCATCAGCGCCCGACAGACCATCGTATGTGTCCTTCATGGTCTGGTCGGCGGCGACCGTGATCACCCCGGCGGCGGTGTTGCCCACGATCGGATAACGCACATTGGGCACATCGGGTAGCTCGATGTAACCACCCACCCACTCATCCGTCTTGAAGGTGGCCACGCCGGTGTCGAGGGTTGTGTTGGTGAGGTCCGTGGCGACAACGGCCATCTCGCCACTGTAGCGTTTCTCCTTGCCGCCCCATCTCCCGCCGTTCTTGGCCTTCAGCGTCCCCATCTGGGTGAGCACCGAAGCGTTGCGCGCATACAGCGGCATCTCCGCCTGCGCTTCATTGCCGTCGGTGACACGGACAAGCAGGAGCCCTCCGGCGCCGTTGGCCAGTGAATAGTAATCAAACGCGGCATCCGGGAGCAAGGACGCGGAGATGATCCCGCCGCATTTCTTCTCAAACTGCTTCTGGTTGGTGGCTATGATCAACTCACCAACGGGTCCCTTTTCAAGCACGCCCGCATAGCCTGCAAAGCCAAGTGCTCCGGGGGTGATCCCCTTTTCACCTTCCAACTCAATGATTGCCACGCCCGCACCACGTGTGGGGCCAAATCGCCTTTGAGCCATGGGTCGTGCCTCCTAATCAATCACCAACGTTCACTTGGTTGATCACAGCGTTCATGTCGCCTGTCAGGTTGAACCTCTGTACAGCGTATACGTCCACGGCGTCGCGCTCATAAAACAACGCCTTGACGATGCGAGCCCGGAGCCTGCCGGACTGAATCTCATCCCGATTGGCCACGGTTGCCATATCATACTCGGTCAGCAACCAAAGCCTAAACTCTTCATCCATCCCGACAGACCGAATGATCGGGTTGTTGCGGAAAAAGCGCTTCAGCTCGTCAGCGAGTCTGTGTTGGTCCCGCGCGCTATCAGTCAGCCCGCGTAACGTGAACTCGATGTCCGCTTGGAGCGGCGCAAAGACTTTGACTGCCGTCCCGGCGCCCTTGTCGATCACCCAATCGTCTGTGCCTGTATCGGCGGAGTCCACCAGATTGATATCGCTGATCTCGATGGCTGGCACCTTGGCCACCTCTGTGTATTCTGCGGCGGTGGTCACGGCAACCTCGGGCTCCCAGATGAACTTGACCCACAGGATGTTACCGGCGGCCACCGCGCTGGTCAAGGTGATGACCTTGGTCGGTGCGTCATACGACGCCAAGAGATCTGTGAAGTGGTTCGGATCTGCCGTGTGATCAAACACAGAGTCCACCCCAACCACGTTGTAGGGCGTCTCCAACGGATAGTCATCGATGTCCACCACGTCGGTGACGGCGGTCAACTTGATTGGATAATCCGAGATCGGCCGCACCTCGCTCCGGAGCAATCGGACCAGCGACCTGTACACATAGTCCTCTTGGTGCTCGATATCTGCCGAGTACAGCACCTTGACCGCCGCCAACTCGGGCGTCACCGTCTCATCGGTCGTGACCAGGTTGATGATGACTTGAAGCTGCTTCGCGGTGGCTGGGAAGTCGGAGATGTTGGCGGCAACTTCCTGCTCGGTGTTCCAGTCGGTGGTGTTTACCGTCCACGCCCCTCCGTCCCACCAATATTCATCCGTGCCGTCTGAGAGCCGATATCCGGCGCTGGTGAGCGGTTGCCCGAGATCATCCTTGGGGTGGACAATCTCCGCCTCAAAACTGAGCCACTGCCGGACTCGCTCCGGCGTCGTCACCCAGGTCTTGGCGTACAGGTCTGCTGTGGTTGGATAGGTCCCCGCCGATGTCTCTTTGAGCTGCAGTCGATGCGTCTCAGGATTGAGCCTGACATCGGTCCCGAGGGTGATGCGGCTGCGATTGCGCTCTTCAAATTGGAAGCGTTTGATCAGCCTTTTGACTCTCATGCGCCACCGCTCCTGCTTTGTTCACGCACCGCTGCTTGAAGTGCCATCCGCCAATTATCTTGGACTTTCTTTTTGAGCCCCACTGCTTTGAATGCCTGCTTGATGAATGGCCGCGAAGGGATGATGATGGCGCGGGTGGAGGGCTTGAGCGGCTTCCATCCTCCTGGCATCGTTTCCCACAAGTCCTTGGCCCTGCCCTTCAACTTGGCTACCTGGGCAGGGTCAACGCTAGCTTGCCAGAGCACAAAGAACAAGCCGCGCATTGCCGATGTGACGCCGATCTCCCGCCCGTCGTGAATTGCGACTGCGATGTTGTACACATCGTCGGTACGCAACACACCGACAAACACCTGTGTATCGCCAATAACTTTGGACGTTATTGCGTTGAAGAGGTCTGAGTTGCCGATCAAGGGCTCATTCCTGCCGCCCTTCAGCGCCACCGTGAGTGGGCGGTTGGGAGCAAACTTGCCGCCGCTGATCTCTGACCGCACAGCGGCTTGAACCAACTTGCCGTTGAGACCGGATGCCCGACGGAGATGGCGCTTCATCGTCGCGTCCATCTTGGCGGGGTCCAGAGCTGCCTCCAGCTTCACCCAACCCCGCTTGTCAAACTTGATTCGGGTCACGCCACCCCTCTGGACGGCTCCCTGTCAGCAAAAAACGCCTTCACCAAGGTGGCACCGCCCTGATCTGTGTAGTGCCCCTCCGGACGGAGCTTGGTGATGTAAACGTCGGTGACAATCTTGCCAATCTTGATGAACCGATCGTTGGTCTTCAGCTCGATGCCGGCTGCTTCCAGATCCTTGTATCTGAACAACACATAACCGTCTGACTCTGCTTCAGCGCCGATGATCGTGGGCTGAAGCCCCTTCTCAATCCCCCATCGGGGCTGGCCAACGACGGTGGTGACCACCGCCCGAGCCGCCTGCTGGACCGGCTCCCGGAAGTCGTCATCAACGATGGTTTCCGCTTCAACCCATTGTTCAACATCAATGGGCACGGGATGGATGAGGTTGGGTTGTACCATCAGGTGAAACTCGGGTGCGCCGGAGTCGCCGCGCCGATGGGCGCGCGATACAGGCGGATGATGTCGGTGATCTCCTGGTCATCCGTGATGCCAGCGAGCCCGGCCGATCGGGGTTTGAGCTCTGTCCCTGCTGTGCCGTATTTGATTTTATGGCCATCCGTCCACTCCTCCATAACGTCCCCCAGGATGGCCGGCGGCGATGGCAGAGCGGCAGGATTGCTGTCGTCTACATACAAGGGCTTGGACAGCTTCTCGATGACCAGCTTTGTGAGCGCCCTCTTGATCAGCTTCGGCACTCCGCCATCCTCCTCAACGTATCCGAACACGCCCTTGACGATCTGGTTCTGCCGCCCCTTGCGAAACTTCCGGCGCAGATTGGGATGCGACACCGGCGCTGTGTAGATGTCGAGGTCTTGCGCGTTAACCAGCTTGATCCTCGGGTTGTGCCTGTCGTCCGGATACTTCACCGCGCTGTACACCTTGTACTCGTCAGCAGCCAGATTCACCCCTTGGTCGTTGATCTGGATGTAGTCGATGCTGATGATCGGCACCCCGAAGTGGAGGGTGTCGGAATCTGTCCCATCAAGCTGGAGCGTCAAGGACTTGGGCACAAACCATTGCCGGCACGCCCTCTCCAAGAACGCCTGCCAAGTCTCGATGGCGGCGAGCACCGCCGCATCATCGGGCGGATCAGGCACTCCGAGGTCCCGGATGTCCTGCACGTTGATGTAGGTGTCGGCGGAGCTTCCCGCCGATTGCACCAACACCTCAAAATCTTCTTGACCCGCCTGATACGCTGAACCAACAGAAATCTTCCAGCGCCACTCGATGCGGTGCGTTCCAATCGGCTCCGCGATCCCCGGGGTCCACCCTTGGGCGTTGCCGTTGTCATATGCGTAGTATGACCCTGTGGAAAAATTGCCTGCCCCTGTGGTCACCGTCTCATAGTCGCCCGGGGTGGCCGGAAAGATCTGGGTGCCTGGAAGCCCCCCTGTGATGTCAAAAATGCGGTACTCCACCGCATAGGCGTCGGTGAGAACGCCGTTTATAGTCAAAAACCAATTGACTATGGATGGCGTGTTTTCCTGCCCTCGGGCTAGCGCTGGCATCTATGCCTCCTATCACAGCACCTCGTGCCAATCAACCAGCGGCTCCGCTTCCACCCACGCTTCTTTCTGGACAGGAGCTTCTGCCGCCTTGGTGACGGGCTCGTATTGGGTGACGCGGTGCACCTCCACAGACTCGCCAAACTCAAATCCGCCATCGGATTTGCGCTTGAACTTCAATGCATAATACTTGCACGATGGTTTGCCTGTTGGCCCGTTGGTCTTGTACGCTTCAAAAACAGCCTGATCAGCCATCGTTTCCAGCATGTACACGCCGTCTTGCTCCAGCAAGTTGAGCTTCCGGCGCAAATAGGTGCTGCCGGAGTCGCTGAGTGCCTGAGTGAACATCCTCAGCGTCTCACCCTTGAGCATCGGCACGTTGGCCTTGTGAACCACTGTCTTCATCGTCACGTTCATCAGTTGCCTCATGGATACAAATCTGTTGGGTGGAATGGCGAGCCGATGACGATTTCATCCCCGCCGCCTGCTGTCAGCTCCTTGTAGAACGCCTGGAGCACATCTCCCGCCCTCGGCGCAACGAAAGTCTCGATGTTCAGCGTGTCCAACGGCGACCAACCGTGACGGACGTCATCGGGCTCGTACACCTGGCCGTTCCAAATCAGCCGGAATGAAGGGATGTAGAACGCCGACGGAGCCGTGAAGACGCGGTTGGCTCCGTCGGTGACTCCAGCCAGCACAAATATGTTGGACTCGCGTGCCACGGCACCCCTCCTGCTGGTGTTATCATACCTGCGGTGTAGATTGAGGCCAAAACACACGCCCGGCGATGAATCCACCGACCAATGGCCAAGCTGGCATCACGATCACCGGGATGGCCACATCCAACAGCAGGATTGCGATCAAGATCCCCCACAAGATAGCGATGCGCTCCCACTTGTACACAACCCGGTCAACCGTCCAAAACAGATGGCCGGCAATCACACCCCAACCAAACGGGAGAATGGACCATTGCCACGCCCACCCAAGCAACACCTCGGACATGGTGTCGCCCTTCGGCGGTGTCGTGGCCACGACAACATCCCACGCGATGAGCACCAACGCCGCGCTGACCATAAGCCACTTGGTGATGTTGCGCTTGGTCATGAACCTCCCTTGGTGTCGATCAAAACGGCTGCGTGGAAGCGATTGCCCATGTGGCCAGTGAGCAGGTAGCTGTCCACCAGCTCGATGTTTTGGCCAGATGCTTGGGCAAATATTTCCTCCCACATATCCTGGAGACTGTCTGCCTCGATGTAGACAACATCAACCTTCTTGCTCTGATACTTCACATCAGGAGCGTCGCCGCTGATTTCTCGGACTCGTTTGACCATCAGGTGATATTCCTCCGCCCGATGAACATCACCCAACAAACGTCCAGCTGTTCAGTCGAGCCGTGATCGACCGTGACCTTGTACTTCCACTGCGGGAACATTGGCTTGGCAACGATCTCGGGCACAGTCAGCGCCAGGTGACACAGCGGGGTGATGACCACCTGTCTCCCGAGCGTCACCACCCCGTCGATGAGGTTGTAGCCCCCCTCCTGTGCCGCGTTCAACGAGCAAACGTGTTCGTCATAGTCATAGTCGAACCAACCGCTGTTGCCTCCGGCGGCTGGGACGGGCGTGACCTTGGGGAAGCTGACGTTGGCGTTTAGCGTCTCTGCGAGGTTCAGGTCCCAATCCCCGTCCACTGCCGGTGCTGGGACAAAGATGCTCAACCCTCCGCCGATGGCGACCTTGTTGTAGGCACCGGCTCCGGGGTTGCTCGTGCCCGCCGTTGCCGGCGCGAAGGTTTCCATGGACACCCAATCGGTTGGTTTTTGGCCGGCGGAGGTGATTTGCCCTCCGGCCATCCAGACGGTGTCCATGTATTGCCATTCCAAGGTGAGTTGTTCCACGGCCAAGGACTCGATGTGGAAGCGGTCCCCGTCGTATCTCACCCCGTTGGCGACATCGTCACCAATCCCCACGTACTGCGCAAGCACGCCGGGTGGAAACATGTTGGCCACCAGATATGCGACCCCTTCAAGGGTCTTTGCCGGTGGTGATTCGATGACTCCGCGTGGCATCAGGTCACCTCATAGACTCGGCCAAAGAGATATGCCTTCATCTCATTCAAGCCGGTCAGATTGTCCTGGATGGTGAAGCGGATGGCGTCGTTGGACCCTCCGCGCAAGGTGAGACGGGGCTTCAGGTAGAATGTCGCCACCACGAGATCCTTGCCTCCGGCGTCATAGGCATCATCGATCGCTTGGCCGTCATCGCACCAAGCAATCAAGTCCGAATTGGTCTGTGCCGTGAAGAACTCATGAAGATCTCCATCCTGTGAACGGACTTCCACGAGCACCCCGTTGGTCAGCTGCGCCAATCCGCCAAAATTCTTCAGCACAGCCGCGTTGTCGTCACGCACAAAGATGATCATCTTGTCGGCGACAAAAGTCTTAGCTCCAGCCCTGAGCTCAAAGCGCTTCGGCGTCGTTGAGCCGTCCACATTCATGTTGGTGGCACCGGCTGATGTTTGCCCATAGGTGATCGCGGTAGGGAAGCCAAAAGCCGCGTTGGCCCCTCCGGCTGTGACCTGGATTGACTTGGTGGCCCCGAATTCAACTGTTTCGATGCGCAAATCGGTGTCGTCAACCACAAACACATCAGCACCGGCAATGTCCACGAGCCCGGGGACTTCCGATGCATAATAGTTGTTGGCAGCCAACCCGTTTACAGCGAAACCACCGACCGTGGGGTCCAATTTCAAGAACAGCGCGCAGTCATCGCCACCCTTACGCGCCGTCACAGCGGAGGTGGCGCCTGTAGTCGCTGACGTGATCAAGAACCGTTGCGGATACGCAGCTGTGTTCCATTGGCACGTCACGCCGGTCCCGTTGGGAACGATAGCTTGGATTTGCGTCTGGATGGCGGAAGCTATGGCTGTGTATGATGTCAGATTTTTGCCGATCTTGATCTCTTCTTCAACCCCTCCATCGATGCTGATCTTGATTTTCTCTGTGCCGCCGTTGAGGGATGGATACTGCCCTGAGACAAAGATCCCCGCCGTCGCCGCCCTCGTGGGGAATGCCTGTGGGTCCGAGGTCCCGTTGATGGCGATGGTCAGTGTGGTCCCGCCGATGTTGTACGGCTCGGAGTTGCCCGACTCCACGACGGCTGGTTGATCCGCTTCGATGACTGTCTGTCGCTCCCACTCGAATGCAGATGCCTCCGATGCATCTTGCACAAAGACCGGGTTTTGTGGCTCGTGACCACGCTCTTGCCCGGTGGAGTCGTGAAGCACTGCTGCTGGAGATTCACCGGCCATTATGCGATTGTCCTTGTCCGGGATGTCTCGAACACACCCGTGTACACGATCACGTCGGTGACGGTGCAAAGAACCGTCGTGCCGTCGGTGTCATACATCTTCCACACGATTGGTGTGGGCTTGACGTTGGTCCCCGTTCCTGTACGTGTGATGGTCTTCTCCACAATTTTCTGCGTCTTTGAAGCGGATTCCCACCATATGATACTGGTCGGAAAGGCATCCCCGGCGGGCAAGGTCTCCTTGTACGCGCCCGACGCGAAGCTACATGCTGGCCCCTCGTCAATGAAGTGGATCAATGCCCGCAGCGCCTCGTGGAAGCTCTCATCGACTTCCCGAGGGTTGAACACGCCCAATTGATCCTTCAGCCGGAAGTTGCCGGGGGTGACATAGCGCGTCGCCCCTTCATCGGCAGGGTCGCTCGCCTGAGTAGACAGCAACACCTCTGTCTCTTCACGCGTCCCCGGAAACCTGTCAGGAGTCCTGGGCATCAGACACCCTTTCTCGCCAGCGAGGTGCCCGGCTCCGGTGTTTTCGGCGTTGGCGTGGATAGTCCCTTGGCCTGCTCCCGGCGCGCTGCTATATCGGCAGCGGCGCTGATTTGTGGGCGCCCTCGGGCGTCAATCTCCCCCTGCTCCATCGCCGCCGCTACAGCCTCCACGCTCTGGCGCGTCGCCTGGTACTGCTTTTGGACGTGATCCGATATCCGCTGGGTGGCCATCAGCTCACCCCGCTTGATCAGGTGGTTGGTGTGCGCGGTGTCGATCAGGCTCTGGAGCGAGCCGATGCACCGGTCAATCACCTTCATCGCCAGCTCGCAATCAGCCATCGAGATCTGACCAGACTCCACCTGCTTCTGGTAATACTCCCGATGGCTCTTGTTCATCACATCGGCGACCTTCTTCAATGCCTCCACGCCGCCATCGAGCCGCGCAACATCCCGGCGCACCTCCGCGTCCATCTCCTGAAGATGCTTGCCCCATGATTGGGCAAGCGCCATCTTCAACTCCGCCTTGTCCAAATTCATCCAACAGTCCTATCAGACGCCAGCCCACACCACCTGGGTGATCACGTCTGGATTGCCCGGGCTCCCCTGTAACCCGAATTCAAACTTGAGCTGCGTCCCTGTGCTGCCCGGATACACGTCATGGTTGGCAGCGGCGTCGGCGCCACAGCGGAGTAGGATGCCGTTGAGATAGATGTCGACATCGTTGACAAAGGTGACCGCAGACATGTCGGCGAAGTCGAGGTCCACGTTGTTTGCGCTGGCTGGCCCACCAACGTCGGTGTCCGCCGAGATGGATGAGGCAGTCACCACTGCGACCTTCTTGGTGTGCGTCAATCCACCAACATTCTTGGCTTGCGCAATGGCATTGAGCAGGGAAACCTCGCCAAACTCCGTCTTGAAGTCATCCCACTCAGCTTGGGTTTCTGACAGCTTGATGCCTGTGGTCTGCGCCCACGTTGAACCCACCTGGTTGCTGTCGTCCAGCAGCATCTCCCCGGCGCCAAACAGCCGGAGGTCATTTGCCCCGGTGGACTCGATGGTGCCCGCTGTGACTCCGATGTCGATCTCTTGGCCCGAGGTGTTTGCCTTGATGCCTTGGGCAAAGTCATTCTCCGCCGCGTCCACGTTGAAGGTGTCGACGTCGGTGTTGATTTGGACCTGCGAGGTCCCTCCGGCGGAGCCCTCCACGACGCTGAGGAGCGGATCGGAGTTGGCATCCCTGAACAACCAATCGGAATTGGCCGCCAAATCCACAAAGATGTCTGTGGTCTGTACTACAGGTGTGGCTCCTTGATTGTCTATAGCCGTCTGAAGCGTGACGGTGACCGATGCCCGCTCATCGGTGAAAGCGACAAACGGAAACCCACAATCCTCTGGGATGGTGTCGAGGGTCACCCGCTTGGCGTAGATGTATTCAATCTGCTTCCCGCCGATGTCCTGCCCCGGGCAAGGCTCGATGGTGTCGGCGTCGGTGATGCGATAGAAGCTGATCTGGCACTGCTTGTCTGTGTCATTGAAGGTGTCGCCGTTGGCGACTCCGCTTTCAGCCTGGAACAGACCAACAATCTGGCGCCCGTCACTGGTGAGGCCGTCATGTGTGCTTTGGTCTCGGATCATGACCGATGACTTCGGCGCGATAGCCGATGATCCAGCGACCAAGGCTGAGTCCCAAGCGCCAACGTCGCCGCTGAGCACTGCCACGATAGCACCCAGCGCGTTGCCCGCGTCCACCGCCGCAACGTCGCTCGGAGTCTCAGACGCCGTGGCACTTAGCACCACGACATCCCCGGCTCCACCGCTGAGGCCTGATACGCTGAACCCCACATTGGTCACAGTCTCTGTGACGGCGTTGTTGGCGTGTGTCCCGGCGCGATCGGCGGTCAATGTGACCGTCGCCGCTCCGCCGTTGCTTGCCGTAACATACAACGCCGGAGCGTTGCCGATGGCGGTGATGATGGCGTCGCGCACATCGTCGGCGGTCAAGCTCCCGGTGATCACGACCTGGCGCAGCGTGTTGGTCTCGACCACAGAGCTGTTGTTATCAAACTCAAAAGTCACCGCCGGATTGACTCCGTCATCGATGGTGAAGCTCTCACCGTCGACAAGGAGCGAGTCTGCGATGGTCGTGATCGAGCCTGTGGCATAGACTGCGGCAGGGACTGTGATGGATTCCAGCTTCTGAACACCACACAGGATCCGATGCTCTTCAAGATCATCGAGGTCCGTGTTCAGTTCCGTGAGGCCACGCTTCTTGGTGTTCACCGTGGCGACATCGTCATACCAATTCCCGCCGCCTGCTGCTTTCAAGATCCGGTTCAGCTGAGACCGGATATTGTTCATGTCGTTTTGCAGATTGACCGCTGCCGACTCCATCGTGGCCCCGGCGGCGATATTGTCGGTGTAGGTGATGCTGCGACGGATCTGTTCATCCTGGCGAGCGTATGTGCGGCCCATGGTGTCTACCTTTCCGTTGGCGCCGATCAGGCTACAGCGTAGTCAAATAATAATTGATCCTCTGCGATAGGAGCGAACACGAGAGTCACTGTGTCATATCCCGTCCCCACTCCGCCACTCTCCGATGTGGTGTAATCATTTGACGCTCCCTTTGCCATTCGCATCCCATTGACGTGAACCTGTATCGTGTTGTCGTCAAAATTCTCCGGCGCAGTGTAGACTGTGTTCACTCCGTTCTGGACTCCTGCCGGAGCTACGTTGAACCGGAATGTGCCTGAATCTGGCCGTGCATAGCCTCCGCCGACATCGGTCCTGAATGCCTCTTCAGGGGTGGAGCCTAGCTCTGTCCTCCTGCTGTAAGCATAGACGATGGTGCGGCCTTGAACGTCGGCGATCGCCGCCGCTTCAAAGCTGTCGAATGTTGAATCATATCGGATGAAGCTGATCTGTCCAAGATCATTGCTGTGCGTCGCAAAGGCGTTGCCGTCTGTCGCAGCGGCTCCGACCTGTAGCAACCCCCACACCGGCTTGCCGTCGCTGAAGAGCCCTTCGCCTGTATCCCCGTTGAACACAGCCACAAGGTTCTTGGGTTGGATGGTCACTTCGCCCGAGATTTGATCCAGCGAATGAACACCGACGGGGGTGGACAGCTGTGCAGCGACTGCGCCCAGCGTCGTGGCAGCGATGGCGATGGAGTCGACCGGAAGCGCTCCGGCGGCGGTGATGGTCACATAGTTCTGCCCCGGCGGCACCACGAGATCACCCAGGATGAAACGCCAGCTGAGGATGGGCTTCTCATCGACTTGTGTGAGCCCGTCCAACAGGCCATACAGCGAAGCGTCGGCGCCGTGAATTGATGCTGGATCATCGTACCAGTTGCCAGCTTGATCGCCGTGGATGATTCGCTTGAGCTGGCTGAGCAACGCTTCTTGGAACTGTGCATAATCAGCGGATGCACCCTCCGAGGCAGCGACCTGGGCAGCTGTCTTCTGGTCGTCAAAGCTGTCTGGCTTCGCAAGCGAGTCCAGACGTTGTAATGAGGTGCCCATGCCATCTCCCGAGCATCAAGCATATGGATTATAGCGCTGCCTACCGGGTTTGGATAACGTCGCCCGCATCGATGGCTGCGCCTGGTGGACCATGATTGTCACGGCCACTTCCCCGGCAAAGCACACAATCTTTTCACCTCCACGGATTTTGGCATCAGGGTCGCTGCCGACCACCTCCAAGTGAAAGAATGTCCTTTCAAACCCCTCGGGCTTGGTCAGGGAATACTGGATGCCCGTGGTGCAGTTTGAGCTCTGGTCTATCCGGCCGCACTTTGCGCACGCGATGTGTGCCGACTTATGGCACTTGGGACACCGATGTTTCTTGGTGTGGCGCTGCGCTATGGTGACGCCGGTGATGGACTGCTGGAAATCGGGATCTTTGAGGCGTTGCAGCCATTCTTTCGCCTGCGCCTCATCCGTCAAGTCTATCCTTGCGGTGATCCCGTCGCGCGTGTGGACCTTGAGCACACAGCCTCCCCATTGGGCCTAAGCCAAGCAAGGATAATGGCCATGCAGAGCAATCAGCTCTGATTCTCGCCGTCAACGGGCGGTGCTTCGGGCTGCGCCGTGGCGGCGCGACGTTGCGCAGCCGTTGGTTTGGCCGAGGCACGCACGGGAGCTTCCGGCGCCTTCACCTTGGCGACCTGCTTTTTGGACTCGTCAAATGGCACGAGCACCAGCTTGGCCGCAAACTTCTTGTGCTTCTTTTGGATGTGCGCCAGCTCATCGGCGGTCAACTGCTTCAAGGAACCAGGCACGAAATGAAGCGCCCCTGGAACAGAGCGCTCACACCCTTTGCCGAAGTCATCGACCTGGCAAGGGCTTGCGTGTTGAGATACTTGCACCAGTGGCATTTAGGCCCCTCCAGTTCAGGTCATTCCGCAGCCATCACTTGGTGGTCAATATGGTCAATATGAGCTCAGTCACGGTGCCAGTGTCATCCAACCCCAATTCCTTCGCCACTTTCTGCAGCTCCGCCTTTTTCATGCGCTTCAATTCAGCTTCGCTGTAGTCGCTCGCTGACTTCGGCGTCACTCGTGATGCCGGTGGCAACACAGGCTCCGGCTTGGTCTTGGGTTTGGTTTTGGCTGGCTGGGGAGCAGGCGGTGCCGGCTCGGGCTCCGTCTCGGAATCATCCTCCGGCTCGGGCTCGGAATCATCCTCCGGCTCGGGCTCGGGATCATCCTCCGGCTCGGGCTCGGGCTCGGGCTCCGACTTGATCTTGGGCTCCAGAGGTGTCGCCTTTTCCTGCTTCGGCTTGGGCGGCGTGAACCGTTTGTCCTTGCCGTTGTCGAGGATGGTCACCACAAAGCCCGACTGGCTCTGATAATACATGATCTCAGAGACAGTGGTGAGAATCTGCGGGGAACCCCGCTTGAACCTGCGCCCCTCGTGCTCGTGGGTCAAGCTGCCGCGCAGCTCCACCCGTGCTCTTGTCGCCATCTTGAGAATCCTCCAAGCAATGGCTAGCCGTCAAACCAGTGGTGGAATAGGCAGGGCGCGCGTCGCGCGCCCAAGCCCGTCCACGGTTTTGTTACACACCTGTGCCGATGTTCCGGACCTTGACGATGGCCGACAGCTCTTCATACTGCACTGCGACCTTCGCCGTGATGGCGTACTGATTGACGCCCTTGAAGATGTCCCTGTCCTTCTCAATCCGGACATCCCGCCCGATGCCGACCACAAAGTTGTTCTGATGCGTCAGAATCAACTGCGGATTGGACTGGTAGGTGACCTTGACGGTGTCACCGTCGCCGATGGCGCCGCCGCCCGTGCGGGCGATGGTCCCCGCCGCCGCATCCAACGTGTAGTCTGTCGTGACGACATACGGGGTTGTCGGAGCCCCGCCCAACGTGTTGGGCGTGACCACTACGTTGGACACAGGAGCATTGGCCAAGGCCACTGCCGTGGTACCGTTGAGCACCACGTGCTCGGTCACCGACGGCTGGAAGGGCCACAACGGCACGGGCACCGCCGGGATGCCGAATGGACCATGGGAAGCTCCGCCTGCCGCCTGGTCACCGAGTGCCGTGGCGCGGGTGGACAGCTTCTCCAAGTAGATCTGCCAGAGGTCGGGCGACATGAACCACCGGAGCATCGACTTGTTGCGCCGGAATTTCGTGGGCATCGCCCGGATTGCCTGGCTGAAGATGCTCAGGCCGATGTTCTGGCCGGCGGCGTCAACAACGTTGCCGCCCTCTGACAGCTTCTGCCAACCGTCCTGCAGTGCCAGGTAAGTGTCCTTGACGTAGCCCGTCGATGAGCCACCGTCGATCAGATCGCTCTCAAGAGCCGCTGGCCCCAGCTGGTCGCCCAGCACGTACAGCTCTTCAAGATCGTTGGCGGTCTGCGAAGCCATCATCTGGATGATGTGCTCCTCAACGCTGTCGCCCTCGATGTTGAGCTCACGGAAGTTGTCCCCGATCTCAAAGGGCACCATGATCTCGGAGGGTCGGAGCGTGACCTTGCTCGTGCTCACTCCGCGTCGCACGCCGGGGTCCACCGCTTCGGCCTTTGGCACCGCCATTCGAGTCCCGATGCCGATCTTGTCGATCTCCAGGGTCTCATTGCGGAACCGGATCGTGCGAGCGTTCTGCTTCAGCACCGTCTCATCGATCACAAAGTCGATGAAGCGATCCGATTGGGCTGGGTTCAGCTTGCCTGAAGCTGCCAGAGCGTCGGCGGTGATGACCGCTTTCTGGACCAGCTCTTCATTCGAGATAGACATGTCCAATTCTCCTTGTGTCCTAACTCTTGTTGCCTTTTAGCCCAAAGGGCCTGGCCTAGATTCAGAGCTGTCCCTACAGGACGCCTGACCAGAAGCTCTTTTTGACGTTGGTGTCGGTTCCGCCGTCGCCCTCCAAGGACTTGGATGGGCCGGCGGTCTTCTCGATGACCTCAACGCGCGCCCCAAGACTCTTGGCCACCGTCTGAACTTCATCCAACTTGGTGGTCAGGATCTCCTTGAGTCCTTCAATGCTCTTGGTGAGGGCCATCGTCGTGGCCGGTCCATACACGTGGCCGGTCGGCACCGTGGTCTTGGGGCTCTCACCCTGTGGGATGGACTGCATCGACAGCTCCTTCAGCAGATCCTGAAGCGTCTCCACGGCTGCCTTCAGTGCCTCTTCACGCTTCGGCGTGAATGCCTTGGCCTTCTGGACTCCCATGCTCAACACCTCCAGGATCTTCTGGACGGATTCATCTGCCGTGTCGTCCATCGACTTCTCTGCTTTCTTGAGCGGCGGCTTGGCCCCGCCACCTGGCTTGAAGGGCATGAATGCCTTGTCGAAGCGCTCCATGGCCTTGGTCATCGCTCCGCCCTTGACGCCGCAAGCCTTCAGCTCACTCTCAAACTGCTTGCGCATCTTGGGCCAATCGCCCTTCTCGGCGTCCATCTTCTCAGCATCTGCCTTCTCGGTGTCCACCTCGGAGGGCTCCGAAGCATTTGCTGCCTTGGCGATGCTTTCGACCAACTGGGTGACCTGCGCCATGGCCTTTTCCACGGCTTCCGTGCTGGCCACCTCCACGTTGACCTGCTCCGCGCCTTTGGCTGCGGGCTCGTTGGAAACTTGCTCACCATCGGGCTGACCCTTGGTGACGTCCTGGATCTCATCGGCCATGTCGCCATCCTCCTGATTCAGTCGCTTGACAACGATGAACTCTTGTTCGTTTGCGGGGCTGTCCACCAAGGATACTTCCCCCACTTTCAAGTCCACAAATCTCTGCTTCGGTGCGCGCATCGGTCTTGCCTACCTTGGGGCATCATTCGGGGCTGCTAGCTTGACCACCCGCGCCTTGCCCCCAATGGAGAAACCTTTGATCTGGCCATCCATGACCTGCTTCCAGATCTGGTCTTTCTTGACCCGCACCTTCAGCACCCAAGCGCCCTCTTTGACGATCTTGTTGTTGATCGTCAACCCGTGCGGGGCCACAAATGATTGGAGCAGTTCAAAGTCCTGGTTGAACTTCTTGTGCATCAAGCCCAGCTTGGTCGCCCGGTTGTAGGCGGCCAAAAAATCCTCCGCCGCTTTGCGGATGACCTGGGCATCCATGATGTCGCCCTGAGCATCTGTAACCTCGGGCTGGAGCACCACGCCGGTGACAGTTTTCTCGGTGGCATCCGCCTTCAGCACAGGCGAATACAGCCGCTTGTCCATCTCAACGGCGTCCTGCTCAGGCTCGGACTCCGGCTCCAGCTCATCCTCGGGCTCATCCTCGGGCTCGGACTTTGCCACCTTCATCGCCTGCTCAATGACGGCCACCGCCTCAGCGACCTTCTTGGCCATCATGAAGCGCTGATTCTCGTCATCGTCGCTTGGCTTCGGCTTCACGCCCGAGCCGCCCGGGAGTCCCCGGCGTGGGACCAGCTTGCCGCTGGCTGCGATGTCGTCGGCGGTGATGGTCTTGGCGACGTGCCGACCCCTCTCAGCGATAGGGTGAGCATTGCGTTTGCGTGTCACGTGTCATCCTCTGGTGTGGCTGTCCCGATGGACGCTCAACCAATGTAGGTTAGCCGCAACAGAGGAAAACGCCAAGCGACACGTCAACCTTCGCAGAAAGTTCAGAAACAGCTCAAATGGTGGAATTCAAGAAACTCTGGCAGTTATGCGGGAGCTGTTGGCAAAGTTGGTCTCAAGCGCTTCCACAAATTTTTTGCCATCCTTGGGGAAGCGCAGGACGCCCCCCGGGCCAAAGACACCGTCCTGCTCAATCTGATCTCTGAAGTAGTGAAGCGGAGTCTTCTCGGGCCACGAGCCTACCGCAACGCCGTCCACCACCTCATAGGTGGCCAACAGCTGCTCCGCCCCGTCATCTCCGATTGTGTACAGACTCGCCTTCATGCTTATCCCTATGGCTTCTTGGGCTTGGGCGCTGAACGCTTTGGCTTCGGCTCCGGCTGAGGTTTGCCTTGCACGAGCACGGGCTTGCCGTCCGGAGTGTACACACTCCAGTTGGATAGGTCCTGCTCCACAAACCGCTCGTTTCCTGACTTGAGCTTTGGCATCGCGCCCTCCTATTTTCGTATGATCACCTTTGCTTTGTCGATGAAATCCATGCGCGATTGGCAATCAATCGATCTCCTCCATGTCCAGCCACACCCTATTTTTATCAAGCTCCTTGGTGACGCCGACAACTCTGAACTTGCTGCCCTTGGCCAAGATCACTTCTTGCTCCGCCTGAGCAAAGCCGGCTGAATCCTCCACTACGTTTGCGATGTCCACGCCCTTCTTTGTCTTCACTCGCATGACCACATTCATGGTCTTTGGCTTCGCCAAACCTCCGGCAAACCCTCGGGCCACCCTCTTGCTCTGCGACCAACTAGCAAGAGCATCTTGTTCAAAGATGTATCCCCTTTGCATCAACTTTTCCACAAATTCAATGTCGAGCTGGCTGAACCCTCGCCAAACCTCCCCTTCAAATTTGGGCGCTCTCTTCATTGCGGCCACAAGGGCTTTGTGCTTCTCTTGGGCGCCCTTGGCGACCTTCGCGGCGTCACCTAGCCGATCGAAGTCCCGGATGTCCTCATACCAATCACCTTGCCACGCCCGCAGCGCCGACTTCTCTGAACTGCTCAATCCCGCTGCCCACTTCTGCTTCTTGTCATCAAACACGCTCGGTGCCGGCTTGGGCGGCGGCTCCGGCGGCGGCACCGGCTTCAGCTCCGGCGGCGGCTTGGGCGGAGGTGCCGGCTTGGGCTTGGGCGTCGTGGGCTTGGGCGGCACTTTCTTGGGTGACACTTGCGCCACCTTTGGCGGCGTCGGCGCCTTCACCGCCGCTTTGCTCTTGGCCAGCTTGGCCAACACGTCATCGACTTCGCCCAACGCCGATTTGCTCAGCAACCTAGTTGGAGCCTTGTGGGATGCCTCAATGAAGTTGAGCACATAGTCGCTCACCCTCTCCACTTTCGAGCCGCCCAGCGAGTGAGTCTGTTGAAAGATGATCTTGGCATTCCCTTGAAGTGCTCGGATCCTGATCAGAGCGGCCCTTGCGGCTGTTTCTTCAATGCCGTTGGCGTCCAATATGGCCGCCACCCGATTCAAATCCAACCCTTTGACCATAGAGTGCGTGGCGGAGTCCAATTGGATCAAGTCTTGAAGATTGTGTTCAGCCTTGGCAAACAAGAACCTGCCTGTTGGCTTGAGCGGGAAAGTCAACCCGTTGTCGATGGCGATGAGATCTGTTCTCTTGCCCACCGTCTTGTACAGCGCGTTGAGTGTGTGGCGATCGTCATTGGCCGAAATGGCATCCAACAGGAACATCCGCCGCGCCTGAGATTCTGGGACGTTGGCCAAAGCGTTGCCGATTGTTTTGTTGGCAACCTTGGCTCCGTCCACCCACTTCTGGGCACTTGCCTTGCCGAGCCCGCTCCCGAAGTCGTGCGACACCGTCGGCGGCGTAAGAGTCTTGCCCCCAAGCTCCCGGTCCAGCTGATAGAACGCCGCCTCACGCTGGTGATAGGTCCCGCCTTTGATGCCGGTGGACTCCCGGATCAACATCCGCTCGTCATCGGCATACTTCAGGACAACTGTGGTCTTCTTGCCGTCTGGAGCCCGCAGGACAGCCTTGCTCGCTTGGTTGACACCTTTGCCCAGCTTGGTTGAAGATTCCACGTGCGACGCCAACATCCTTTGGACGATGACGTCATCCGGCGACAACTTGCCCTGAACCGGCGGAGCCGTGCCCGTCACCGGTGGCTTCGGCGCCGTCGGCGGCATCACCTTTGGCTTCGCGGGCACCGTCGGCGTCGGCGGAGTCATCGGTGTCAGCTGATCATATGAACCGATCTGCTCATCAACATCCACGTTGCACCGACAACGATAGTGATATGGCGGCAGGCTCATCCCGGCGTCGGCCAGCCCCTTCTCTTGCTTGCCGATGGCTCCGCCGCGTTCCGCTCCGGACTTGGGCGCGATCTCCTTGACCTGCTTCAGCGATCTCCATGGGTGCAGTCGCTTGATGTCCTCGGGCTTCTTGGCAGCTAGCTCTGCGCCCATCTGCTCGGCGCCCCAACGGGTCTCAAACACAGTCCCGTTGAGATGGGCGCAGACGGGACAGATCCGGCTCCCGCCCGGGTTCACGATCTTGTATCGGGTGATCCCGATGGACATGAAGCTGCTCATCTGCCCGTGGACGCGCCCGACGGTGGCGGCGTTGGCCACCAGCCCCTCAAAATACTGGCTGGAAGTGCCCTTGAATCCCGCCGGAGTCTTCACCGTCCCGAGCACAGCCTTCAGCCGCTCGTGCATCAGCTTGCCGGCCACCTTCCGGTCTTTGCCGGCGGCGATCATCGTGTCTCGGGTGACCTTCCCAATCTCATCGGCGACGTTCTTGGAGTAGTGCGAGCCGATCCAAAATTTCTGGTTCTTTTGGAGGGCTGCCAGAGCTTCATCGTCCACGACATCAAACGCCGGCAACAACTCCGCCTTCACCGCCGCCTTGGTGACATCCTCCACCGTCGCCAGCTTCGGCACCTTGGTTCCTGGTGACTCATCCGGCACATCATATCGAAGTTGCCGGGTGATTTGCCGATGTGCCTTCTTATGGCCAAGGATGCGTCCTAGCCTGTAGAACTGCCGCATCTCAACCAGGAATATGTCCTCAACATCCTTGGCCCATCCGCCCATGATCTCGTCAACGGCGGATGTGATGTCCTTTGCCGGCTTGAGCTGGGACGCCATCTTGGCCGCGATGGTGGCGGCTTGCGCCGCTCGGGCGTCCCATCGAGCTGAGAGCAGGCTCCGCAGGCGCACCTCCGCCCTCGCCATCTGCGACAACTCCGAGATCCGCAACACCTTGGTGATCATTCGGTCTGATACGCGGAGCCCGAGATACAACTTGCCGGTCCTACGCATGTGAGAGCGCAGGTTGACCACCTCGTCACTCACGGGTCACTCCTCAATGCCGAGGTCTGGCTCATCCTCGTGTTCGGCCACCGCCGCCGCTTCCCAACGCTTCTCAATCCGCCGGTTCAACTGGATGAGGTGGTCCACCAGGTCATCATCCGATTTCTCGATGCCTTGGACCAGCTCCGTGTTGCCGCAATGCGAACACTCCGCTTCAAACACGCCCCCCTCGTCATCCTCCGTGAGCGCCTTGAGCGCCGTCACCTGCTGTCCAGGCTCCGATGCATCCGCCTTGTTCTTCACTGCCTCCGCCATCGTTAGGCTGAACGGCACATTGGCAGGGAAGTCATCCGGGAAGCCCGGCAGCTCTGCGCTGAGGATGTCCTCCAGCATCTGTCGAGCAATCTCGGGCGTCATCCCGCCGGTCTTCTCGGCACCCGCCAGGATCTTGACCAGCTGCTGGTTGTCGGTTGTGTTGGGGCTGTTGGATTTGAATTTGTGGTAGATGATCCCCATGTGCGGGAAGATCACCCGGTTCATCACGGCATCAAATTCATCCCGCTCCGGAGCAAACACCTGCTCATCGGCCAACCGCCGGCTGGACTCCGCCGTCGCTCGGGTGTAGTCATCGGAGCGGCCAACAAAAATTGGGGGCAAACGGAAGCACCGCCGCACTTGGTCCCGGTTGTTGCCGCTGTAGTTCTGAAACAGCGCGTCCCGGTGTTGATCCTGGGTGAGCGGCTTGATGTCGACCTTGGTGTGCATCCCGGAGTCTTCACCAGACTCCTCCAGAGTCTCAGCCTCCAGCAGCAGGAATTTGCTGTAATTGTCCGAGCCCTGAATCTGCGACTCCACAAAGGACTCGATGCGTTGGATCGAGCCCTCCGTGAGCTGGCCGTTGGATACCAGCACGACCATCGACGGGATGTTGTTGTTGCGGAAAGTGACAAAGTTGATTTCTTCAGCCGCTCTGTCCCCGAAAATGCTCAGCAGGTTGCCGATGTAGCGCGGCAACCCGTATGGGGTCCGAGCTGAATATTGGGTCAGGTGAATCACCTCGTTGGCTTGCTCTTCAGGCGGCAGGGAGCCTGTGGGATCTTCCAAACCGGTGTTGGCATGATACATCCGAGGGTCGCCAAATGCCTTGAACCATCGGATCTTGTAGCCACCGAGCGTGGTCAGGTTCCGGAGATGGACTGCTTTGGATTGGGCATACTTCCTGAACCGAGTCCACTGCTTGATGGTGGACGCCTTGACACTCCCGTCGATGCGCAGCTCCAAGATGGGCCGATCGATCAGGATTGGTTCAGGGTCCAATCGTCCGAGCCGCATCTGATAGGACGGGATATGCGTGAACGCCTGGATGCGTCCGGCAGCGTTGCGGATGATCTCGAAATAGCCATTGCCGGTGGCTTCCAAGTCCTTGCGGAGCTTCCGCCTGAACTCGGTGAAGGACTCCGTGGTGCAGTAGCTGAAGAAGTTTTCCAGCGCCACCCGCTCCGTCCTGACTTTCATCACCAGCTCTTCAGGCGGCTTTGTCTCGCCGTTGAGCAGCACCCGAGACACATAACGATGGCCGAAACCATCGATGTTGATCTCCATGGCTTCGATGCATTGATTCAATTCAGAGTTGTGCTCGGGAAGCATCGCCAGGGTCAGCATATCAAACGGCGGCTCAATCGTCATCCCCTTGTGCGATAGCGCATAGAAGGGATCTTCAGGGGTCTTTTGGGACATCCCCGGCGCCGCTTTGTCCAATCGCTTGTCGGTCTTCACCTCGATGACCCGAGCCCGGATTTGGCTTAGTGCCTTTTGGTTGGCTTGGGCCCCAGCGGCGTTGGCGTTGATTTCCAACGGCGTCACTTTGCTCACATCGGCCACAACACGCTCCTATTCAGAGGACACCCGGTTCACGGCTCCGGCGTCGGCGTCGCTTCCGCATTCTACCTGCCGTCACCGCCAAATCCAAAGCATCAAAGAAGTCCTTGAAGCGATAGTTGGGGAACAACACCAGCTGTTCAATGGCGTGTTGGGTGCGGGCGCCCTTCTTGAAGAACATCCGTTTGTCCTCAAAGATGGCGGATAACTTCCACGCCCTCGCAATCTTGTCCTTGTCGGTCTTCACCGGTTTGAGCCGCAGCTCCTTGTCCTCATCCTTGAGGTTTTGGTATTGGGCGTCCTGATAGGCATTGGTCTCAATGGCGCAGCGTATCGGGTCCCAGATGCGGTAGTAATCAATGATCTTCTGCGTCTGCGCGTTGAAGCGGAGCTGCGCCTCATACCAGTCCAGCAGGTAATGATTCTTGTCAGGGTCGATGCCCACAACGGCGATGGCAAAATGGTCGGCGGCATCATCCTGGCTGATGGCGAGGTCCACGCCCATGAACACTCGGAGGGTTGCTGGGATTTGATCCGGCTCGATGACCTGGCAGTCATCGTATTGGAACACCTCGCCCTTCATCGCTTCGGTGTCGCACTGGAACTGAGCGTTGAAGATGATCACTCCCGCCTTGGCCCGCTTCTCTTTGAACCAACTGGCTGGGTATTTGCTGGGCCAAGGGCTCCGCTCGTGGTCGTCCAATGCCCGAATGACGTTGTAGTGGCCCCGCAGTTCATTGGCCTGTAGATGACCATACAGGTCATCATAGTGATAGCGCGTCCCGAGCCGATGATGCTCCCCTCGATGCGCCACGGTGGCATCCGGCGGCTCCAACGTAGGGTCCAATGACTGGTAATACCAGGTGCGAGTCTTGTCTCGCATGTAGGGTGTACGGCTGTTGTCCTCATCCACGAGGTCATCGCTGATCAGCACGTCATAGTGCTTGCCGACCACCTGCGCTCCAACACCCAGCGTCGTGATCGAGCCCTCCTTGGCTGTGGAAGTCCGAGGCAACACCTCAATCTCGGAGTTGTCCCACTTGCGCGTCTTGCGCGCATCGAAGTATGGCCCAAACAACTCCGTGAGCTGGTCATTGGATTCAAAGTGCGCCTTGATCTCCTTCAAGAACGCTTCGGCCTGCGTGGAGGTCTTAGACGCGATCAGGATCCGGATGTTGGGGTCTTTCAACAGAAGATGGATGGCCTTGGTGATCGTGCAGACTGTGGACTTGCCCGCCCCTCGGAAGGCAAGTTGAAGATTGTCCGGATGGATGAACTGGAAGCGCATCATGCCGAGGTGGAATGGTTCCACTTGATAGCCCAGCACATAGGTTGCCAGTATATCCACACGATTGTTCTTCAGGATCTGACGTCTGATCCATTCGGCGCCCATCTGTTTGTAGTGTTCGTACAACTCCAAGAGCTGAGAACGCTCGGCACGCGCCAGCATCCCCGGGCTCCCTTTCATCATCGGTATGGCAGCGGAATGTTTGGATGGCACTCAGATCACCCCGGTCCAATCAATGGACTTCCGGGCGGCAGCCTCCAGCCCTGACTTGAACCCGTGATCCTTGAGCCAGGAGCGAGCGCTGGCGACGGTCCACTTGGTTCGATCAAAGCGCAGAGATTGGACGGCTGTTTTGCCGTTGCTCCGGATGCCAATGATGGCCGAGATGCCTTTTGGAAATCCCAGCCCCGATCGGCGGAATTCTTTGAATTGGCTCGGTGGCAGTTGACGAGCCGCATGCTCATTCGGAAATGGCATGATCAAGAAACCTGTTCGTGCTGAAACCCCGCCACGTACACGTCCACCGATCCGGCGGCGAGTGTCGTGAAGACTACAGCAAAGATCCTGCCCCTCGCGTCGATGCTGAATTCAAACGGCACATTGGCCCCAAGTCCTGCTTTGGCCAACACCGCTTGGTCCTTGATGAACTTCCCCGCTGCCTCGCTCCACCAATAGATCTCAACGGCCGGAGCAGCTCCGCCGCTCGGGATGACCTGGACGTGGGCGAAGCGATACATGCCCGCGTTGACGCCGTGTGCTCTGGTGAGATTGGCGACAACATCGACGGCGGTGGCCGTGCGATGGTACATGTATTTGGGGGCCAACTCGGGCGATGATTGAGGGTCTGGCATGTCCGTGCCCCTTCAACGGTGAAGAGGCAGCCCCGGAGCTTCCAGGGCCACCTCTGTGCTCCGATTGGAATGCGCCTGTGTTACTCGGACGCCACCCAGTGTACTGCCTCGCCCGACACGTTGAGGTCCGTGTCGGCGCCCAACGCGAAGCCATCCGACAGCGGGGTGATCCCGTTGCTCGTCACCACAGAGACCGTCCCGGCGGTGACTGTCTTCATCATCGCATCATCCGCCATTGTCTTGGTCCAGACTGCGTGACAGACGCCATCCTCATTGTACAGCTCCACCTTGGCCGGTCGGAAAGTGACCGTGCGCACTTCCAAATCTGCGCCCGTCCCGATGAGCTTGCCCGTCACTTGCCGTTGTACACCAGAACCCATGACTCACCTCCGTGATGAATGTGATTGGCCTCTTGACAGCGTTGCGTCCTGGGCAGCCGCACGCCTGCTCGCCGACCTCACTGTCGACGCGCTGGAGACTCGTTCAGCGGCAAGGATACCCTGGCTGTATGATTCCCGCAAGCGCCAGAATCACAATGAAATCCAATGTTTGAAAATGAAGCCAAAAAAGTTGCCTCCTTGGGTCGATTTTGAGTCGTTTCCACTCGACTTTTAGGGTGGATGGACTTATGATAGATAGACGGACAAGGGAAACAACGGAGACAGCCATGTCAGCAAAGATCACCGACCACGAGACCATCCGCAACTTCCTTTTCGCGGGCAACGCGACTTTCACCCTCGTCAGCGTCAAGACCGGCACCCGCTTCACCTATAAAGTCAAACGCGCCGACGGCGATGAAGAGGATCGCCCTTATTTCATCGGGCTCCTCAGCGGCACGGACAACGAGTCATCCTACAGCTACATGGGCGTGATCTTCCCGAACAACGCGCGCACCGTCCGCTTCACAGCCAAAAGCCGCGTCCGCTCCGACGCTCCGAGTGCCAAGGGCTTCTGCTGGTTCCTAGCCCGTCTGCTCGACAACGCCGACATCAGCGGCATCGAGTTTTGGCACGCCGGCAGCTGCGGCGCCTGCGGCCGCAAGCTCACCGTCCCGGAGTCCATCGCCAGCGGTCTGGGCCCCGTCTGCGCCGGCAAGGGCGGTCACAAGACCACGAGCCGCCCCAGCAGCCACAGCCACGCTTCAGACGCTAAAACGCCCCCTCCGGCAGCGGCGAGCAACCCGCAGGCCAGTACCCAGCCCCAAGCCGCCGCGCACGCAGAAGCGCCAGCGACGGCACCGAGCGACACAACCTTGCCGAGCATTGAGGAGATCCGGTCCAGGTTCGACAGCCGGCTGAAGGCGCACATGGAATCCTCCCCTGAAGTTGACGAGCTCACCGGCGCATACATCGTCGCCAACCTGCTCGCAGGTCGCTGCCCCGATGGCTGCTGCGGTCCCGGCGGCGACTCCGAGCCGACACCCTACAGCTTGGCCGTTGACAACGCCCTGGAGCTGGTGCTGAAGTCTATCGCGTGCCGCCTGTCAGACGCCGCTGATATCCGCCGCGCCGCTGCCTCCGAGTAACATCATTCAAACCGATCGATCACCAACACATCGACGCTATCCGATGTCACAAATCCATCATTGTCGGTGATCGTGATTCGGAAGGCATAGCGCTCATCTGCCTTCACAACGGGGATCAGGATTGTCGCCGCCACCTGGTCGGCATTCTTGATCTCCAACTTCTGAGGGCCATACAATTGGGACCAAGAATATTTGACAATTTTGCCGTCGGCATCATAGGAGCCTGTCGCATCGAGCGTCAGCGCGCAATATTCGCCGACCATCATGTCTGCGCCGGCATTGGCCACAGGCCCAACTCGACATGGCTTCAACGGCTCCGGATCCGGATCGGCATCGGAGTCCCAAAGGGTCCGGACGATGTTGCGGCCGGTCTCAATGTTGACATCCCGAGCGTCAGCGACTGTCACCTTGTTGTTCACATAGTCCACAATCTCCATTGACAAAATTTTGCCGACGCCGCCGCTGGCCGCGTCCACGACGCTCCCGATGTCCAGTGTTTGCTTCAGATTCTCATTGCCCAACAGCAGATCGAGGTCCAACCCGAAGGTGACCGCCCCTCCGTCCTTGCCGTTGAGCGGATAGTTGCCGCCGCTCGCCTGCAAGCCATAGTAGCTGTAGTTGGAGGGCTTCTTGTTGTCCTTGGCCCGCTCATAGGTGCTCATCAGGCGGAGCTTGTTGCGCTTGTCGTGCTGCATGGCCAGGCGCAACACCAACTGCTTGTCCTTGTCGACCCGAGGAATCACCCCATACACATAGCTCATGTAGATGCCACCCTCTGCGTGACCGACAGCACCCAGCCGATATGGGATGTAGATGTATCCGTCGTTGCCCCACCCGACACCCCAAGAGTTGGCCATGATGAAGGCGCCCTTCTCGGCGTCCTTCAGGTCAATCTTCTCATCCCCGTTCAAGTCCACATCATCCGTGCAGATGCCATCCCCGTTGAAGTCGTGGCAGATGTCGTCGTCATAGCCCACAATGGTGACCGCGTGGTTGACTTGGGCTCCGAAGCTCTGAATGAGCTTCTTGCCGGCGCCGTGTTGGCCCTCTGGGATGCGTGCCTCTGTGTAGCCCGTTGACCAGCCGGCGGCGATGGACACCACCCCGCCATCTTGGCCATCAGCTCCGTGGTTGTACAGATAGCGCTTGAACTGCTCCAGCGTCGCCTTGGTGTCAATGCGCATGATGAAGTATCGGTCCACCCGGTTGTCGATGGCGTCCTCATACACGGCATAGTCAGATGGCCAATATTGCAGATCATAGCCGGTTTCTGTCCCGTATGCCTTGGCACTCGGGATCCCTAGACTCTTGCCAACTTCCCAGCCCCACATCATCCACGAGCCCCGATCATATCCGGCATTGACAAAGTTGTATGTCCAGTGCGTGGGATACTTATTCACAGGGTCGCTGGCGTCCAGGTTCCGGAGCCGATTGACCTCATAGCCATAGACATAGGCGATAGCGCTGGCCTGAGCACAGCTCCCGTGCTTCTGAGTAAAGATACCTCGCCAATACTTCTTGGCGGAATTGTCCACCATGCGAGGCAACGCGCCCGCGAGCCCGCGCGCCCGCGCGGGAAGCTGTAACACCGGCACCTGCTCCAGCTCTTGTTTTTCAGGGAGGATCAACCCACCCACCATCCATTCATCCCCGTCCGAGTCCCTGTTCAGGTTCTTGATCGCAGCGCTGCTGGTCGGCAACTGCGAATAGGCATGCAACAGCACGGGCTCGGGTTTGTGCAGCCGGAATTGGATCACAGAGCAGCCCGCCAACAGGGCTGCCGCGCAGATGGATGATAGTAACCTCATGATCACCTCGCTGAAGTATGTGGTGTAAGTATCTTAGCTGAAACAGCGGCGCGGAGTCCTTCTGTCGGTTACACTTCCAAGAGTTGCCACAAGGGAGGTGCCCATGAAGTTTGTCATTGCAGCCGTCTGTCTTCTCGCCCTCGTGGGGTGTGGGATGGGCAATCAATCCTACACGATTGATGGGGTGCCTGTCGTGCTGGAGGATGGGACCGGGGCCAACCCGGTCAAGGAGCATCTCACCCTCGCTGTCCAGCTATTCCGACGCGATGCCCGAGACCATTGGGAATTGGATGATGCCGATGATGCCTCCATTTGGAGGTCGCTGCGGGAGATCCGCTGGACACAAGAAGCGGTGATCGACGGAGCCCGCTATGATGAATCGCTCCGCAATGTAGAAGCCAATTGGAAGGGCTGCGCTTTGGAAGTCCCCCTGTATCCCGCTTTGGGTGCGCACTACGTTTGGGAATTGACCAACGCGGCGCCCTCCGAAGCTGAATTGGATTGGGCTGCTGAAGTGCAATTGGAAGCTGGGCCTGTGGTCTGCACCGGTGACCAAGGTGCATCCTTTTGGGATCAGATTGGGCTGTAACCGGCGGAGCCTATGCTGACGGAGATGGCTCTGACGCCCCATCTGGGTGTCGAGCGATGCCGGCGTTGGCCCACATCATCGCTTGCTCCAGATGCGTGAACGCCAGTGCTTTCTCCCGTCCTGCTGGAACCACCGCTGACAGCAACTTGGCAAACGCCCAAGCCATCCCGCGCACCTTCTCGTATTGGCGCTGCTGGTTGGCGTTGGGCGGGTGATACACAAAGCGATCTTCCAGGTCTGACATATCCATCACCATCGCACCCTCCGTCAGCACAGCTCTTCAACACCGTTGGAATTCAGGATGTCCCAGAGCTGTTTCCGCGTCGTCTCGTATGCTTCGTGTTGGGCTTCAGTCAACTCTTCATATTTGAGTTTGGAACGCAACCACTGGTCGATGTCGAACAGCGCGGAGCGATAGGAGCTGCCCTTGATGGCGTTGTCGAAGTCTTCACGCTCTTCAATGAGGTCAAATTTGAGCAGTGCCTCGGCCATGACAACTATCCTCCCTTCAGCTTGTGCATCCAGATCATCGCATCCAAATACACTTCGCTGTTGAAACGACGATAATTGCCTAGATGGCCGATAAGCAAGTGACAATTGATCCCATAGCGTCTGTTTTCGCACAAGGTCATCAGGTTGGACGTTGAAAGCTCCATGTCCGGCGCCAGGTGAAACGGGATTTTGTGGTGGACTTCCAGCCTCTTTGAGCTCCCGCACACCTGGCAAACCGGATGTGTTACTAGATGGGCTGCCCTGATCTTGCTCCAACTGGGACTCCGCTTGGCGCCCTTCGGCGCTTTGCCCTGAATCCTGTCCTTCAGCTGTTCTATCAGAGTCATGGCAGCCCTTCATGGTCAATCCTTTGTTGACTCGAACATTTCAGGGATCATCACTTGATGCTCCAAAAGCGCCTTCACAAACAACCCTTTGACGTGGATGAGCACCTTCAGGCTCTCATCATCGGCATCGTCAATGGCCTCCAATAGCGCTCCCGAGAATTGATCCAACACATTCCAATAGGACTCGCCATTGATGGCCGACAACGCCTCATCTGCCTCGTTGAACTTCATTGTGTATTCACTCATAACATCCTCCTGTCCGGTCCCTTGACGGACCAATTGAAAGCACAGCTTCCGTCGATCAATCGCAACCCGTTTCAATCACGTTGCGACAATTGAAGCATACCAATCCACCCTGGTGCGAAGTCAATCCACGACCGCAAACTGGGCAAATGAGCGTCGCCTCAATCGGGATATCACCTCCCTTGAATCGGCGATGGTGCCATGCTGTAACCCATTCTGATTGACGGGTGGTCGCCGCGCCTTGCGTTTTGGGATGGGCTCATTGGGCACGTGTCCTCCTGAACCCTAGCAGGCGACCCCGTTTGATCGAGCCCTCGCACCCCGCGATGGGGCAAGGCGACCCCTCCTTGAGCCCCTTGGCCACCTCCAACCCTTCATGATCTGGCCCGTGTTTCTCGCACAACAGATCATACACGGCACCGATGCGTCCATATCCGTCGGCGAAGCGCCCGGCCACCTCGTTGAGCACGATCAACAGGGAGGTTTCGCCATCCTCGCCCTTCACGCGACACTCAGTCAGCTCTTCAAGAGCCAGTGGCATCTCTGCCCACAAACGCCGGAGGGTGCCGATGATCCGATCTGCCACGATGACGTCCAAGAGCCCGACACACGCGTCGCACGCTCGCGTTGCGTTCTTAGCCTGTTCTAGCTCGCCCTGGAGCCTAGACACAGACGCTTCCGCTGCGCTGCGCCTAGACACATTCTCGGCCAATTCAGCGTCCAGCTCCTGAATCCGTCGGCGCAGATGTGTCACTTCGGTGTCGTCCACGAGCCCTCCCTTGTTATCCACCGGGCTCATTCACTCTCTTTGGATGACAAGTAGCGTAGCTCATCAGCCAGGGAGCGGAGCTGCCTCGGTGTCAGTTGCAACTCAACCTCGCACTCGTGGTCGGCATCCGATGTCCTGGACAATCCCAGATGCACATCCCCGCGCCGATCCACTCGGACCACCACCATGCCCCTGTCGGTCATCAACCGCGTCTCTTCATCCTGTGGCTCTTCATCATCGTCAAACATCGCAAACCTCAGTTCAGCCGGGAAATCTCCGCGCTGTCATCGTCCATCTTCACCACCTTGAAGGGCGGCTCCGGAATCAACTTGCTCACCACCTCGGGTCCGAGATGCTTCACCAACCCACCTATCGTAACATCAAGCGCCTGCGATGCGATGACAAATTGCTCGGCGGCCAATTGAGCTTGAGCCGAAGCGGTCTTGATTCCGTGAAGCACCGCGACAAACGCTTGCGTCCACCCTTGGATGCCGGCGGCGTCGGCGATGCGACGGAGATCCGCAAAGCGCTTCTCCACCTCCGCCACCCACGCGCCCATCCCTTGCATCGCTGACAACAGCTCCACCCGCTGCCCCTGGTCTTGTCCGTTCATCGCTCCTTGCTTTCTCTGTCGAACTTCTCTTGGTGCTCTATCATTTTCATCCAGAAGCGCCGTTGCCGCCCTTCTTTCCACCGGCGAAACTCAATCGCCCCCACCACGATTGTCGCCAACACAACTGCCACCATGAAGTCTTGATCGCACGCCATCTCCCTCCCCTGGAGCTGGACGTTGATATTCCAACCACGCTTCATATTCGGCGGCGCACACCGGACACATCTCGGCGCCGTCCATGATCCTCCGACGGTCCACGATGGTTCCGACCCGTATCCAACGGTGTTGGTCGAGTGGTATCAAATTCACGAGCGGCTGGCGACAGAAGGTGCTCAAGCCGATAACGTGATGGACTTTGATCATTTGGATTGAGCCGCGCAACGGCGACAAAGATGGGCGCGTTTGCTGATTCGCAATTCACCCCTCATCTATCCGACACCAATCAATCGCCAGGATGTCGGTCTGCGATGCCAGCCAAGGCACGAGGTCCCCTGTCACCGTGCTCATGTAGATGTATGGTAAAGTCATCTTTGAGTTCTCATCCGGCTCCTGCAACGCGAGCCACATGCCCTTGCCATTCCATCCTTCGCGGTAGACCTTGCCGCCGATTCTGAGCTGCTCAAGTGCTTCGCCAAACGTCATCTTCATTCGTCATCATCCTCTTCAATGTCATCGTCGTCAAAGGCGTCGATGGCCGCCGCAACGTCCCAACAATATTGGGCTAGTTCATCGGAGTCAAAATTCTCAAATGCTTTGGCGGACATCGCCGCCACTGCCAGCTTCACTGTTGTTTCCTTCACCTTCTTGATTTGTTTTTCTGACATCTTGCGCTCCTGTTCAGTTACCTGGTGCCGGAGGTGTGGAACCTCCCTGTTCCACGGCGTCACGATTTGCCTGCTTCGCAGCCATCGGCTTTCCGCGAAGGGATTATGACCGGCAGAGCGGCGCGATGCTGGCCAACAGACATCGCGCTGTGTTCCCCGGCTCGCCTGTGCTCCACAGACTCAGGTCAATTCCTGCTGTTGACCGGCGGCATACATTCCGCCGACGCCAAATCTCCAGCATCCAGGGTCCCGGCAGGATAGCTCGCTTGAGCAGCTTCGGCTAGACTGTACTCAAGGGAGGACAACAATGCATAAAGTGATCATCGCCCTCGGGCTTGCCCTTGCTATGGTCGTGCCCGTCGCCAGCAGCATCGCTGGCCCTGATCCCAAACCCAAAGATCCTACCAAGAAAGTGCAGGAGCTTGCGGGCGCTTGCGTCCTGGAAGGCATGGGCGCGGGTGCCTTCCAGACTCTCACCGCTGAAGAGCTTGCTGCCTACTGCGTGACCGTCGCCGTTCAGATCTTTGAGGCTGACTACACCGCGCCTTGACGCCCTCGCTCGGAGGGTGGGGCTGGGATGTAGAGCTTAGGTGCCGTCAAGGCACCCCCGCCGACCACGCAGGCCCTCCGGCTTGGAAACCGGTGCTCGGTTTCAGGGTCTGGCAACCCTTGGTCTATCCCACGCGTGCCAGCGCGCTGCCCCTCAATTCTCCGCTGTAGAACCTCGATGGCCGCCGCGTAGTTGGCGGCGGCGCCGTCGCATCGGTTCCGCATAGCGCGATTGAGCATGTTCTCCAAGACCGCCAAAGTCAACTCCGTCATTCCCAACCTCGCTGCTTCTTGCTCCACGTCCACAAATACCAACGCCTGCCGGGCACCTGCGGAAGTGACGCCAAATCCCTTTGGTCATACACCGTCCACCCTCGTTCAGTGGGCTTGCAGTCCGAGTCTATCCACCCGGCGTCAATCACGGTCTGGACATGGTGTTCCAGCCCCAACCAGCTCCCGAAGTAAGCACCCGCTTGCCCATGCTCCACGCACCCCTTCAGCACAGCGAACTGGATGCGTCTGTCGTCGCTGTAGAGCATCTCACCCTCCGTCCTGCTTGAAGTGGTTGTCTTGCTGTATGATCATGGGCGGCAAGCACTCTCGAAGCTGACGCTCTGTGGTCGCCTTGATGACTTCGGTGAGATATTTCGCGTGCTGAACTAGACAGGCGGCCAAGATTTGAGCCACTGGCGCGTCGGGCCTGTGGTTGAGCCACGTCGTCATGGATGCCCGGATCACCGGGTCGTACAGCGACGCCAGCTCCATCAAAGCATTGGCTGTGGGCAAGTCGACACCCGCCTTATGCATCCTGAGTACAAAATCAGCACTTCTGGTCAACAATGGGGTCTTCTCCAATTCCCGGAGTTTGAATTCCAATAGTTCAGTCGCCTCAGATCACACGCCCCGAACCGCAGCGCCCTGTCATCGATTAAAGATGGTCGCCGCTCCGATCATAGACGATCTCGATGCCCGAGGTGTCGTTCAGCGCCGACGCGAAGCGCTCCTGGTGCTGCTCCGGGAGCAGCTCCCATCCGATACACAGACGCTGTGGCGCCACCGCGTCGCCCATCACCCACTCCGTCAACGCTCGATGCATGTCCCCGCACACCCTGTAGTTGGCCACCAGCACCATCCCGTCGATGGCCATCCCGGTCACCGTCGGATTGCTCTCGGGATCATACAGCGACACCCGAGTCACCGCTGAACCGGGCATCTTGCCCCTGTAGCCGATACACCCGAGATTGTCCAGCGAGTCCTGCCACAGCGGTTGGTACTCCAAAAGCCGCTCCCGATACCAAAGCGTGCGCTCCTGGATGTCGACCTTGGTTGGCGGCGCCGTGTGGCGAGTGTGCACCCCTCGGGATATCTGCTCCAAAAAGTCTTCATCGGGATACATGAGGGATTGGTCCAAACGGTCTGTGTCCACCTCCACGACCCCCCAACGCTCGCCCTCGGAGGTGGCGTTGAAGGCGAAGTGAAGAGCATAGGTGCTCGTGAGATACACCAGCTGGTCAGTGGAGCCGATACGCCAGTTGGACTTCCGACGGGTGACCGCCCGTGGGGCCAGCCCCTCGGAGGGTGCCCGTCGGGCAACGTCGGCGGAGGTGCCGTGGTACAGCTTCATGCTCAGTGCCCGTTTGGATCTGGATTTGGCCGCTTCCGGTGCTCTTCAGGGTCGGAGGTGAAGTTGAACCCCGCGTCCTGGAGCCGTCGGATGATGTCGTTTTCAGTCTCACCGTACTCAATCACCAGATGGAAATTCAACGCTCCGCCCGTCGCCGACGGTGTCTTGTGGATGGGCATGCCTTCTCGGAGCTTCCGGAGGTTCATCTCTGACAGCCCGATAACCACCATCGGCGTCCCGTCGCCTGCTCGCGTCCCCGCAATCAACATCATATCCTCCAAAACGTTTGAGTGATTCACTAGGGATTACACTTCAAGAATCACGCCAGGTGCCCGTCCTCAGTGCGCGTGATCTCCCAATAACCGCTGGCATCGACCATCAGACGCTGGATGCCCATCTTGGCCATGTCCTTGTGGATGCGCGCTGCGTACCAATCGAAGTTGGACTTGGACTTCTTGCCCCGGCGCTGCGGTTTCTCCCGGGCAATCTCCGTCTCAATTTCCTTCAGCGTCGCAAAGCACACTCCGAGCCCGAAGCGCTTGCGCACACGCTTCGCTGCCTCGTTCATCGAGCACCCCGCTAACATCTCACGCTTCGCCGCCGCCCTTCGTGCACGGAGGGCTTCCCGGGTCCCGGCACCCGTTGGCTTGTCTTCTCGGTTCTTTGCCATCCTCGGTGCCTTTCGTTGCCCGTCGGGACTTTCTACAGCGGTGACGTGGGCGACGCTGAAGCCTTGGCTGACTGGAGCTGATAAAGGCTGATAAAACAGACGCTCGGAGCGCTTCCGATCGGTATATCAGCCGTTTTCCGCTGGTTTCGGCTGGTTATAAGGCACGAAAACAGCCAAATCGCACTGTTTCGGCGTGTTTTCGGCCATTTTCGTCTGGTTTTCGGCGTGTTTTCGGCCATTTTCGTCTGGTTTTCGGCGTGTTTTAGGGCCTTTTTCGTGTGGTTTTCGGCGTGTTTCTATATCACTTCAGAGTGGGACTGGGCCAAGGCTGATGCGTTTTTTGCCATTATTTTTGGGACGTTTGGCGTGTCTGATTGTGCCGCCGGTGGGTTTCTTGGGTGGGGGCGGAGGTGTGGGGTGTGGGGGTGCCGACTCGGGATGGGGCTCGGGCGACGCTTCCGGGCTCGGATCTGTCGCGTTGTGGACAGCGAGCTGGCGAGGGTCCATGTCGATAATGGACTGATCACCATACTTGGACATCAACTTTTCTAGCACCGCCAGCTCCGAGGTGATCATGGAACGCAATTCCTTGTTGCTCAACTCGGTCACGATAACGCCGTTGACCACCTCCTTGCGCTCCGGCTGGCGATGGATGAGGCCGAAGCTCTGCCCACGGTCAATCAGCTTGTCGTATATCTCTGAACGGGCGCGCACTGCGCCGACCATGGCGGAATACTGCTTGGACCGCTTGAACTCGGCAATCATGGCCGATAGGTCACGAACGTTCTCTGCCTGCTTCATCATGTAGTCAACATAGACGTGCTCCACCGGCCGGCGGCGAAGGTTCTCAGACTCCTGGTCAAACATAGCGGCTTTCAGCTCATTGTATTCGCTGGCTGAAAGTCCCATTTCTTCTTGGACTTCTTTGTCGCTCTTGCCCGATGCCAACCGACCATAGATCGTTGACACCGCCTCAGCCACCATTTTCCGGGTGTATCGGGATATCTGGGCCATCGCTCACTTCCTTTCTGACCATCGTCACCACATCCGCAAAGGCGAACATCATCGGAAACAATACCCCAAATGCCCATGCAGAGCGAGTAGTGGGGCTGGGGTGAGAGTCCACTCGGTCCATCGCATCTGCACTCGAATACAAGGTGTACACACCGAAGCGAATGCGCCAGTGCCATCCGGGATACAGCCGCGACAACGCAGAACGGGAATCAACGATGTACACCAGAGTCGGCACCTCAACGGCCGTCCGATAATGAGCATGAGACCATGGCAAGATGAAGTGAGCGACCTTGGACAACATTCGGACCAGGAGCATTGGACACCTCCCAGTCTTAGTCTAGCCCGAGTCTGCTCAATTGAAATGCAAGACACAACGACTAAGCACACCGACACCGGCGATGCGACTCTGGAGACAGTGACCCACCTCACGGAAGTGGTCAACGATTTGCTCCAACAGTCCGGTCACCGGCGGAGTTGACGCTTCAGCGTAGGCTCGCCCTGGCGCCGAAGCGGATACCTTCACCCAGTTGCCATGGACAGCGGCAGTGCCATCCTCCAACAATACATGGGCTATGCCGCCAACCACCACCCACGTGGGCTGGCCCGCCGCAGCGCCGTTCTCATACACAACCCCGAAGGGATCGAATGAATCCGCCGGAGCGAGGACAAAGCCGCCCTCCGCCGCCCGGTCGACACTTACAACCGAGCCTCTCACGCTCGGCACGCCAGTGCCGTTGAGCAGCCGGATTGCAAAACCACCGTCTGGAGTGAAGCGCGAGGCACAGTCCGATGTCTCGCCCCATCCCAGCGAAGTGGAAAGAAGCTCCAGAAGAACAGCGGCGTGCGCTTCGCTCACCCCGGTGCCACTCAGAGCGTCGGCGAGTGCCTTGGGAATTGTCATTGATAGGCTCCTAACAGGGTTGAATCGGAATGCGACAGAGTCTAGCCTGTGGGCGACCGATTGGCGAAACATCGGAGCTTGCCGGAAAGGACACATTCAGAAATACGTTGGCCGGAGGTGACCGCGATGACGACAAACATCCGTCTGGACCGATACTACAGCAAGCCGAATGAAACCCAAAGCGCCTGCGACCACGACAAGGTGTACAACCGTCGGAGGGTGTATACCTCGCACCCTCCGAAAATGGACTGGGCGCGGAGAAGGTGTGGGTTGAGGGGCAGGGACACGTTGGGTGGGGGCGAGGTCGATGACGAGTATTCAGCGGAGCTTCGGAAGTGGGCTGAAGACGGGGTTGGGGATAGGGATGGGACTCGAACGGGCGGCGGTGGACAGTGTCTCGTCTGCGGTGGGCCGGTAGGTGAGACGGGGTGCTTTCGTGTAGAATGCCTCGGGCAACCCTTCAAACCTAATGGGGTGTGAGGTGGGTTGCGGGTGTGGGGTTGGGACGTGTCGGCGTGGGGTTTTTTCTGAAAACAGCGGATGGCAATAGCGGGCAAGGACGCGCGTGTGTATTTTAGGTGTGTTTCGGGTGTATTTTCTGGGAGTGTGTTGATATCTTTGAATAGTGGTCGTTCGATTCCCGAGACGGGGAAAGTGGTCGCTTGAGTGGTCTTGGCGGGGACGATTGTTGCGTTCTGTGGTGCATGGGTGTGGGGTTTTGGCTAGAAACAGGTGATGGCGTGGATGGGGTGAGCGGGATGGGGTGTGGGGTTGGGTGTGGGACGGTGACGTGTGGGCGTGGGGTTTTCTCTGAAAACAGGTGGTGGGGCGGAGGTGTGGGGGCCATGGGTGTTGGGTGATTGGGTGGTAGTTGAGTGGTTCAAAAGGGGTGGAAGTGTGAGACGGTGGCGTGGGAAGCGTGGGGTGGTTGTGCCAGGCATTGGGCTGCGGCGCAGCCCACCCCACGCTTCCGTCCACAGTGGGGGGGTCGCTCCGCTTTCACACCGCAATCGCCCCCACCTCGGAGCCCTCCGCCGAGACACTCATCCCACCCAACCAGGCATGTGTTATCTGGTAGCTGGGAGCGCCAGATTGTCTACCGGACGGTAGGCAGCGGGCACCCCTCGGAGGGTGTGCGGTCGGAGGGTGAGATTGCCCCTCCGAGGTGTGGTTTGCGCATGCCCTCCGAGCCCTGCTCTATGATGCATTTTTGCACGCAAAATGCCATGCGGTGTTGGGTGATATGTGTGCGAAAGTATAATTATTTAGCTGTGTTGTGTGGAGGTTGAATTATATGGGGTTTCCGCACGCCCTGTGGTGTGTGCGAAGCACACTGCAAGTGGCAGGAAGTTCAACGATTTCGCCACACCACACCCACGCCGCCCACTATCCCCACTAGAGTCATGTTTATTTGTTCGTTTCTCGTCACATCCCCTTCTACGGGCTACCCCATTCAGTCTTATCCCCACTCTATCCGCTCTTCATCCTTTTCTCGCTCCTATCCCTCCCTTGTACTCGTCATACGGGTACTTGTATATGCTCCTATGTTCTTCTCGCTTGTTCTAGTGGCTTCTCTCATTTCTCGTGTAGACTTGTGTTGTAGTTGTCTGCGATGCCTTCTGTTGTTTCCTTGTGCGTGGGGCTTCGAGGTGGGGTCTGGTTTTTCCGGGCTGTGGGAGGGATGGTGTTTTCTGGGCTCGTGCAATGCTGTTGGACTTGAGTTGCTGTGGTGCGCGGATAAACAGCCTCGATGTTTGATCTTGAAGTCCGGTTTCTTAGGGCTTCCAATAAAAGGCGTGTTTCCGGCTTCGTTGCTCGTTTAGGTGTTGTCCGAGTTGAATTCTATGGGTTTGCGTTGGCTGGAGCATTGTCTGTGTCCATGCGGGTGCGTTTCTTGTGCCGCTTTGGCGTGCCAAATTTCTATGGGTGTTTTCGTGTCTCTTCTCGGTGCTTTGTTCAGGTGGCGTTTCCGTCCGGTGGTGCTCGTTAGGATTTGTCTGTTTCTGGCTTCGTTTCCGCACACAGTTCTATGGCGGAATGGGGTGCGCTTGCCTTGATGGTCTTCTCCACGGCGTTGCGGAGCCGTTTGGCCTGCATTTTATGCTTCTCGTTACACCACGGGCACGAACGGGCGGGACGCCGCCAGCCCACGTCAACCGCATCGACGTCATAGGTGTGCATGAGCGCTTCTAGCTTGCCGATGAACTCCGTCCTGTCCCTCGGGTCATTGTCGCAGATGATGTTTCCAACCAGGTTGCTTTCCACTTTGTGCTCCGGTGTCATCCTTCTCGGTTCCCCCGCATGATTTTTGCCTCTTTGGGCGTGTCAGGTTGCAAACGGTCGGCGTTCACGTCCGGATAAAGCGGCGCCCGGATTTGATCCAGCCGGTCGTTGAGACGCTCTATCGCTTCGGTCAACCGTTCTTGCGACTTTCGATGAAGCTGAAGCTCCGTGATCAGCGTCCGGAGATTGTGGTTCAACGTTGATGTGTTTTCCGTCATGGTTTCTTGCTCCCGCGTGGCTTCGCGTTGTATCCTGTGCCCATTTTCGGCGGCACGCCCCGGCTGACTTCCGAAAGCACCTTGGCTGCCAGGTCCCTCGGGATGCGATGGAGCCCCCAATCGGCTGGGATGAACAGTGCTGTGGCCTTTGCACCTGTCCTCCGGATTGCTTCGCGCACCAGCTCGATGTCGGCGCCGTCGGGCGGCGAGCCCTGCTGGTACTTGAGCAGGATCAAATCACCATCCTCGATGCGGAGCTTGCTCACCATCTCCCTCCATCCATAAAATTGTGTTGCTCGTGCCTGATGCTTGGCCTCATATTCTCGTGCCTTGCGTTCCCATCGCTCGTTGTCCCACTCATCGCCCAAGTCCAGCCCGGTCCACAGCACTTCGCCGTCCAAGTCGTTTCGTCCCATCCGGACTGTCTCCTATGGGTGATTTTGTTTGTTATTGCCGCCAGCGGTCCCGGAGCTGTTCTAGTGTTGCTGCCGAAAATGGCTTGTTGCTGGTCCTCAGCTCCTTGGTCATCGCCCTCTGATATTGGATCTGCTCGTCCAGGATGGCCTTCAGCGCGTGCTCCGTCGTTGGGTACTTGAGCACCCGTCCGGAGCGGTCTGAAATCGTCATCCCCTCCGCGTCCCACTCTATGGTGATCAGCGGCGGAGTGCCGAGGATGTTCTCCGCCGCTTGGCGAAGGTGACTTGGCGCTCCGAGCGTCCACCCATCCGATCGCATCAGCACGATGTCGTAGTGAATCCCGTCCCGGCGTGCCTGCCAGGTGGGCACCGCGTCCCCCTCGTGGTTGAGCAGAACTCGGATGGGCCCCTTCTTCAGCACGCGGACAAGCTCCGCCCCGTGCCCGTTGTCATCTAGCCCGAGCATAACACCACTTTCCTGCTGTTTTCGTGCGTCCCCCAACCCTCCGCCTGGACTCAGACTCGCCTTTGTTCTATCGGCAAAAATTGGTGATACGTGATGGTGTTGTTGACGTTGTCCTCCGTCCGCTCGATGTGACGGCGAAGATCAAACCCGTTGATCACCAATTCTTCATGGATTTTGTGGCCCATTTTCTGCGCCGTCTGGAGCGTCACGGTGTGGGTGATGTATCGGTAACCGTCACCGATGGCCACCCGGTCGCCGTTGACCAGGAGCTTCTTGAAGTGCTCATCCTTGAAGATCATCTTCTAACCTCACATCAATGATCCGTCGCCCTTCTCGGATCTGCTTACAGGTCTCACACTCCGGATCGTGCTCGACAACGCTCTGGAGCCCGAGGATGGCCCGAGCGGCGTTGTGGATGCAATCATCGTATCCGCAGCTGTTCTCGCACTCCGTCCCGGCGGCGGTCTTCAGCAGCCCTCGGAGCTTCGCGCCTGCTTCCGGATCATCAAATTGCTTGTTCCAATCTTCTGTGCGTTTCCGTGGCCAGCTGGACACCTCCGGCGCACCCTCCGGTCGCAGAAGGTTGAGCAGGACGCCATCGAGCCGCCAGCCATGAAAACTTGTGCCGTTGTCGCTGATCTTGTTCCAATCCATGATGTTCTTGGTCATGATAGCGTGTATCCCTTGCCGCCGCAATTCATGCAGACTCTCTGGCGGGTGTCGTACCACTTCCTGCCATCATAGGCGATGCGAGATGCCTTGCGGAGCGTCTGGAGCGCTCCGTCCAGGTATCGGGATTGGACCTTTGTGGACAAGGCGTCGTGGATCTCTGAATGACTCAACCTCTTGTCCTTCAGCAACTCCATGATCTCTGCTTCCACCCCATCCTTTCTTTCCATGTTTTATGCGTCCTTTCACGGGAGCAACCCGCTTTGGTATTCATCCCATTGCTCCTGCCAAAACCCCACCCATTCTTCCATGTGTTCTTCACAGAGAATTGGCGGCGTGTCACTTTCTGCGTCCCCGTATGCGGTCATCACCGGCGCCCGAGTCCCCTCCGCCTTGCGTCCGTGCCGCTCGCACTCTTCACATGGCCCCGTGCGTGGCAACTTCCAGAACCACCCTGGAACCGACAACCCTGGTATGTATGGCTTGATGGGCTCCGGCGGCGGAGTCGAGAAACGGCGGCGCAGCTCATCCAGCGTCGGCATCAAATCCCCAAGCGAGTGTATCCCGAGGATGGACACGCACCTTGGTCTGGCCGCGCTGGATGTGGTATATTCCGCGCCTGCTCTCCAGGAGCGCTCCGGTGAAATTCAGCTCCAGATGCGTGACCGGCTTGTCGTGGGCGAGTGTGTAGCCCCTCGGGAGCTTGCCGATGATGTCCCTGATGCTCTCGATGTCCGACACGGCGCCACCTCCTTGAACCGTATCTACATACAGGGAGCCGTCGGCGCTGATTAGAGCTCACGCGGATGCGGCCCGTCGGTGATCTCTACTATGCTTTGACCCATCTGGTTGGCCGGTCCCGGCGGCGGCTGCCCATCTCGCTTGCGCCGCTTGATGGCAAATTGGTGTGCCGCTTGAATCGCGGAATTGGAGCTTGGGCCCGTGCCCTCATAGGCTCGGCCATCGTCGGCGGTGAGCGTCGCTCGCCAGTACTGCGGCCTGTTCTTCTTGCCGCTCGGGATGGGCTTGTCCTTGGGGCCAGTCTCTTTGGGCTTCTCAGGACGTGGCTTGGGCCCGACTGGATTCTTGGCCATCGTGTGCCTCCTTGATGGAGGTGATCATAGCGTGGATGCGTCTGGGAACCGAGTCACGGATTGAGCCCGTTCTTGTAGCCCTTCAGCGCCTTGTCGCCAGCCAGCTCAAATGCTGCTTTACGGGCCAAATATTCTGTGCTGAACACACCCTTGTCGGTGATCTTCATAGCCTTGCCCCGGCGACCGTACTGGGCCCGCACCTTGTAGGATGTCGTTTTGGTCGCCCCGATGCCAACCTTTGTTGCCAAGATCTCGACCACATACACCTTGTCGGAACGCTCATCCCGGAGATGAAGCGGGATGCGCTCGTGAACCTTGTAGGGCGGAGGTGGCGGAAGCAGCTCCGCTTCGGCCATTTTCGGCCCGTGCGGGAGCGGTGGACGCGGCGGCGGAGTCTTGGCCTTGGGGAGCGGCTCTGGCTTGCGCTTCGGTGCTTTCTCAGGCGGAGGTGGCGGCGGCGGAGTATTATCCTTGAGATGCCCAGGCCCCTTTCCCGACATCGCCGTCAAAGCATCGCCCATATCGTCCAGCCGGGTTTCAAAATCAGGCTTGTTGGCCGTTTTGCTAGGCTGTGAAGCGGGTGTGTTGCTTGTCCCAAAGCGCTGTCGGAGTTGGTCGAGTGTTGGCATGGCTGACTCCCTTGTACAACTTGTCCAACGAGCCTGGTTTGAAATAAGGCGGGTGCCTTCTCGGAGGTGCCCGCCCACCTCCCTTGCTACAGCGTCAATCCTTCGTTGAGCTCAACAAGGCGCCCGATACGGTCCATGAGCTTGCGGTATTCCTTGGCGTGATCGTCCCCTTCTCGGACGTTGCCGAGGTTGTATGCCTCGCCCATGAGCTCACCTAGCTCCGTCGCTTGCTCCCGGAGCTTCTGAATCTTCTTTGCCCTTGCTAGCTGCTTCGCGTCCATGACCTACTCCTTGCCGATGTCGCCGTTGAGGATGAGCTGGCGCTCCCAATGGGATAGCGTCCGGAGATCATCGAGTGCCTTGCGGTAGGCTCGCTGATACGCCTCATAACCGGTTCTTGAGGATGTTAGCTGGCGATGTGCCTTCCAATAGCGTCGGGCTTTGTCGATAACCTGATCCGTTGTTGCTTTCTTCATGGTCGACTCCGTTCTTTCCTTGTCCTACCTATATCATAAGTCCATCCACTGTAAAAGTCGAGTGGAAGTGGCCAAAAAAGTTGGCGCCCAAGGTCGATTTTGTCCCGTGTTGATTTCTCAAGGCGCCAAAGCGGCTTGGGCACCCTCCGAGGGTGCCCGCCGCTGTGGTCTTAGGCCATCGCGTCCAGAATCATCTCCGCTTCTGCTTCGGCCCGAGGGTCCAAGGACCACTTCTTCAGACCACGGAAGCGCTTGCAGTCGATGTCGACCGGAACCAAGAAGCGAGCGAAGTTGCCGTTGAGCTCGACAGCTTCGGGCTGGAGCTTGCCGGAGTCGACCAGATCCTTGACTGCCGCCTTGGCCGCTTCGGCGGTGACTTCGCCCTTGTCGGTGACCGCGTACACGCCACCGGGCTTGCGCTTCCCGCAGCCCCGCTTGTGCTCCGCTTCGGCGGCGGTGACTTCAACCAGGCGGAAACCGGCGGCGGCCATGTCCTTGCGAACCTGCTCGTCATCCTCGGGCTTGAGGATGTATTCGATGGCGCTGGGGATGAACATCCCGAACACCTTGCCTTGCGGGAGCCGCCCCGTCCCGCCGCAGGTGGCGCACATCGAGGTGTCGGCGACGTTCTTGATGCTGAAGCGCTTGGGCTGATGAAGCCAGTAGTTGTACTTGCGGTGGTCCCAGATCGAGCCGTCCTTGAGGGTGATGTGCCCGCCGGTCCCTGCCTCGATGGTCTCGGGCTCCGCGTCGTATTGCGCCTGAAGCTCTGTGGTCTTGCGTGCGCGGTTGTCCAGGAGCTTCTGAAGGCGTGCCTTCTCGGTGACCTCATCGGCGTCGGTGGCGGCTTGGAGTGCGTCGATGAGCTTGTCGGACTCTGCGCCGATGCGATCGATCTCGTTTTGGAGCTTCCGCCGCTCCGGGTTTTCAATAACGCCGACGCAATCCGGACACTCGCTGTACTCGCCCTCGTCATGCGCGACGAAAATGACCGTGCCGGGCTCCATAAGGGCGGCGGCGGTGGCGACGTTGGGGAGCCGCTTGGAGACTCCGAGTGCGAGTGCTTCGTCTGTGTAGGACTCGATGGACCCGTAGTGCTCTTGACCGATCCACATGAGGTAGCTGTTGGTGATCTGTGACATGGCTGACTCCCGTTGGTTTCTTGTCCGTCTGCCTATATCATAATTCCATCCACCGGAAAAGTCGAGTGGAAGTTTGCCAGAATCAGCCTTGGGAGGCAACTTTTTTGGCGGCTCACGCTTGCGCCGCTTCATCCATGTCGCTACGGTGGCGAAGATAGACCGGAAACCTGTATGTGGCGACTGCTGTGGGGTCTTTTTGATGCTTGAACTCAACCCAGCGTCCGAGGTGCCCCGCTTGGTCTGCCCAGATCTCGTGCCGTTGTTCGTCTGTGAAGCCCGTTCCAACTTCCACCTCTGAGCCGTCAGCCATCTCCAGGATCAACGCTCCGAGCGTACCCTGGAGACGCCGCGTGCCCTCCTGATAGCCCTTGATGCGCCCGTCGGAGCTTGTCCAGGGCTTGCGTTTCATCCACGCTCGGGAGCGGCGGCCAACGTATACGCCATCGGGGTCCTTGAGCATAGCCCCCTCGAAATTGTGGGCCAAGAACACCTCAAACACCCGCTCCACCTGCGCATCGTCGGACACCTCGATGTGGGGTGTAAGCGACACGTTGGCGGCGCACGAGTGCTCGATCAACTCCTGGAGCCTGTCCTTGCGCTCCCGCAGCGGCGTCTCATCCCCGCCGGGAAGCACCAAGTCAAACGCATAGAACATCAGCGCGCTGCGGTCCATCTCGGGATCTTCAGTCTTGACGAGCGAGGTGGTGGCGTTCCAGGACTCGCTGAATGCTTCACCGTCGATCACCACCCCGTCCGGATACAGACGATTGGCCTCATCGACCAGCTGATCAGCGATGAAGCCCAGACGGTCGGTGTAGTCCACACCGCTCCGCTGTACGACGATGCCGCTAGACACACCGTTGAACACGAGCTGGAACCGATACCCATCCAGCTTCGGCTCTGCCCATAGGGGCCATTTAGCGTGCTTCTCGGACCACGCCTCTGCGAGCATCATCGTTGGCTTGTGTTTGGTTGCCATCGAGCCCTCCTCACCCGTCATAGTCTTCTGTGTCCTGCTCAACGTCAATCGTTTCCACGACGGTGAGCCCCATCGCCGCCACCTGATCGAGCACCCACCTTCGGGGGCCAGCGCACTCTGTCACCCAATCTTCAAATGGGCCGGAGCGCACTTCCAGTGTCGCCACAGGCAGCCCCGTCGTGAAGCAGCTGAGCAGATGAAGTCTTGCTTCTCGCATCGTCGTTCCCCTCTCAGTCAAATGAACCCGTGTTGCGCCAAAACACCTTGAGGTCGGCGTCCTGGTAGACCACTCGGTTGGGTGCGTCGTATGTCTCGCCCATCGTCTGCGCCTTGTACGTTTCAAAGGCCACAACATAGCTGCGCTCGATGAACTCGGAGCCGAAGCTGACCTGAATCCAGCCCTTCTCGGCCAACGCTTCCAGATGGGCGTCGGTGAGCTTGAAGGGGAGCTTCGCCTGCGGCTTGCGGGAGCTGATGATGGCCATGATGTTGATCCAACGCGGCTTGGAGCTGTAGCCCCGCTGGATGGCGACGTTGCCAGACGCTTGGTTGACCTTGACGACGGTTTCCCACAGCGGCGATGAGCCTTTGTAGCGCACCAGAACCTCATCGCCCGGCTCGATGGCGAGGGTGTCTAGCTTGTTGCGGCGTGCGTTCCGTCGCTCCCGCTTGTGCTCTTGAGCGTTGTCCCGATTGTCCTCATACTTGCCGGTGGCGGCGGAGATCTCGGCGGCGGTGTATTCCCGAGATGGCTTCCCAAAGAGATTGGCGCCTGTGACTTTGAAGCCATAGGCATCCTCCTTGGCGGGCTTGGTGAGCGGTGCGAGACTGTACTTGTTGCGCCCTCGGAAGCGTCCCCGCCGGATTGGCTCGATGTCGATGATGATGACGTCCAGGCGTGGCCCTTTGGCGGGAAGGATGCTGACGATGTCCCCGATCTTGTACATGGCTGACTCCCGCTTGCGTCCGATGTCCTATTGAACGTGATCTGGACCGTTCCAGTAGCGTCGGCAAAACGAGCTGAATTGCCGCTCCGTCCACCCCGTCCCGCTCGCTGCCGCTTTCATCAACACGTCGACATCGGCGTCAAGCGACGGGTCGCAAAGTGTGTCCATGACCATATCCGCCAAAACCTTCAACTCTTCAACGGTGTACTTCTCGTTCATGACCGACTCCCGTTTGCCCTTGGAAATCTTGGACGTTTAGCGCTTGCCATAGGGAACGCCGTTGGACTCTTTGTCGCCTAGACGCTCGATAAGGCCCTTTTGACAAAGCGAGGAAAACGCGCGGGCTTCGCCGCGCCCGAAGCTCCGGAGGGTCCGACCGTCGAGATCTTTGATCTCCGTCGGAGGCATATCGGAAGCGGCGAAATCCTCGAAAATGTAGAAGAAATCAGGGAGGGAAGCGAGAAGCTTGGCTTGCGGCTGTGTCATCGTCGTCTCCGTGTTGCGCTCGTTGATCATACTTATATCATAACCCCATCCACTGTAAAAGTCGAGTGGGCAGAACACAAAATCGACCCAAAGCGGCAACTTTTTTGACGCCTAATTGGAAACCGGCACGATTCCAAACCGTTTGGTCAGCTGAAATTCATTGATCAGCTCGTTGGCAACCTCGTGGGAACCCATTTCCTGGGCAACGATGCTGAGTGCGAGCCCGATAACGTTGGTGCTGTAGCGGCCAGCCCCGGCGATGGCCTTGCGGATACGCTGCCGTGCCTCCTGAACCACCTCGGGCTCCACCGGCAAGCACTCGCACACCGCGCAACCGCACTTCGCGCATAGCGGCTTGGGCGCTTGCACCGGCGTTTGCACCGGCGCTTCTGCCGGCGGCGGAGCTTCGGCTGCGACGGTTTCCTTCACCGGTGGTTTCGCGGTAGCCTTGCGGGACTTCTTCTTGGTTGCACTTCGTGGAGACTTCTTTCTGCCATCGGGCTCCGCCGCCTGTGGACCGGTTGCCACGGGCGGCGTCCTGATGTCACCGTGCCGATCGCACGCCACATTGCGACAGTAGGCATAAGGGTCCGATGGCTTGACGGGTCCCGCGTCCATTCGCTTGTACAGCGCCTTGCCGCAACAATCACACCTCGGTTGCTTCGGTCGCCCTTTGTAGTTGCTCATGGCTGACTCCAAGTTTGATGTGTCCCTTCTATCATAGAACCAGGCGCTGAAAAAGTCGAGTGGGAATTGCTGCCAATCACTGAATGTGAATTTTTGCTATGCGGTCAAACGGGATCCGATCCATCGGGTCGCCATTGAGTTCAAGCTCCGAGATGACGTCAACGTCAAATCCGTTGAACTGCATAGTCCGGAGCTGGAAGCCCGACAAGCGCCCTTCTCGGCGGATGCCGTCGGAAGTCTCCAGCTGCACAAATGAATTCACCGCGCCCAATAGGTGTTCAATCCACCACGCCATCGATGTCTTCTTGCTCGCCATCTGTCTCCACTCCGGCGCACGCAGCGCTGCAAAATCGTTTGCTTTTTGGAACATCTGCGCTGCATTTCTCGCAGTGTCCGATCCTGTAGAATCCAATCGCTTCAGCCTTCACCAGATTGGTAAAGGCCAAACGCTCTTGGCGTGTCATGTAGTCCAAATCGGGGCTGTTTCGCCACCCGTAAGTCTGCTTCAGGCTCATGATTTCCTGTTCACCACCCGGCGTTGACCGGTGGCTTTGGACCAGAAGCGCTCCGCCACCTCGGGCCCAACCACCTCCTCAAGCCGCCGCTTGTGCACCAGTTGGACTCCCTTGACAGGGTCCTGTTCCAAAGGATAGGAGCCCATCCAATCGACCAAACACCCTCCGGCCAATATGGTGAAATCCTTGTAGTTGCCTTTTATCCCTTTGGACACCATCAAGTCCCGGATTATCCGCGCGTTGGCGGTTGGAAGTGATGCCCGCTTCGCTTGGTTGCGGGCTCGGACTTTGGCCTTCAGCTCCCGCGCCTTCACCTTGATCCGTTCACAGCCCATATGCCAACATCCTTGCCTTCGCAATATCCTTGATCACACACTTGCGTGCCAGCGGATCACATGTACGCAACAAGAACGATGGGTGGAAAGTGCAGATGGCTGGCCAAACGCCGATGTCCCCGGTCATCGTGATCATTTCCACATCCACCTTGCGCCCGGACCACTGGGTGATGTTGGTGACTCCGGCCAAACGCCGTGAAGCCACCTTGCCTAGCAACAGCATCGCCTTGGGCTTCAGCATGTTCACATAGGCCAAGAACCTTGGATGACACGCCTTGATTTCCAGCGGCGAAGGGTCCCGATTCATCGGTGGTCGACACGCCACGAGATTGACGATGAATGCTTGGTGCTCTTCAACTCCTGCGCTCTTGAAGCAGCGGTCCAACTCCTGGCCCGCAGGCCCTACAAACGGCTGCCCTAGCTCATCCTCGTGCGCTCCCGGAGCTTCGCCGACAACCAGGAGCTTCGCCGACGGATTGCCCCGGCAGTGGACCACGTTTATCCGCCCCTCGTGGAGCTTGCACAGTTGGCAATTCTGCCAGTTGCGATTGATCCGACCCACGTCCTTTATGGTTCCCCGCGCCTTGCTCACAGTCCCATCTCCCCCATCTTCATCAATCCGTGAAGCTCCGCTGGCGCCATCAACGAGCGGAAGCGATAGACACGGAGGTGTTTCAGCAGCGTCGCCTGATCGGGCTTTGGGTCGATCAGACGCATCTGGGCTCGTGTCTCGATGGTGGTCAACCGCTTGAACAACCGGATCATCTCCGCCCCTTCGCTGATAGGAGCCCGGAACCTCTCAGGGATAGGCATAGGACTGCCGCTTTGTGCCGCTCTGATGATTTTCTCGATGCCCCCAAGCCCTTGTATGGCCTGTGCTGCCGTCTTTGGTCCTATGCCTCGGATGCCCGGGATGCCGTCGGAGTTGTCGCCAGCCAATGCCTTGAGGTCTGCAATCTTGTCCGGCGGCACGCCGTGCTTTTCCTCCACCTCCAGCGCGTTGTAGGTCTTGTCGGAGTTGCTACGATAGCCCGGCGAGACCACTGTGACGTTGTCGTTGACCAGCTGGCGCAAATCGGAGTCGCCGCTGTAGATGACCACCGGCATCCCCTTCAGCGTCGCGTTGCGGGCCACCGTCCCGATGACATCATCGGCCTCATAGCCCACCCCGCAGTATTGACGGACGCCGATAGCGCGGAGCATCGCCTTGAGTCGCAGCTCCTGTGCCCTCATTTCATCAGCCAGCGCCTTCATCTCGGCGTCGGGCTCCGCCCTCTGCTTGTACGCGGGCCAGAGCTTGCGCCGGAAGTTGCCTTGACCTTCCCACGCCACCATACACATCCCACCATAGCGGTTGTGTATCTTCATGGCGCAGGACAAGAAGCCATACATGGCCCCTGTGCCCATATCCCGCCCATTGACTTCGGCGCTCAAGTCCTTGAAGGCATCTGCCGTCCGCCACAGCAGGTGGCGCCCGTCAAAGATCAGCACCGCCGCATTCATCCGACCTCTCCAATCGGCTCGCCCGTCTCCAAGCACCTGGCCGCTACCCGAGCCTGGCACGTCGACAACCGGAGGGCTCGCAACAGGTCTTTGTCCTCGCAGCCCTGCTCTATCATCGACCGATACACCTCAAAGATCACATCGGCGGCGATCCGGAGCCGTGCCGCCCTGATCAACGTATCCCGAGATGGTTGATCATCCTCTGTCATTTACCCTCCCCATCATCCGCAATGGTCTGCGGGAAGCAGGCGTTGGGCGGCGCCCAAGTCAGAAAACCATCTTCATCCACCTTGCTGTAGCAGAAGCACTCCTGAACATCCTCCGACCATTCGCACTCCATATTCTCCATCACTTCTTCAGACTCCGGAGCATCATCCATCGCTCCACATCCCACGAGAACCAACAATGCCAATGCTGTGTACTTCATATCAACCTCCTACAGTCCTTGCTTTTCAACCCACCAGAGCGTGACAGTGACTTCCTTGTCCGTCGCTTCCAACGTCTGGCTCTTGGGCACCCAAACCTTATCGCCCTCGATGATCAGGAGCGTCGCCTTGTCGGTCATGTGCTCGATGCTCTCGTATGCCAACGTGACTGTTTCCGGATCAGCCTTGTCTTCATCCCAACCAACCATGTCCTCTGGATACCACTTCCGTGGCGGCGGCTTGTGCCCCTTCTTTGCGCCGCGCATCTTGGACATATCGGGCTTTGCCATCTCACACGCTCCTGTGGATGCTGTTCTCCGTGGTGAATCCCGCCGGATATCGGCGGCGGAGCTTGTCGATATTCTCTGCGACGATATCAGCAAAGTGCAAGTTGCTTTGGCTGGCCAACTCTGCTGTGTACCACATGATGTCGCCAAGCTCCTTGGATACATAGTCTGGATCAAATGGATGACCGTGGTACAAGTGCTTTTTGAGGTGGTCCAGAAGCTCACCCACCTCACCGGCCAACCCCATCGAGGTGTTGGCCAGTAGCTCCCGCTTGTTCAGCTCCGGATTGCGGGTCCTGGATGCCAGCTCTTGATACTCGTTGAACTCCATCATTTCTTGCCTTTCGCCAAACAACATTTCCTTGAACCGCACACGTCGCAGACGGGCTCGTCATGCGGCGTCGGCACCCCGTCCGGATTCTCAATCCACTCCCGGCTGAGCAGATTGATTGGATAGGTCTTGGTTGTGCGGTTGAACACCTGTATCTCTTTGGGGTGCAAGTCATCCATCCGGAGCTTCCCTGCCCGGAGCTGCACCTCAGTCCAGACCAATTGCGCGACCACATAAGCGTCTGCGAGGTCTTCACTGGTTTGGGTGTTGACCTTGCCGGACTTGGCCGGCGGCGGATTGAGCGGCGAGAAGTCCGCGCCCCATCGCTCCTGCACCGCTCGCTCGATGGCATCCTTGTGGCAGGTCCCGTCGTGAGCGCCGAACATCTTGACCGTGGTCGGATCAGGAAGTCTGATCTTGAATCCCCGGAACCAACACAAGATCCGAGCGATGCCGCCCGCTTCGCCCATCTGATGCGCCCCTTGCTCCGCCCGCAGAGCATAGTCCTCAATCCCCACATAGGCGGCATCGGTGCGCATCAACACCCTCTTGTCCAAGTAGTGCTCGATCCAAGCCAGTCGGATCATTCCCCGCACGTGCTTGTCCTTGCTCCGATCCATCTGCTGGATGGGCAACCGCTCCCCTCGTTTGGACCTTGCCGCCGCTCCGGCGATGTCGGTCCAATACCAGAAGTTGCTCAGCTCGCCATCGGTGAGCTCAACCGCCGCTCCGTGATTCAGTGCGATGTCCATCCCGAGCACTTTGGTTTGATCTCTCATCGGTCCCACGCCGCGCTGTCCCATTTGTCTTCATCGTCATCGTCACCGGCGCTGGCTTTGGCCTCCATGATCTCCTTGGTCGCCTTTTTTCGCCACGACACATCGGGCTTGTATCGTTCCAGATAATTCAGAATGTGCCCAAGACGGATGTCAGCGTTGTCCCGCTCGGTGCGAGCGGCGTCCAGCTCCGATTCCAATTCTGTCACCCTGATGGCCGCGCCAGCGCTATCCTGGATGGCCTGTCTCAAGCTCTGCTCCACCACCGGCAACACCGCCATATGGACTGCTGCGTCTGTTGCCGACGGCGGCAACACCTCCGGCGGCGGCGGAGCTTCCGGTGTCTTGGGCGGCGTGGAGGGCTCGTGAACTGCCCTGCCCATCAGAGTCCCGGTGACTGCTGTGTCGCTCATTTGCAGTTCCAAACCGCCCTGCTCCAAAGCCAATCCCAACGCAGCCCAACAACGGCGCCACACTTCCAACCCCTTGTTCCAATTGAACGTGTGAATCCGCCCGTTGGTGGAGCGGCCAACCCCTCCGGCTCCGCCGGAGCCGTCGGAGTACACCGACTGAATCGCGTCAGTCAGCCCCTGCCACTCCCGTGGTTCCAGCGCTGGGCCCAACTGCTCGATGCTTATCCGCATATGGTCCGAGCCCTGTTCAGGGCTGGCAACCAATTGTCTAACTGTCATCATAATCCACCTTCGCTCCGCAATCAGAACAATAATATTCCACCCGTTGCGATGTCTCTTGAAGCTCCAAAGCCAATCGTTCCCCATCGGTCTCAATCTGGCTGCGCGTCCCGATGATGATCCGTTTCTCGGGCGGTTCAATCGTCCCACAGTGTTCACAATATGCCCATGGCTGACTCACATCCGCACCTCCAGTCTGCTGACGCCACCCTCCTTGGTTACCCACGCGGTGTGCTCGAACACCTCCCCAACCTCAGCTTCGTGGCTGATCACAAATATGGTGCCACGCTCCGCGCGCAAGGACTGAAGCAGCGTCAATACTCGTTGGCATCCCTCTGCGTCCAATCCGTCCAGCACTTCATCGAGCATCAACAAATCTACATGGCCCCCTTCTCGGGTCGCCACGAGGTCCATCAGGGCCAAGTCGGTTGCAACCTCCATCTTTTTGAGCTGCCCACCGCTTGGCGGATAGTTATCCTCCAACCCCTCAACGTCCCACTGGATGTCGATCTCATCCCGATACTCGCCCTTGGCTGACTTGAGCTCCCGCTGGGTGGCGAAGCGCATTGTGATGTCGCCGTCGGCCAGCGTCTCCAAATAGTGGTTGGCCCGATCTGTTATGTAAGGCATCACTTCATCGAGGATGAACGATGACAACCCTTGGCCCGAGAAGCCCCGCACCCAAAACTCATGGTGGGCGAGGTCTTGAGACACCAGGACACTTTGCGAGCGGAGCTTCATCAGCTCCGCCTGGTATTCTTCAATCTTGGCCTTGGCGGTGGCCAGTGCCCCGTCAAAGGGATTCTCACACGCCATGATCCGCTTGATCTGCTCAACGTGCTCCTTGGCCATCGCAACGGCGTGCTTCGCTTCGCCGACGCGCCGTTGCTGCTCTTGCTCCAGGCGTTCCCGGCGCAAGCGAGCGGCGGAAATTCTCTGGTTGATCGCGTTCAGTCGGCGAAGGCATTCAGATGCTTCGGCGGCGGCGGAGCGATAGCGCTTGCGCATCTTCTGGATGGATGCCATAGCGTTGTGGTGGTTTTCTATCTGTTCTGTGCACTTCGCCGCCTTCACAGATGCCTCTTGGAGTGCTTCGGATAGCTCCCGGCGGTGCTCTTGGACGTGCTCCGAGGTCAACGGCGTACTACAGACCGGACACACCTCGCCATCGAGCGCTTCCAATGCTTCAGTCTTGGCCGCCACCGTCGCTCGATGCTGGGACTCCATCCTATGCGCCTTGTCCCGCCGACGCTCCAGCTCGTCCAGATCGAGGTCCAGCTTGTCTATCTGCTCTTCAGCTCCGTCGGATTCTGTGATCTTGGCTCTGAGCTCTTCAGCCTTGGCCTCCAGTGCGTCCGTGTCGGTTTCCTCTGTGTCCTCCGGCTGCCCCGCTAACAGCTCCTGCGCCTTTTGCTTCAGCCCCTGGACCTTGACCTTCAGCGAGTCAACCTGCCTTTCTCGGTCATTCTCCCACTCTTCTCGCTGTGACTCCAATTCATTGAGATCGTGCTCATCTATCCGCCACTGGTAGCCCTCCGCTGCCCTCTCAATCTCATCCAGACTCCGCTTCAGCTCTGTGCGCTTCTCGCGCACACGCTCGTGACACTGCTTGAGGATGTCCGTGCGCAAGATCTTGTGCAACATTTCCTTGCGGTCGACATCCTTGGTCCGAGGGTCGGCGAAGCGTGCCGAATCGTTCTGGCCATACATCACCGTGTTCTTGAAGGCCAAGAAGTCCAGCCCCACCATCTCATTGATCTTGTGCTGCAGCGCGTCCCTGGAGCCCGAGAAGGGCTTGCCGTCGGGCTGAATCAGTTGGAGCTTGGGCGCACCCTTGGTCCGAGCCCGCTCCACCGTCCAGTATTGCTCCGGCTGCTCGAACATCCGCACACGCACCGTTGCTCGGGTCGCCCCCCGACGGATCACCCGGTCGCCCGCTTCCCCGTCGATGGATTGGCCCCACAGCCCCCATCCCAGAGCTTTGAGCAAGGTGGACTTGCCCGAGCCGTTGCTCTGGGATGACTCGGTGTCCAGATTGGTCCCGCCCAAGAATATCAACCCTTGGCGGTGCAGAGGCAGCGTGGCGGCGGCGAAGCTCCCGAAGTCAGTCAGCTGAACATCATACAGGTCCATCATCCACCCCTTGCAGCGGCCAGAGTCTCACGCCCGATGCGCTTCAGCTCCCCAACATCGAGGTCCCCAGTCACCACCCCGGCAGCGTCCACGTATCGTGCGATGGCGGCGTCCAGCGTCGGCGCCGTCGCCATCTGCTTGCTGTCCGTGTCCCCTTCCAATCGGACCTTGTGGTGATAGATCGGCTTGTGCTTCGCCGATGCCTTGATCCCTGTCGATTGAAGAGCGTCGCAAATCGCCTTGACCTTGGGCTTCAACGTCGCCCAATCAGCGTTGGTACACGCAACCTCAAGACGCAGATAATCACCAGCTTCAATCTTGTTGGACTTGACGTATCCAGCTACAGTGGCAGGCTCAAACTTGTTGCCCATCCCCGTCGCCTTGTAGAAGCGGGGCATCTTGGGCTCGATGTACTGGCCCTCTGCTCCGCCCTGGTTGAACTCGATCAACCAATAGCCCGCTTCGCGGCCCACATCCCCGTAGTGGTGATGCATTGGCGCGCCGAGATACAGCCCTTGGGCGTCGGCGCCGAAGCGCTGGCGGTCGTGAAAGTGCCCGGAGTACACCTGATCGAAGCCCTCCGTCACCTCATCAGCTTCCAACCCGTCGTCACAGGTCCACTGGAGATGGGTGCACCCGAGGATGGAGTTGTGCATGAGCAGCACGTTATGCTGATCGGGGTCCAGTCGGGCTCGGATCTCCGCCAACCGCTCCCGAGTGTCCTCCACCGGCATGTACTCCACAGGCCAGAAGCGAAGCCACGTGTCAAACTCGAATGGTTCCCCGGTCTTGAACACCCGGATGTTGTCCCGGCGCATCCGGCCAAATGCCTCCACCGTGAAGCGTCCACCTCGGACGCTGTTGGCGTCGTGGTTCCCCGGCAGGATGTACACTGGCTGATCCAACGCGGTGACCGCTTCCACCGTGTGGGTCAGCGTCACGGCGTCGATCAGAGCCTTGTCGAATAAGTCCCCAAGGACAAACACCGCGTCCACATTGGAGGCGTCGGCGCAACGCTTCATCTCGTCCCAAAGGCGCAGCTGGTCCTCCAGCCTGTCGGTCATCCCGTTCTGAGTGGGCTTGGCGTAGGGCAGCCGGTTGGACATATGGATGTCTGCGACCATCAACGCCCTGAACACGGATGGGCTCAAGGAGCTGTCCCGCTTTGCCATCGCTTGTACAGCTCCTTGTGTATGGCATCCCGCTTCTCGGTGTCCTTTTTCAGCGCCTTGGCGGCGGCAGGGAGCCCCTGGCCGCCCAATTTCTCGCCCTTGTATTCATAGGCGTTGCCCGCCTTTTTGATGATCCCGTCGGCCACGCCCTGGGCGACCAGAGCTTGCTCCTGGTTGATCCCGTGACCATAGTCAATCAGCACTTCCGCCTTGCGAAACGGCGGCGCAATCTGATTCTTCTTGCATTCAACCACAAGTTTATTGGCCACCTTCTCGCCGTCGGAGTCCTTGTTGGTCGCCACACGCCGGACATCCAGGAGTAGGCTCGCATAGAATTTGGGCGCGTTGCCGCCGGCAGTCTCGGTGTCATTGCCAAACATCACCATCTTCTTTCGCACCTGGCTGATCCACAGAAGGGCCACATCTTCTTTGGACACCTTGGGCATGAGCTTCGGTAACAGCTCCGAGTAGACTCGTGCCTGCGGCGCCATGTGCTTGTCCTCCCACTCGCCCTCATACTGCGCCTTGGTGATGGCCGCGTTCATCGAGTCCAACACGATGAGGATTGGGATGCGTTCCCCGCCCTTGCGCAGCTCCGCCGCTCGCTCGATGACCCCTTCACACGTCGCAAACACCGACTCCAAGTGCGGCGGCTGGGCTAGCACCAATTGATCAATGTTCACCCCGATGGCCCGAGCGTAGTCAGGGTCCAGCTTGTACTCTTTGTCGATGTAGACTGCCACCCCTCCGAGCCGCTGCGTCTCAGCGACGATGTGCAGCGCAAGCGTGGTCTTGCCGGAGCCCTCCATGCCGTGGAGCAGCGTGAGACGGGAGCGTGGGATGCCGCCGCGTCCAATGGCCGCGTCGATGGTCGCGCACTGTGTGGAGATGACGCCCCGGATCTTGATGGCTAGCCCATCGCTCCCGAGCAACATGGCGCTATCGTCGCCCAGCTTGGAGCGTATGCTATCCAGCACCCCGGTGGCGAAGTCTAGCTTGATGGCCGCTTCGCCGCCGGGTGCTTCTGGAGTCGCCACCGCCACCTGCTTCTTGGTGGCAGTCTTCTTTGGCATCAGCCCTTCTTGCCGCCCTTCTTGCCGCCCTTGGCCTTAGTTTTGGCCTTGTCCTTGCCTTTGCCGCCGGAGATCCGATCCAACTCGGCATCCAGCGCGTCCAGCCCCAAGTCGTCATCGTCCTGTTTCTTGGTCTTGGACACCACAACTTTCTTGCCCTGCTTCGGCGGCTTCACAGGCTCGGGCTCCGGCTCATCATCATCGTCGCCTTCATCGTCGCCTTCATCGTCGGCGTCGTCGTCGGCGTCGTCACCTTCATCGTCGTCGGCGTCGTCATCGTCGGCGTCGTCGGCGTCGTCATCGTCGGCGTCGTCATCGTCGGCGTCGTCGTCATCGTCGGCGTCGTTCTCATCGTCGTCATCGTCGGCGTCGTCGTTCTCATCGTCGTCGCCGTTCTCATCGTCGTCGTCACCAAAGGCATCATCGTCGGCGTCATCTAGCTTCACGCCAGAGATCATCGCCTGGATATCCTGTGGAGTCTTGACCATGTTGGCGACCAGCTTAAACAGGTCGCAATCGCCATTCTCAGCCATCGCCTTCAGGATCTTCTTGCGCAGCTCCTTGGACAACTTCACAGGCTTCTTGAGGCTTTCGGTGTCAGCCTGGACCTTGTATTTGGTGTCATTCTTTCCGCGCCCTTCGCGGCTGATTCTGGCCAATATCGCGGCGTCTGGATCAGTGATGTCGCCGTTGTCAAAGAACAGCTCCATCAACCCCTCATACACCGTCTTGCCGCACATGAGCACGGCTGGTTTCTCCGGCAATTTCTGCCACGGCTCCGACTTGGCGCGACGATGCTTCAACGGCGTGACGCCCCACAGAAAACGAGACTGTGGACGAGCGTTGTCTGCCTCTTCATCGCTCAATTGACCCGTCCGAAGTGCTTCAGCCATCGGACACTCCGACGGGAGCTTGAAGCCCTTTTTCTTGCGCAAAAATGCCTTGACAAATGGATGCTTGATCACCGGGTTGGCGTCGGTGTCCAATGATACCACCATCCCGTTGTTCTTGCCCACCCCGAAGTGGACGGTGACGGGCACATAGTTGAGCCCGGCTGTGGGCGGGTGCTCATCGTCATCCCTACAGGGAGGATGGATGTACACCAAAGTGTCCCCCTCGGGCGGAGCCCAGAAGTCCCCGCCGCGCTGCTGCGCCTCATAGCCCTTGCGCATACGCCCCATATCAACGGCCATCACTCACTCTCCTTGAACTGGTGCTGATGTATTCAATCGTCCCGCAGCGCTATGCCCGGGCTTTTCTTTTCTGGTTGATTGCACGCATCGCTGATTCCGCGTGCGCCATATCAGGATTCTTGGCTGCCCTGGGGCGTGTAGACATGCCTGTGGCCTCCAGCTCCGCTCGGGCCATCGCGCCTTTGGATTGGAGCATATTGGCTTTGGTCCTGAATGCCTCATAGATGGCGCGGGTGAGTGTGACGTTGCGGGTGGCGGCGGCCAAGCTCTTTTTGATCGTCATGAAGCGAGGGTCCGCTTCAAGAGCCTGCCGCACCTTCCACTCCGACATCTTGCCGTCCGCTTCGATCATGGCAGCGCCGGTCTTGGCCCGCCAAGCCCGATACCACGCGTCAGCAGACTTCATCTCCGCTTCGGCTGCCGCCCAAACGGCTCCCCAGTATGCCATTTTGGCGGCGACCTGATCCATGTCTTTGCTCAGGTCGCCCACCTGCAACTCGACATCCACATTGATGGCGACCGATTGGCCGTCCACCTCGATATTGACTTCACCGAAGCTCATCTCAGCTCGCTTTCTTGACACCGCCAGACGCTTTGCGCGGGCCACCCTTCGCCTTTGGCGCCGCTTTGGCTGCCTTGCTGACTTCCTTGGCTGCCTTTGCAGGCTCGGACTTGGGTTGTACCTCGGACTTCACCTCCGCCGGCTCAGTCTTATTGGGCTTCTTGCCCTTTGGTTTCTTGGTTCCAGACTTCTTGGCCTTTGGCTTCTCGGGTGCTTCAATCGGTAGCTTGGCATTCAGCCACTGCTTGGCACTCGCGTGTGCGGAGAAATTGAGCACCCACTTGTCACCGTAGGTGATAGAGCCACCCTCCAGGACTGGCGACGTGATCGTGCGGCCCTTCATGAGCTTGCGCTTGAACGTCCCAAACTTGTGGACTCGCAATTCAGTGCTCTTGGTCAGCAACTCCAACATGACTTCGAACGTCTTTTGAATTTGATCCTTGTGGACGCCAACCGCCTTGGCGATATCCGACACGCCCAAAATGACCTTTGTATCGTCTGACATGATTCACCTCCTGTTTGTGTCTTTCCTGTCTTATGCAGCCCGCGCATGTTTGGCTGACTTTTTCAGGAGCTTGATCGCACCGTTGTTCAAGAAATATTGCCAACTTTTCCTGTCTTTCTTGCGATCTAGCTGAATTCGGAGATGATTGCCCGCCTTGATGTGCTTCTTGGCACTCGCGTCCCATGCCGACGCAAAGCAGATCACATCGATGTAGTTGCCAATCCCGTCGATGATGCCAAAAAAGGCCATTTCATTGCTGTTCTTGTCGTACTTCAACCGCACATGGGTAATGACCCCGGTGAACCAACTGCTCAACCCGAGTTCAAAGAGCTGATTGGTGATCGCGCTGGCGCGAAGCGTCGTGACCACTTCGCCCTCCGCGCCCTTGTATTTGATCTGCTTGTCGGCCCAAGGGTAGGACACCGACGGGTGCTGGCCTGCTATGATGCGCTCCCAGACAGTCAGCGGTGCCCCCTCGTTCACCTTCTTGCGGTACACTTCCAGATCCAATAGGAAATGGGCGCGCAAATTCTCATACCGCGCATTGGCCGACGCGTGAACCACCACCGGGGTCCCAACGCCCGCGTCAACCACCTCACGGAAGTCATCAAAGATGTCAAAGTCAACCTTGATCCGGTTCTGCTTCCCGCCGACATCCTCCACGTTGACATTCGCATACCTCGCTCCCCAGAACATGTCCCGCCGCTCTTCAGCAGACGGAAGCTCCCCTGTGTGAAAGTCCCCCACCTGGTTGTACTTCACCTCCACAACAACGCCGACGATGAACACTCCGGCTCCGTCGTTGTTCACCCAAAAGTCTTCATCGCTCATGGCGGCGATTGGAACCTTGATGTTCTTGGAGATGAAGTCCCCGTATGCATCAACTGGATGCTTCCCAAAGGCCAGAGGGTTGACCTGGGACGCGATCAACTGCCGCTCTTCATCGGCATAGTCGGGCTCCGCCGCCCATTGCTTCAGAAGCTCCCGAAGCCCCTCCTTGTCCTTCTTGTTGTACACCTTCCAGAAGTCTTCAATGCCCTCGATGAACTGCTTGATATTGGGCAACATCTCATCGAGCGCTCCCGCGCGGGCCAGCGCCAAGACCACGCCCTTGTGACACTTGCGCCGGTCCACGCGGGCAAGGAAGTCAAACAGCCCCTTGTAAGGTTGATTCTCCATGATCGTTGTCGCCGCCGCTTCACCAACACCCTTGATGTCAACCAAACTCCCCCGGATGGCCCTGCGTCCCGAGTCAATTGCAAACTGCTTCTTGGACATCGACACAGAGGGTGGCAGCAGCTCGATGTCGTGGCGCTTGACATCCTTTGCGATCTGCTGGATGCGGAGCCGCTGCGGCTCGTTCTTGAGCAGCGCCCAGTAGAATTCAAGCGGATACTTCCGCTTGAGCCACATCCCCCAATAGGCGATAACTGCATAACATACAGCGTGAGAGCGGTTGAATCCATAGCTGTTGTGTGATTGAAAATATTGAGGATTTGCACCTTTGGAACAGACCAAATAGTTGGCTAATTCACCACCGTGCTCACACTCGATGTCCCACATCGACTCCACGCCGATATCTCGGACTTCAACCACAACGGCGGAGCTTCCCAACGCCAACATCCTCACGCCCGGATACAGATCATTGGCTTTCATCCACCCTTTGTCGGTATTCCACCAATGATCTGGAGAGCAAGCAAGAGTCTGGCCGCCTGTGAGCTTGATGTCGAATTGCCGACGCACGCCCGTCCTAGCAACCGTCTTGACTCTGTTTTCGGTTGGCCGCCCCTCGGAATCCAAGGACACGATTGAATCGCCTGGCTTCAAGTCGCTGATTGCTTTCGTTTCAGCCTGTAACTCCGAGAATAATGCATCGAACACATGTTCTTGCTGTATGTGACTCTGCCGCACCCCAAATAAATGCATATCGGCTCTTGCCGTTTTGAGCCCTTCAGATGATAGGATGTGTGCGGCCCTCGTGCTGTTATCTCCAGATTGTCCAGAGTGTTGTTCGTCGTGTCGCCGTCGATATGATGCACCATCTCTCTGGACAACAGCTTCCGACCAATCATCTTTTCCATGGCCACTCTGTGCTCCAGCTCCCAGCCATTCTCCGTCTTGATCGTCAAGTAACCATTCTGCTTCCCCTTGTCGCCAATTTTCTTCTTGCAAGTTGGCGCGCCGCGCTCCGTTGTCAACTCTAAATTGTCGATGTCGTTGTTCATCGGATCGCCGTCCTTGTGGATCACTTGCTCCCGATTTGTCAACCGCCGGCCTATCTTCTGCTCCATGAGCCATCGATGCTCTCTCACCCATCCCCTCTTTGTCTTCACATCCATGTATTTGCCGTCGCGTCGGCGGCTCCCTATTGGCTTGGCTTTCGGCATCCTCTTGACTCCCGTTGTCGTTTCGTTTAGCTTCTAACGAAACGACAACGCAAGAACAAGAGGGCAAACAACCAAAAAAAGTTATCGCGTCCATCACCCGCCCAGCGGTCTTGGCGTCCATACCGCAAGTTGCCTTCGCGCCCTCGATGAAATTTTGACGCTCCTTGCCAATAGTCTCGTCGCCCCACTTCTTTGCGATCTTTTTCCTGAGTGAGTCAGCGGTGGCCGGAGGGAACCCGGCGACCTGTGTGAAAATCTTCAGCACATGCTCCTGGTACACGATGATCCCGAGGGTGTCCTTGGTGATCTCATCTACCAACGGGTGGCCAAAGGCTGACTTCTTGATCAGCTTCGGGTCCTTTTTGCGCGCCACGTACTGGGTGGCCAAGCCCGAGCGTGCGGTGCCCGGTCGATTCAGCGCTGTCATCGCAGCGATGTCTTCAAAGTTGTTGAACTCAACGCCTGAGCAAATCTTGTCGGCGCCCGGGGAATCGTATTGGAAGATCCCCACATAGTCATGGTCTGTGAACCCCTGGAGCACATCAGGCTCGTTGAGGTCCAACTTCTCCAAGTCGATGTCCACCCCGTGCCGCTCCTTGATCGCCTTCACGCAGTCGTTCAACACGGTCAGAGTCCGGAGCCCGAGCACATCGAGTTTAAGCAGCCCCATCGCCGCCACGCCATACATGTCGATGGCGCTGACCACGACATCCTTGCCCTCGTGCTTCCGGATCTCCAATGGAACCAGATCCGTGAGCGGCACCGGTGATGTAATCACCCCGGCGGCGTGTATGCCGAGGGTCTTGGCCATCCCCTCCAGCCGCTTGGCGTGACGGAGCACGTCTGGATACTTCGCGTTGAATTCCTGACACACCTTGAATTCAGCGAAGCTGTCCTCAATGGTCTGGCTGGCCCGCTCATCGCCGCTGCTCCGCTCGATGATCGAAGCGGTGACCGCGTTCACCTCGGCATAGGGCACGTCCAGGACTCGGGACACATCCTTCAGGCACTGCTTCCCTGACAGTTTACCCACTGTCGCGATCTGACACACCTTGTCGGCGCCATACTTCTCACGCAAGTGGTCGATGATCTCCTGGCGACGCACATCCTCAAAGTCCATGTCGATGTCGGGCATGTCGATACGACTGGGTGAGATGAACCGCTCAAAGATCAACCCGTGCTCGATGGGGTCCACGGAGGTGATGCCCAGCAGGAATGAGACGATTGAACCGGCGGCGGAGCCCCGCCCTGGCCCGCAGGCGATGTTCTGGCGTCGCACCCAATCATACAAGTCTCGGACCAGCAGGAAGTAACCGATGAACCTCTGCCGCTTGAGCGCCCCCAATTCCATCTTCAGACGGTCCCGGTAGATGGCGACGGCTTGGGCCGGCGGCATCTTCATCCGGCGGGCATAGGCGGCTGCCCGGCTCGGGATATCCCGCCAGCTCCAACCTCCGATGCACAGCTCTTTCAGGTACTGATACTGCTGTGCATCTGTGGCGTCATATCCGCCATATTCACTCGGGAGCCGAAGCGCCGGCATCAAGCACGCGAAGCGGTCGATGTTGATGATCTTCGGCTCGATCATGCTATTGAACAGCAGAGTGTTGTCCAATGCCTCCTTGATGACCTTGTCAGACATGAATTCATGGTTATCTTGGAAGGCTGTCTTCATCTCCGCCCGAGTCCGGAGGTGAAACTCATTGTTGCCGAAGCGGAACCTGTCTGGGTTGGACATCCTGTCCCCGGTCCCGATACAGAGCATCACCTCGTGGGCGTCGGCATCCTTCTGGTCGACATAGTGGGCGTCTTGCGTCGCCAACAGGCGTGCGTGCTTGCCCCAACGCTCCCGGAGATCCAATGCGAATTGGTTGGCCAACCGTTGATCGTCGATGGCGTGCGGTTGCACCTCCAGCCAGAGGTCTTCACCGAAGCGCTCCCGCAGCTTCTCGGCGTCGGCCAATGCCATCCGCTTCTTGCCCGTCGCAACCCGGTCGTTGATCGGCGATGACAAGCAACCGGTGGCAACCGCCAATCCGTCGCCGTGTTCCATCAGCGCCTTGAGGTCGATGCGCGGCTTGTAGTAGAATCCCTCTGTCCAGCCCATCGTGGACAGCCGATACAAGTTGCGGAGCCCTTCGGCGTTCTTGGCCCAGACGGTGATGTGCCACCGGTCCCGGATCCCCCAGTGCTCCTCATACCCCTTGACGGCGTTCTTGGCGTCGGCGCGATTCATCCCCTGGGTGATCTCCGCCCGCTCTTCAGGCGTGATCCCCTTGCGATGCATGTCCATCGCGACATAGAATTCAATCCCGTATATGGGCTTGACGCCGTGCTCCTGGCACTCCAACAGCTGCTGGTAATATCCGCGCATCGTGCCGTGGTCGGTGATCGCGATGGCTGGCGCTCCGCGCTCCTTGGTCGCCTTGACATAGTCGGCGACCTTGCCGCAACCGTCCAATTGGCTCATATCCGCGTGTACGTGCAAGTGGACAAAGTCTTCAGCCTTTGACACCCGATCCCTCCAATCGGCGGCGTGTATATCCTACCAAACCACTCGGACGTTTATTCGCCCAACCTTGATAGGACTGCGCGCGCCGCGTCGCCTTTGACCACGTTGGTGGTTGTGATATGGCACTTTGGAACCGTGATGGAGCGCTCGAACATCAGCGTGAACAGCCGGTCCAGTGTTCTCCAATCGGCCTGCGATGGGAACCACCTCCCCTCGCAGCGCCGCTTACAAACGTCATAGGCGGCGGTCATCCAAACGTACAGCACATCGCCGCCCTGCTGTGTCATCAGCTCCTGCCAGAATCCCACCAATTTGCGGCTCGCAGACAGGTCCTTGTAGTAACCATCCAGATGGTTGTGAAGCACACCATAGGCGACAGCGGAGGGCAGCGAGCGGTCCAATATGACGTTTGCTCGGAGGGTGCCTAGCAGGTCTGCCGTGAAAAGATCCTCGATGTGGCAGTTCAGAGGTATCCGGAAGTCATCCCTGAGCACTCGCTCCGCGTCGCCCTCGTGCCCCCAATGCAGATCGGAGTTGCCCCGCCTGAACGGCCGATACACCGGCCATTCAAGCCACTGCGACAGCTCCTGGGCACAAGATGACTTGCCAGTCCCGTTGAGCCCCTCCAATATGATGATCACAGAGCCAACCCCTTGTGAACAGCATCCACCGCTGCCAATGCCCAAGCCAGATCATTCTCCGGGATGGTCAGCGGCGGTGTGAATCGGATAGGCCCGAATTGCCGATGCGTGGCAAACAACAATCCGACTTCCCGCGCCCGATGGATGAACTGAAAACCGTCATATCCATAGGTGTGAAAGTCGGGCGTGAAGGCGTTGAGCATCCCGAAACCATCGACGCTGGCCACCCAATCATAGCCACCCAACACCGTCCGGATCATCTCCCCCCGTTTACGCACCATCGGCAAATTGGCATCCAACCATCTGAACATCTCCGCTGCCATGTGACAGACAAAGGGCGAGCCCCCGAAGGTGTTGAAGTGGACTCCTGGAGTGAACGCCTTGGCGACATCCTCCGACGCCAGCATACAGCTCATCGGGAAACCCATGGCCAAGCCCTTGGCCAGCGTCATGATGTCGGGCTTGACTCTGATCTTCGGGTGCTGCCACGTGGCGTGATAGCCCGCGCGTCCCGAGCCCGCTTGCACATCGTCATAGATGAGCAGGAAACTGTGCTGCTTGCGTATCCTGGCCAACTCTTGCCAGAATGCAGGCGGATATGTGTGCACAGTGTTGTTGCCCAAGACGGGTGCGAGAATGACGGCGGCGACTGTGTCCCAATCTGGCGCCTTGGGCTCGTGCTCGGCGCCGTCTGTAACCACCTGTTGGAGCACCAACTCATCTTCACGCCATCTAGGGTCCAGGACTCCGAAGCCAGCAGCGATGGGCCCAAACCCGTGGCGGTGATATGGACTGACTCGGAAGTCCCCGGCGGCGAGACTCAGACCGGTGCGCCCATGGAAGTTGCCTTCCATCGTCAAGATGCGGCGCCGCTCTTCATGCCCCCGGTCCCACCAATACTTGCGCGCAATCTTGATGGCTGCCTCGTTGGCTTCAGTCCCGCTGTTGGAAAAGAAGATCCTGTCCATCTCCGTGCGCTGGCAAATCAGCTCCGCCGCTTCCCAGCGCGTTGGATTGGGATAGATGTCAGGGAGCTGGTGCGGAGCCCCGGTGCCAAAGAATTTGAACACCGCCTGAAGAACCTCCGGCGTGTTGTAGCCCAGCGCGCAGACACCCTCATCCCCCCAGAAATCCAAAAGGCGTTGTTGCTTCTCAACATCCTTGACGGCACTTCCGGCTGCCGATTCAACCGTTATCGGCAGCCGTACCACGTTGTTCATCAGACGGCCGTTGTACTTCTCGGTGTTGACCGTCGTGTCCTCATTCTGGTTCATCGGCCATCCTTTCTGGTGCCTGTCCAAGGATCCCTGCCCCAGAAGCGTTCATATTGCGTCGCACGCTCCATCATCTCCGCCTTCATCGGCACGTCCACGTTGCCCAATGCCAAGGGCAAGGGCTCCGTCGTCCATTCGCGGTTGAGATGGAGCGGACACGGTGGCAGCTTGTCGTCCCCGGTCAACCGGCGGCGGCATTCTTCTTTGTACACGCATCCCATGAAGTCATCTCCCGACATGCACGGCGGTGAGACCATCTCCCGGAATATGGGGTGAATCTTCTCGGCGCACTCGTTGATCATCCCCTCGATGATGGGCCCCCAAATTCCAAGCTGCAAAATCCAACATCCCCGCTTGCCCACGATGTGCTGCAGCGCTGAGATGTTCAGCTTCCAGCTGATCCGGTGTTGCGCCCCCAACGGTATCAGCTCCCGAGCATCCTCCATCGGTATCCCTGCCGCCACCAGCGCGTTGTATCCCGCCTGAATCCGCTCCATTGTCGCCCTGTACAAGTCAATGAGCGTGCTATCCGGATGTTGCTGAATTGTCAAGGGCAGCCGGTATGCCTCATTGGTGGCAAAGCTCCCCATGTCCTGGATGCGCATCGACTGAGACCACCATGAACTCTTGGCCAAATCAGGTATCTCATCCATCACTATGTCGGCGCCCACTCGCTCCGGCGAAGGGAGCGTGCCGATCCGATGGCGCACCGCCTGCTCCCGCCAAGATACAGAGACACCCTCCAGCATGAACACGAGGTCCACGTGCTCGCCGATCGGGATGCGCTGGGCTATCACCGCCCTGAAGAGCTTTTCAATCTCTTCAGGGGCCACGTCCCGCTTGATCTCCGCCGGAGTCCGAAGCGGCTCCTCAGTCTTGCTGGCCTCCCACACGCTGTACACCAGCTCCAAAGGGTCCCGAGTCCAGGTCAGCAGGGTCACTTCCGGTTCATTCATCGCACAATCTCCTTGAATTCTCTCACCACTTTAACAGGCACCTTGTCCTGCACTTCTTCAATCTCCAACGCCCCTTGCGGAGCCCCCCGCTGAAGCAAGAACATCGATGACATCCGATGCCACGTCACCACCATAAGTGTGCCAAAGTCGTATCGCTCCTTGTATTTCCGAGCCACCACCCGAAAGTAGTCAGGCCAGTGATCAGGGTGCATCCCGATGGACTTGTGGTATGACGCCCGGTTCTTGGGGAATCGGGACAATCCGAAAATGGCGCTGTCGGTGATCGTCACCCACTTCTTGGACGCCTTGAAGATGGCGTCAACCGCGTCCATGTAGCGCTTCTCGGTCAGAAATCGGTTGAATGTGAGCTGATTGAAATCGGCGTGCACCCAATCCCAATACCGTTTGGGTTGTTCACCGATGAAAGCATAAGAGTCTGTGACCCTGGCGTTCACGTCCGGAAGCGATCGCTTGATGGACATCACGCAATCCTTCTCGATGTCCAATGCCAGGTGCGCCCTTGGTTTGCACAGCTGCTGGATGATGGAAGCGTGCCAGCCGGAGCCGCCAAACAGTTCCACCACGCGCCCCACCTTGCCCACCTTCTCGGCCACCTTTTGGAATGCGGCTAGCTCCGCGTGAATCTCATGCCGGCGGATGGCGTAGTGCGAGTGCGGAGCGTCCTTGCCGATCAGCGCCCGCTCTTCATCGCTCGATGAATCGCACACATACATGCGTTGGCCGCCCAGATCAATCTCGGTGATGTTCATCCCGGTTCCCTTCGATGGCTTCGGCGGCGCGTTTGACAATAGCAGGCCAATCAGACACCCGTTGAATCAGCCGCGTATCCTTCAATTCCCTGTTGTATGGCCAATCCAATAACAGAACAGGCACACCTATGGACGCGACTTCCAGACAATGCTTCACCCGGTCCTCCACAAAGAAGGTTGGGCGCGCTGGAAAGATGTGCTCATAGATCAATTCTGCCTTGTCTTTCCCGAATAAAATCAAGTCATAGGCCATCCCGTGTTCTCTGAGCCAAAACATCGTATCGGCATACAGGTTCTTGTATTGCGCATATGGCCGTGCTGTCATCAACACGATCTTGAACCCGAGGTCCCGGATGGCTTGCGTTGCTTCAGAAGCCCCTCTTATGGGCGGCAGCTCCCGGAATTGGCCACCCCTGTAGAAATCCTCCTTGAGCGATTCAAGCAGAGCGATGGTCCGATCGTTCATTGGGGCTCCGCCCTGGGCACTGTTGAGTTTGTCTTGCCACTCGCTCAAATCGGCCAGGCAGTTGTCCACGTCGATGACAACCAAGCGGGTGGAAGTCTCCAGCGCCAAACGCTCCCCTCGGGCTCGATCATCGACCACCGCCGACTTCCGCATGAACGAGTCATACAGCCCGTCGGAGTCCACCCCGTACAGCTGCGCGATTGCAATCAGATACTTGAGCACATCGGCGGCTTCATCAGCCAAATTGACCTGCTCCACGGGTCTGCTCCGGAGCACATGCGCCTTGAAGTGCGTGGCGACCCGCATCAGCTCCGCTGCTTCTTCAAACATCCCCAAGGCCAAGTCCTTGGACACCCGAGCCCGGTCCATCGGCGACATCGCCGATGGGTCCAGGTTGAACGTCTCTTGCTGTCGCGCTTGGCGCTTGAACATCTCATCCCATCGGTCGGACATCGAACCATCTCTCAGCCAGGTCAATCGCATCCTCCAACACCACATCCATGGTGGAGCGTGAATTCCATGTCGCAAATCGGCCCAGCGGTGCTATGTTATTTGGCCACTCGGGCTCCACTTCCAACGGCAGCAGATGCCCCTTCAACCCCTCCGTCACTTGATCTATGGCCCACCCATCCTGAAAGATGAAATTGAGGTCAGAGTGCATCCTCGGGACATCCAACTGGCCGTTGATCTCCACGGAGTAGCCGGAGCCCGACGGCGAGAAACGGTGAACGGCGTCGGCAGGGGTGTACGGTGTGTACACATAGTCCCATTGGACGTATCGGTCCCGCAGGGGATGGACCTGGATGACGTTCAGCTTCATCGCAACGCCCTCCGGCACATAGAAGTCAGCCATCCGACGCACCGCCCACAACGGAATTGTGACCACGCAGTAGTCATAGGGCACTGACACCCCTGATGCGGTCTGCAACGCACCACCCCGGATCCCCGTCACCGCCGTCTTCATCACCATGAGCCCACCGGCCAATTTCGTGATCACCTCTGGGAAGTGAGCCCGGATGGCCTTGCGGGGCTTGGCTGCCGCCGGATCATTCATCGCCGTCGCTGCGGACTCCGCGTCCGCTTCTGTGCGTCGCGTCTTGCGGTAGTGATCGGCTCGTATCCGGGCTGCCTCGGAGCCCGGAAGCGAGTGCAAATATTTGGGATAGGGATGCACCCCGCCGCGAAGCATGATCCCGCCTGAAATCGCATAGTCGCTGTAGACCACCCCCAATTCATCAAACAGGTTGATCATCCCGATGGTGTGGTGAATGTATTTGAGCCCTCCGGCGAGAAATTCCCCGCCCAAGGCGCCCGACTCTATCACCAGAACCTCCGCTTGCAGTCGCCTGAACACATACGACGCGATCAGTCCAGACATACCACCGCCGATGAGAACCACGCGCGGTTTCATTGATTGCCCCAATTATTGTTGGATTAAAAGGCGGGTGACGCCGCTGATGGCCGGAAGTCAGCCATGAAAACCCACCATCGCGGCGCCACCCACGCCTCCACCGAGCCCCGGACAAGGAAAGCTCATACTGGTGGAGGCAACCAGTTTAGTCTACCCTCACGGATCATCCGCCCGTAAACCTGCGCCACAAACCTCGCTCCGTCCTTGTCGTGATCTGAGGCACGAGAAGTGAAGAAACCATCGACATGCGGGGCCAAGTGGAGCTGTTTGAGTTCAGCTTGAGAAACACCCTTCCACTCCGTCGCTCGGAGCGGTGTCAAGACATCTACCAGCCCAGTCCGTGGCTTGAAGAGAACCAACGCCAATGGCTGGTCCCGCCCGCTCGATGTTCTCACATAGATTGACATGTATTTGCTCTTCTTGCGCCTATCCGATGTGTACAGCCGTCCCGGCAAGAGCGCTTGGGAGCCCTTGGGATACTTGTACGGGATCTGCTCCAGCAACGCCGCTCGGAAGTGCTCAAAAATCTTGTAACAGTCCAACCGGTTGCGGATCGACAACGCCACCAGCGCTTCCGTCGCCGCGCTCTGCGAACAATCGCGTGGCAGCCGCTTGTTCTTGCGTCGCCCCTTCGCGCTGCGAATCATGTGTTTGCGTGGTGTTACCTTGGACGGATCCCTCTTGGACAATCCGCCCCGGATGCCCCAACGCCGGATGACCTTGTCCAGCTCTTTCATGAACTCGGTGGCATCCTGCTTGGCGATGGCGTAATGATCCTCCACTCCGTCCACCTCGCACAGCTGGATCTCCACCAAATCGTCCGTGGTCTTCTTGCTTTCCCTCAAATAGATCTGGAAGGCAGCACAGTGGTTCCGCCACAAACAAGGCTCGCTCTGATCCGGATCTTCGTGCTCCGGTTCCCCGTCACAGGTCTCATCCCCACGCTCGTATTGCCCCACGCAGGGTGGCATGTATTTGTTGGCATCGTCGCTCATTCTTGCCCCTCCTTGAGCCGCTTCACCAGGTCCCCATACCAACCTACAGGCACCTTTTCGCGTGCGCCGTCGGCACCGTAGACCACACCTAACAGCGCGTTGAATTTCCCCTCAAGCACCAATGTGCGGCGGAGCTTCCCCTTGCCCAAGACCAACACCACGCCCCACTCATAACGCTCGATCATCCGAGACCACTCACCGGCTGCCTGGAAGTGATCCGGCTCCGCCGCGTAGCCCGGAATTGGCCGAGGGTCCAATCCCCTCCGCTCGATCACCTCTGCCACAAACTCGTGATCGTGATAAGGGGCCTTGCTGATGTGAATCACCGGCCACCCCTTTTCTGCTACTGCCTCGCCAAACAATTCGCTGAATTCCGAGTCATACTTGGCCATTTTTGTGAACAACAAACGGATTTTGTGCAAGCTCCAATCAACTGTGTTCTTGGTGACCCCTAAGTAGCGTGCGATGGCGATGCTGGGGACTTCCTTGCTCGCGTCGCCGCCGCTGTTCTTGATCATCTTCAGCAGCTCCACCGACGGATTGCATCGGGCTGTAAATACCTTCTTGTCCAACCCCGTCAAGGTGTTGAGCAGTCGGAGCTTCATCCGCTTCGCTTGCGCGTCCAACTCCGCCCAGCTACACACCACCTCGGGCGATTCATCCGACGCTGCCGGCTCATAGCCCCAACCGTCGCCGTCCCATGCGAGCATGTCATCGAGCGACAACAATGGAAGTGGACGCTTCACGGCGTTGCCGTCGGCGTCGGTCACGATCACAAAGGGAGTCCGACACTGCGCCAGCTCGTGATACACCAGACCAAGGTAGGCATTGGTCAGGACGCGGCTGGCATAGGCCACCAAGCCGCCCTTCGCCTTGTTGTAGTCGTATCGCAACAGCGCGCCGAGAAGGGCCAACCGTCCCTCCTGGATGGCGTCGTCCACGCCGATGGACGGGAGCGAGCGGTGCAACGCCCGGCTCTTATGGAGGATGGCTGGATACACCCTCCGCTCGATGTCGGGGTACATCTCCCGGAGCGCTTCAGGGCAGCGCCAGCCCTCTGGGAAGGTGGTCACGCTGCCACTCCCTTCTTGCCCTTGAGCAACTGGCTCCGCATCAGCTTGTACACTTCAACGGCCAATGCCTCAATGTCGTTCACGATGACATGGGTGGCGCCGTGCCGCTCGTTGTAGAAGTCCTGGACGGTCCTGGTCTGTGCGCCGATCCCAATCACCTCGATGCCCGAGCGTGTGATCTTCTGGATTGCTTCCTTGAGTGCCTTCTCGTTGGTATCTATCGCGACACCGCCGCCTGCCGGTTGGCCGTCAGAGAGCACGAACATGATCTTGCGTGTCTCGGAGCGCTTCGCCAGCCGCTCCGCGACCATCATCACCGCTTCACAGTCCACGTTGTCTTGGCGGCCCGTGATCGTCGTGAGACGGCTCCGCACCTTGCGGTAGGACTCGCTGAACGCCTTGAACATGTGGTATTCCATCGGTGCCATGCGGCTGTAGCCGTCCCGCTCGCAGCGGATACTGTCGCGAGTGCGAGTGTGGAAACCGATGATCTCAAATGGAATGTTCAGCGCGGCGAAAGTCTCACCCAGCGCCACTGCCATCAGCTTCGCCTGGTATGCTTTGGTGGTGTAGCTGTATCGGCTGTTGCCGTCGCCGTTGCCCATCGAGCCGCTGAGGTCGATGAGGATGCTGATCGCGGTGTCTAGCTTCTCGCCCTGCTCTTCAACCTGAAACACCGCCCGGTTGCCGGTGCGCACAGAAGCGAGCCTGGAGCTGTCCAACTCGCCGCTCCGCTGATCGCCGATGAGCTTGGATGCCGCCCGAGCCCGAATGACGGTGGTGAGCTTGCCCTTCAGCCCTCGGATCTGCGCGGCCACCTTCTCTTTGATGACGTTGTACTCCAGGTTGCTGTCGGCACGAGTGTGCGGGATAATCTGTGCATCCGCCGCTGCCGCTTGCGGGTGTGCGGAGTATCGGCGATTGCGGCTGCCGTCGGCGCGAGCGGCGTCAATCACTTGCTCCTTGGCCAGCTCCATGAGGTCGCCGTTGTCGGCGTCCTTGAGCATCGCTTGGCGGCCAGCTTCGGCGGCTGCTTCACGGGCTGCCTCGTCACCTTCGCCACCGCTGTCCTCGGAAGCCCCTCCGCTGCCCGTCTCTGCGTCTTTGTCCTCGCCCTCATCCTCGCCCTTGGACTCGCCTGAATCCTGGTCTTCTGCGGCATCCTCGTCATCCTCGTCACCAGCGGCACTGGACTCGCCGTCTGCCTCGTCACCCTCGTCACCGGCGGAGCCGCTCTGCTCGCCCTGCTCACCCTCGGACTCGCCCTGCTGACCCTGCTCGCTCTGCGCTTGGTCGGCGTCTTGGCCCTGCTCGCCCTTCTGCTGCGGCTCGCCCTTCTGCTGCTCGGGCTGTTCCAGCTCTTCAGCCTTGTCGCCGATCTTCTTGATCGCGCTACGGGCCAGCGCCAGACTGTCGGAGCCCCAACGGGACTTCGGGCCAGCGGCGATCTCGTCAGCAACGGCGTCCATGTAGGGTGTGAACTCGGCAGGCATCCAGCTCGTGTCCAGGCCGTGCGCCGCGAAGATGATGCCGCACCCGAGGGTGTGCCAGAAATTCTTGGAGTGATCGGACTTCTGCTGATACTGCCGGACGCTGTTGAGGTTGGCGGCGGCCAAATTCTCCGCCATCCCCGGATACCTGGCGCTGTACTTGTGCTCAATCCGGATGTCCTCAAACACGTTGAGGAGCATCTTCTCACGATTGGTCCGGCACTTCCGGCAAAGCTGAAGCGGAGTGATCTGCCCGGCGTCGGCGTGATCCCGCTCGTCAGCTACGTGCGCCGTCTCGTGGTCGAGAAGCCCGTGGAGAACCTTCTGATCGGCGTCCTTGAGGTGGTCGGCGTTGAACGGGTACTTGATCGTGTCGCCGTCGGTGCAGCACTCATATCCCGAGGGCACTACGTTGACCTGCCAATTGCGGCTCATCGCCCGAGCGATGTTCGTGAAAAGGGAGCTTCGGTCTGTGATCATGGCTGACTTCCTTGCTTGTCCTTGTCCTATTCCCTAGCATAATTGATGCGTGTTCAGAAGTCGACCCCAAATTAAGGCAAAATCGACCTTGGGGGCCAACTATCATGCAACATCGCCACCGAAATAGCGCTGAATCAGGTTATCCACGAATTTGGCGTCATCAGCTGACAGCTTGTTGACGACGGTGATCTGCGCGGCGCGGCGGGCATCGCGCATCCGGACTGCCTTGCTAGCCCACGCGATCAGCCGGCGAGTGCTGAAGGTGCAGTAGCACATCTCGTTGGCAAGGGCTTCTCGGACCTTGGATGCGATGGTGACCATCTTCTCTGCGATGGCCCGATTCACGCGGGTGCGATTCATCAGGATCTCAACCTCTGTCTCCTTGGCGGGATAGTTTGCCTTGATGACCACGCCGAAGCGGTCCAGGGTTGCCTCGTTGATCACGTTGGTGCCGGCGTACAACCCGGTGTCGTCGCCGCGCCCGTTGGTGTTGTCGGTCGCCATGAAGCGGAAACTGGCGTGAGGCACGACCACTTCGCCGCCGTTGTCGGTGAGCACGAGCGGCTTGCCTTCCAGGACGGCTTGGAGCTTCATGAGGATGCCGGCCGGAGCGGCGGTGATCTCGTCAAGCAGGAGCCACCAGCCGTTGCGCATCGCTTGGGGCAGGAGCCCGTCGCGCCAAACGGTCGTGCCGTCGGCGGCGATCTCGTGGAAGCCCACAAACTCGGCAGTGGTAAAGCGCTGGTTGAGCTGGACTCGGACGCAAGGCTGGTTGAGCATCGCTGCCAGCTCTTCAACGAGCGTGGACTTGCCGCAGCCGGTTGGACCGTAGATGAACGCGGGGCTGTTCTCTTCAACGGCCAACCCCAACTCCTCCAACATCTGCTCCTCAGTCTTGCCGACCATCCAGTTGGGATTGTGCTTCGGCACGTACACGCCGTCATCGGCTCCGAGGTCCCGGCGGATCTTGAGCTGGACGCAACCGAAGTGGAGGGTGTCGGGCGAAGCGACGGGCTTGGCTTCCTCAATCGGGTATCCCGTCGGCGACGTCACCGGCTTGGGCGCGGTGACCTTGTTCTGACCGGATTTGGCGCGGTGACGCGCCGTCGCGCTGATTGTCGGAGCCCCGGGGAAGCGCTCGTTGTACTCTGCGACGTTGGTCTTGTGCGCGAAACCGAGGTGCGCGTCTAGGCGGTGATACCAACACTCGCACAACTTACATTGGATCTTCTCGGAGCCGTCTTTGTCGAAGCGCTCGTGCTTAGCGTCCTTGGCCATGGCTGACTTCCTTGTGCTAACTGTCTTGTTTTGTCCGGTTGCTCTTGTCCGTTATCTGATAGCATAATTCCATCCATCGCAAAAGTCGAGTGGATATTGACCAGAAAATTGCCCTATGCCCTAAGTGCACGATCTTGTTGATACCGATCAGCCAACTTTCTTTGGGCTGAGGCCAATGAAGCGGCCAAGCGAGCACTCCGCCCACCGGTGTAGCGCTCCGCCGACTCAACCGCCATCCTTGCTTGGTTCCTAGTTGCCGAACCAGGGTCAACCCCATCCGGCAGGCGAGCAATGTGGACCGATCCAAACCGACATGTGAGTTGTCGGGCCACGTCATAGGGCGCCGTCTGCTCTTCAGGGTCCAACATCACCGTGATTCCGGCGTCCACAGGCTTGGCCAACAACATTTCCAGCTGCTCTTTGTGAAGCACCTTGCCCATCAGGGCCAACGCCGGGATGCCGTGCTGCCATAACTTGATGGCGTCCAATGGCCCCTCAACCAATGCAACGTCGCCATCGAGCGGCGCGTGCTTCCACCCCAACAAAAGGCGCCCGTGGTTGGCGCCCGCTGGGTTCAGGTATTTCGGTTCCTGCTGGCCCGTCATGTCCCGAGCGGTGAAGCTCCGCCCGTTGGGACACTCGACAGGGATGATGAGACGGCACGCAAACCTGCCTGTGCGGGCCCAACCGAGCCCCCATTCACGTGCCGTCTCACGCGTCACCCCTCGCTCCCGCAGATACACCGGCATCTTCCATTTCCCTGCTCTGAAGACTGGTATGAACTCGGATGGAAGCTCCGTGTTCTGCTGAACCTCGGGCTGCTCGCCCCCTCGCATTGCCAGCAAGCGCTGAAGCAACGTCTGCGGAGTCCCTTGCCGCCGGAATTGGACTGCCCGCCGGAGGATGTATTGGCGTGCCTCGTTGCGGGTGATCCCCTCGACACGCGCAATCAATCCAACCAGCCAGCGTCCCCGCTCCTGGCACTTGAAGCAGATGTAGTGGCCCTCCTCAGCGTCCACGTAGAATCGGCCATCCTTGCCGCACCAAGGGCACCGCCCCACATACTGATTGGACCCGTTGAGCCTGGCGCCCTCGATGTGACTCTGACACCATTCTTTGACGTCAAACTGCATCAGCTGATCTTCGCTTGGACGGCTCTCACCGCTTCCATGATCGCCTTGTGGACCTGGCCAACTTCCGCGTCTGCATTGACGATCGGCCAAGTTTGCTTGCCGTGGATCTCCTGCTCCGCCATCCGCTTCCAGAACCACCGATAACGCTTCACCACCTTCTCCATCAACCCCGGTTGCTGCTCGTATCGGTCCCTACGCTCCGGCCGTCGCTCCGCTGAAACAGAGGGCTCCGCATCCAACAGAATATGGATATCGGCCTTGGGCAGATAAGCGTGCATGACCACGAGTTGACGGGAGTCCAATCCATCCTCCGCCCCATAGACCACGCCGGAGGGCCACCACCGATCGGCGACCGCATTGACCATCATCTTCTTGGTCCAAGCGATCGTGTCCGCGTGCTCCATCTGATTGGCGAGCTGAAGCGCCTGGAACACCAGTGCGTTGGTCATCCCGTCGGCGTCGGGCTCCGCCCTCCACTCCCGATTCAGATGCGCATAGATCAGCTTCCCCACTGGCGTCTCAACATCCGGAAACTTGAACAGCTTTGCGTTCATCCGCTTCTTCAGCAGCTCCGCCTGCGTGGACTTCCCACAAGCGTCAATCCCTTCCAGCACCACAAACATCACTTGCTCCTGTTGATCGGAACGGAGCCTGTAGCCCAAAATCTGTATCGCGCATAGTCGCCCGGCCGGTCCTTGAACGCCAACAGCACTTCCGACGGATAGCGCTGCCACCGGTCCCGCTCTGACCCATGCATCCCGCTGGTCTTTGCGTACAAAAGCCCCTTCAGCTCCACTTGCTCCAACGTCAAGTGGGACTTCTCGCAATCATCCGCCGCTTCTCGGCGGCTGTAATGTGTCTCACAGACGTTGCAGATCCACGCTTCTTTGGGCATCGCGCAACCCCGTTATTCGCTGGATGGATGTCTTGATGGCTTGGCCCGAAGTGTCAATGCCGATGTAGTCCCGCTCGTTGTTCAGAGCGGCAATCCCCGTTGTACTGGAACCGCAGAAGGGGTCCAACACCACTTGGCCCGGCTTGGTTGAATTCAGCACCAGAGCTTCGCACAGCCCAACGGGCTTCTCAGCCGGATAGCCCCGGTGAATCCGAGCGTAGCGCAGGACATCCCGCTGTCTCAAGTCGTTGAGCCGCCGCTTGCCCTTCTCCAAGAAGACGATGAACTCATACTGGCATCGCCAGTGGTAGCCCATCCCTATCTTCATCTTATCCCACACCAGACGCTTCCACCACTTGAACTTCATCTTGTCCACGATCGGCCGGAGAACATCGCTGGTCTCGTCATCGCAGAAGATGTACAGGTGCGAGTTGGGCTTCATCACCCGCCAGCACTGTATCAAGAACGGCAAGAAGCGCTCGTTGGGGAATACCGTGAACCAATCGTTGCTGCTCTTGGCCGAGTGCTTCAGCCGCGTCGTGCTCCCCACCGCCCGGTGTTTCTCGATGGACTCATATGGAGGGTCTGTAATGATACAGTCCACCGAGCCCTCCACCAAGTTCTGCATCACCTCGATGGCATCGCCCTGGAACACGGACCAGCCCGGTCCACCCTGCCCTCTGTACTTGATTCTGAACATGTCAGGCTCCATATGGGATCCTATCACCCAACTTCCGCGCCAGCTTCCAGCCCTTCAAAGTCAGCTTGTATCGCTTCAGCGTCGGGCGCACCCGCTTCGCCAGCCCTGCTTCTTGCAGCAGCCGGAGATCATCGTCATAGACTCCTGATGCTTCTATCACCCCAAAATTCTTGGATGCCTTGGAGATCATCCATGAAATCCTGTTCATGTCCCCGTCTTGCAATTTCTCCCCCGTGCGTCATCTCTGTTCTTCACATCCCAACGCCAAGAATTCAGATTGGCGCAACACCCTTCGCTGATGTACAATTCATAGCGCCATTCAGCCGCTTGCTGGCACACGTATCGCCCTCGCTCTTCATCCCACGCCAACGCCGGGCAGTCCAAGAGCCCCCACTTGGCCAATGACAAGGGGCACGGGACTTTGATGCAGCACCATCCGCAACCGACACAAGGATGGGTCTTCACGCTTCTCGCTCCTGCTCCGCTTCAGCGATGTACATGCGCGTGAACTCCGCTTCCAACGGGAATGTGATGTCACCTTTGCCGTCCCGGTATTTGGCCAGATACAGCTCCATGTGCTTTGTGTCGGGCTTCAGCGGTCCCTCCGTCGGCGCTGCCTCTTCACCGTCGTCATCGTCTATGGACACCCGCGTTGAGCGGGTGCGCTTCTCGGGCGTGTTCAGGGTTATGACCAGGTCAGCGATGCGCGCCTTGTCGTAGGACTCGGCGGTTGCCTCTGCCTTGGCGATCTTGTCCTTCCACTCCTTGCCCGCCTGCGTGGAAGTCCACACACCGTAGCCCTCGCCAGCGAGCCCGGCGATGTCCCAGTACACCTCCGCCTGCTGGAGCCTATGTGACTCAAACCGCCCCACGCCGCGCATGTGATCGGCGGAGTCCAAGATGATCACCTTGGGGTGAAAGTCGTGCTCCGTCCGCAGATCATCCAACGCGGCGCGCACGGTGTTGATATCACACCGGCGAAGCGGCATCTCAACGATATGGAGCAACCCCTCAAACTGCTTCAGCGCCTTGCCCTGCTTTGCCTCCAGCTGGCGAAGCTCCGAAGGTTTGAAGTCATATTCCTTGAACTTCTTGTATTCCATACGTGACCAGCGGGAGTCCATCCGCTGAGCAATCTGGAACAAAGGCATCTCAAGGCTGAAATACACCGTGGGATAGCCCCGGGCGATGGCGTTGTAGGTGAGGTTGCTCAGGACGATGGACTTGCCCACGCCCGTCGTTGCGACCACCAGACCTAGCTCGCACAGCTCCAGCCCTCCACTCAGGATCCGGTCCAGTCGCTTGAACCCGGTTGGGATGCGTGTCCACTCTTCAGGGTGCTCCCGGCGACGCTTCCGCTCCATCTGCCGGTGCTGAAAGTCCGAGATCCACTCAATGCTGTTGTAGTCCCGTGGCTTGAGCTCCCGGTCCACCGCCGACCGCAACGCCTTGTACACATCATCCACTTGGCCCTTCTCCAGCGACCTTGCCGCTGCTTCCATGGCCAGTTGGGCGTTGACCGTGCGGACAAACTCCGAGAGTTGATCCAGCGATGCCAAAGCCGCCTTGGGCTGGCGCCGAATGAGCTTGCGCACCAACTCCAGGTGAACCGCTCGCTCCCCATCCTCACGGAAGTCCACCCGCGCCCGAGCGATCAAGTGCGCGGCGGTGGTCTGCTCCCGGTATTTGGTCCAGATCTCATAGATCCCCTTCCACACCCATGCGTGCTGCGGAGTGTTGAAATGGTGCTCCGCCACCAACCGCGCTGCCCGTTTCAAATAGTCTTTGTCACGCAGCGCGCGACAAAGGATGTCCTCTTCAAACTCCTGATCCAGAATCAGGTTTGTCATATCCCATCTCGCGCACCATCTCGGCGCCTTGGTTGCGGCGATAATCCCCAGGCTCCATACAGACTGTGTAGAACCTCCCCTGTAGCATCGACTTGACCGTTGGCCCGTATGCTTGATGCAGATGTTGCAATGACAAATTGGTGGCGAAGATCACCGGCATTGAATCATCAAGTCGCTCCTTGAACACTCGTTCCAACTGAGCGTCCATATACCGATTGGACGCCTTCACCCGCTCCTTGCCCAGCTCATCGATCACGACAAAGTCAGAGGTCAGCATCAGAGACAGCCTACGTTGCCGCTCTGCGTCGTTGAAACCTGCCTTGATGTCTAGGTCCAGCTGTGGCATCGTCGTGTAGTACGCGGTGAACGAGGCACGCAGAGCACACACGATCACGTATGAGCAGAACATCGTCTTGCCGGTCCCGTTGTCCCCGGTCAGCAGCAGACCATACCCATGCTTCAACGCCCGACGGAAGTTGGCCACATACCGGCGGATCACGAGGTCAAACGCCTGCCGATTGTGTTTGACCTGATCATCCTTCACATACCAGAATTGCCTGGGCACGCAGGATTCATATGCTTCCAGAGCGTATTCAAACTGCTCCCGGCACGAACATCGCCTGCCCCGTCCCTCGCACTTCCGGCACAAAATGACGTGCCGGAAATAGGCTCGGGCTCTGAATTCTTCCACCTCCGCCTCAGTCCTCATGATACATATTCTCCGCCGCCCACTGCACCCAAACGTCGTGCTTGCCCACGAACACGACTGCGCCTGCCCCTCGGGACATGGCGGCACTCTGGACAGACATCAAGTAGCGATCTGAAACCCCGCTGATGTCAAAGCCCGCTGACTCCAACCCCGGTCGGAGTCGAGGGTCCAACTTGGTCACATCGCCATAAGAATGGCGATTGGACGCGCCCTCTGCGCCGGCCTTGAAGTCCCCGGCTCGCCATTGACGCCCCTTCTCGCTCGTCACCTCCATCGCCTGGCACGCCACCCGGTCCACGTTGGTCGGCGAAGTCAAGAATGTGATCGGGGGCACACGAAGCTTCGCGTCAGCGAAGTGCTTGATCTGCACGTGCCAGTATTCCAGCACCTGGCGTGGCGTCACGGAATACTGGAGACAGAGGATGGCCGCCGCGATGGCGTGTTTTTTCTCCTTGGCGTTGAACTCATAGTTGACCACCCGTCCCGTCTCACGCTGGTCCATCCGGCGATATCGGCTGTAGATGCGGGCATACTCGTCACCCAGCTTGCTGACCAGCTCCCGCCGCTTCGGGTTTTGGGGCGACAGCCTCAGCGTCTCCAGCATCTCAACCCGTTGCGCATCGGAGGGCTCGAATGTGACCTGTGGACGCCCCCTCTGGTCCAACTTGGTCCAGTCAATCGGTTGCTTCGCCGCCGCCGCTTCCGCCACACGCTGGGCTGAGGCTGCCTTGCGCTTCCCCGCCTGCTTCTCGGCGCCTGCTCGCATCGCCGACATGTCCACGCCAGTCTTCTTTGGCGTGGGTGGCGTGGGTGCTTTTGCACTTCCTGATACTTTACGCCTAGTTATAGCCTGCCCCCCCTTATCCGATAGGGATCTAGGGGTTAAGGATCTAGGGGTTAAGGATCTAGGGGTTAAGGATCTAGGAATAGGATCTAAGGATCTAGGTTCTAAACTACTAGCCACTTCTGCGAAACGATGGGTGGAATTAGAACAATCGCTGGGGACTCTCACATGATTCTTGTCTTTCTTGGTGTTTTTCGCCATAGGGGTCTTTTCGCTCGATGATGCTGTTCTTGTCCGGTCTTGTGCGCTTCGCGCACATGCAGATTCTGTCGAATCTGCTTGTTCTTCATAGGGTTTTTGATTTGTGCTATCCTTCTTGAGTGCTTCGATGAAACAACGAACAGCAGAACTGCCACAATATATTGGGTTGCCTAAGGGGTCATGATAGGACATTAAACCAAGATTCAGCTTCCCAAGCGGGATTTTCAGTGAGTGGCCGGTGTTTTGATCAAAAAACCTTATATTTCCATCATCTATGCCATGAAGTGCAGCCGATTTGCTAGTGGATTTTCCACCCATCCCGTCGTTCCCAGCCGGTGGAGAGTCGTTTTTAACCGATGGCACCAGCTTCCCGCCCGTGAGATTCATCCGAACGTCTGGTGGGATGTCCTCTGCTCGGGCGAAGTCTATGTCATCTTCACGCAACAAATCGTCCGCAGCCAAGACGCCGATGTTGGAATCAGGGATCAGATGGCGGGTGAGCTTCACGAGCCGGTTGGGCCCAGAGATGAGGGCTCGCTTCAGGATCTTGACGACAGTGGGGACTCCGATTGCCTCACGGTAGATCTCGATGTATCCCTTGTCGTGAAGCTCCTTGAGGATGACCGACGCTCGCCCCTCGGACAACCCCAAGATCTCGGCCACCTCTGGACGCCCACGAGACAACTCCGAGTCCGAAGCCACCTGGAAGCGCATCCAGGCTGAGAACCCTTCTTGCGACAGCTCCAGGTAGGCTTGTTGGATGGTGGCGTGGCCCTTGGCAAAGATGTTGGGATCAGGCTCTTTAACCATTCTATGTGCCCCCGAAAAAAAGCCCGGCGGCACGCACGTTGATCCTACAGGACGTACAGGACGCACGCCCACAACGTGAACGCCGCTCGGGCAACTTCAATTCTAGCCGACAAAACAACAGTAGGATTTGTCGCCGGGAGTCTCTATCGCTGATGCTGCACTGAAAGTCGAGTCCTTTTATTGCCTACTCGACCACTCGGATATTGAAGGCAGGCTCCGCCCGGTAGGACGCCAGACGCTCCGCCGAATGGCCAGCAAAGTATGGGTTTGTGGTGTCCATGAAGTCAATAAATATGGCCTCTGTTTTGCCGGCGTGCGGCGTCATATTTCGCATCCGCTGGACGCTCGCCTTCATGTCGCGGCCACCCTCCGCGTTGATAACCACTTCAACTTCAGGGATGTCGATGCCTTCACCAAAAACGGTCCCGATCAGGATCGGACACGATCGGGAAGTGAACGCCTCGACATTCTCCGCCCTGGTCTCGGAGCGGTCCTTGCCGGTGACCGCTCGATGGTCCAACCCGGCGGCGGTCATCTTCTCGGCGAGGTCCCGGATCTGGTTCAGCCGATTGCTCACGATCAGCACAGACAGCCCTTCTCGGACCTTCGCCGCCGCCAGCTCCACTATCTTGCGGTTGCGCCAATCGTTCATGTAGATCAATTTGTCCCGAAGCTCTTGGGACCACTTCCAATCCTTGAACCCTTGGGGCTCATTGCAGCGATGCAGCTCCACGTTCTGGCGCATCAGATAGCCCGCTTCAATCAGCCGCGTCGTGGACACGTCAATCCGGATCTCGCCACAACAGCCGCGAAGCCAGATCACCCCTCGCTCCTGCTCCCGCTTGGAGTCGAAATACACAGTGGCGCTGAGGCCCACCCTGTAGCACGCTCCGAGGTCCATCACGACCTTGTGCCAGACATCCCCTCGGAGGTGGTGGGACTCATCGAAGATCACCAGGTCATAAGTCTTGGCCACGTGCCTGTATCGTGGTTCCCCTCGGACCTTGCTCAGCGTCTGGACGGTCGCCACCGTAACGCATTTTTCATCCCAATGTGAATCGCCTATCCTGCCAACGTTGAAACACAGTGCCTCGCTCAACGAGGCGTGCGTCTGGTGGAGAAGCATCTGGGACGGCACGATGAAAAGGGTCTGCTTGCCCAGCCGGTGGATCAGCCCCGCCGCTGTCTTTGTCTTGCCGGAGCGGATAGGCATCTTCAAGATGCCGAGCCCGGTCTCAACCCCGGGCTCCGTGATCGCTTCGATGGCCTCCATCTGGTAGTCACGGAGCTTGATCCCGTCATTCCACTCATACCGGACATCGTGGGCCGATGGTCGGCGCTGATTGTCCAACCGGTAGGGGACCTCCATGTCATCGAACGTGAGCAGGACGGTGCGCAGGAGCCCGATGGGGACTGAATAGCCTCGCTGCGCGTGGTAGGTCATCAGGTGCTCTCGCCCGTCCCAACGTCCGTTGCGGAATGACGGCGCGAAGCGATGACCTGCGACTGGATAGCTGGTGGCCCTGCTCAACGTCCGGATGATCTGGCGCGAAGCTCCGTTGATGAGCAGGTGACGGTTTGTTGCTGTTAGCTCGATGACCATGCTCGGCGTATACTGCGCCCGAGCAAGAGACGATGAGTCATATCGTTCAGGTTCCTGTTGCCGCCGCTGCTGTCTTCACGCGTTGTAGGGCTCGGAGCCTATCCTTGAGTTCATGTAGGCGTTGGATGCTTTCGTCCAATGTGTCCAAACGTCTTTGTCGTTGGAGGTCTGCACGGCGGATCATACACACCCGTCGTTTGTCCAACACCGCTTCCAGATCCCTGTTGTGATCCTTTTCAGCCCACTCGCAGCACCCCTTCATGGCTTCGCCCTCCTCAACGGTGTAGATCCGACAACCCCTTCAGCGTATCATTCAGCGCTTCTGTGATCTCTTGGTACTTTTTGGCATCACTCTCTGATTTCTCGATGAGCCTAAGATACAACGCCTCCACCTGTTTGTCCTTCTTGATCACCGCATATGTCAGGGCTGCTACGCAGATGCCCAACACCCCATACTCGGAAATGGCCGACAACAGCTGGGTGAAGCTCATTGGGCATTCACGATGATAACGCCCATCTGGATTGCTAGGCTAGTGACCAGGACTCCGACGCCAAAGCCCACCCACCGCTGGAAGCCCGATTGCTCATACCACTTCGGGTCCCTCATTCTGCGGTCCAATTGGCTCTCCAGCCGCTCGATGTATCGGGCGTCAATCATCTTCTGCTGCTCCGCTTGATCCGCCTTCACCTCCGCCAACAGTAGTGCGGCGAAGCGGTCATCTTGGAGCAGGACGCCGCTGAAGGGCGCTGGCGTGTCTTCTCGGAGGGCCACGGCGTCGCCTGCGGTGGCGGTCAGCATCACAGCGAGGATGGCCGCGTGGATCACGTCCCCCTCCTGTTGTTGAACTCAACCAAGCGTCGGCGCCGCTCATCAGGGTCCGAGATCTCCTGGATGTCCTCCAGCTCCAACACCCGCGATTCCATCTTGAGCTTGAGCAATTCATGCTCGCGTTCCCGTCGGTCCCGATTCATTTGAGCCCTGTATTGAAGCCGCTCTGCTTCAGGACTGTGCGGGAGCAGACGGAGCACGAGACAGATGGCGGCGGCGATGACAACCAATAGCCACAGCCAGTATCGGCGGAGCCAATCGCAAATGTCGTTAGCCATCACGGCACCTTCTCGTTGGCCTTGATTTTAGCCATCTCCCGGCGCCACACACGTTCAAGTGAGTGACCAAAGTCGGGCTTGTTTACCTTGTGGACCTGATCAAACCTCTGCTTGCCCCCTTCATCTGCCACATCATACACAAACTTGATCGTGTCCGGTGTACCTTCCGGATCTCCAGACACAATCATCTGTGCGTATTCCAGCCGCCTCATGGGAGTCCACCCTATCCGAGCCGTTTTTCAGCCTTCCACTTGTTCAACAGCTCATTCCACCCGACAGCGCCCATTCCAGCCAACGCTCCGGCGACCAATGAATTGAGCAGGTGGCCGCTGGTCTGGTAGCTGACTGCTACCATCGCCGCCGCTCCGAGCCCGGCGGCGATGTAAGGCTTGATCCACTTCCGTCGCTTGTTCTGAAACCAATTGTTGATGGGACCAAATTTCAGAAGCTTCATCAGGAGCTGAAGCAACGCGATCAATCCGGCGAGATAGCCCAGCTTGCTCCAGTCGTTGATCACCCGGCCGATGTCATTGATCAACTCCTTGGGCGTGGGCTCCGCTTCGGCGCCCTCCGCTGGCGCCAGATGTGTCGCTCCGGAGCCCTCCGTGTCGTTTCCTGCTGTCGCCGACGGTGACGTGGGCATAGGGCTGGGCGCCGGAGTGCGGATGCTCTCTGCTGTGCCTAGCGGCGTCGTCTGAGCGGCGACCGTCGGCGACGCTAAGCACAACGCCGCTCCGAGTGCGAGTGCCAAAGGGAATCTCATCGATCACCTCCTGTCAGTAGGACAACGCAAGCTGAAAATGCATGTCATCCCGATTGCGCCACCGTCCTCCCCACGAGAAACCATGTTCTTCAAACACAGCCACGAAAGCAGGGTCCATCGTCCCCACCTCGCCCACCGGATTGTCAGCCCAGTTGATGTCGCAGGCGATGGCCCAGCTGTGAGTTGACAGCCCTCGCTTCGGGTCGTGCATCTTGTGTCGAGGGCACCACAGGCTGAATTGCCGGATGAGTTCAGCCAAGCCTTCATCCAGGAGTTTGTGGAGCACCGATTTGAAGATCGGTTCCACCTTCTTGTGTACAAGTTGTTGACCTACCACCGGCAATTCAGCGCTTGTGATGTGCCTTTCGGCCCAATCATTGGTGATCGTGATGTAGCCCCCTTGTGCCTCCTTGTACTCGATGGCGCCATACAGAGCTTCGATTTGGTCCAATCCCCTGGGCACCGGAAATGGCGGAAGTGTCTCGATGCTTCGGGATGCAACGGCGATCATCACGCGATCGATTGCCTCCTGCGTGGCATCGTCTACAACTCCGGTGACCATGTAGGCTGATTGAAATTTGGCCACAGCCGCTTGTGTCTTTGGGCCATAGATGCCGTCAACGACTTCCACAAGCCCGAGCGTGCGCAGAGCCTTCTGCAGCTCGATGACTGCCAGCCCTCGGGAGCCCCGGCGCAACACGTCATCCACCGTCTCAGACAGCACCAAGCGTGGTGGCGGTTGCCTTGGGGTGAAGACTCGTTTCAGCCAGTCCATGACCTTGACTCATAGCCGGTGTTCACGGCTGAGTCTATTGTAGCCTGGCTTGTGGCGGAGCCCGAGTCTGATTTAGGATTTGTTGGGCTTGCTGGGGATAGGTGTTGGTGATGGTGGTTTGGCGCCAGGTGCTTCAGGTGCCTTTTCGCCCTCCGGCGGAGCTTCTTTTTCAGCGGCGGCTGCTGCTTCCGCTTTCTCGGCGGCTTTGGTGGCTTTGCGCCGAGACCACTCCGCTGAAACCAGCATCCGAGCATAACCGCCCATCTCGCCTGACACCTCTGCGATGGCCGTCCCGAGCCCGGTGACTTGTTGGTTTAGCGCTTCCACCTGTTTCTCAACATCCGACTTCCGGGTGTTCAGCTCTCTGACTCGCCGCGAAGTCTCGGTGAGCGTTCTCAGCATTTCCTGCTCCAGCGGCGACGCTTCGGCCGGAAGCTCCGAGCGTCCTGCTTGGAGCTTGCCGATGTATTCTTGTGCCTCTTCAGGCGGCATCTGGTCTTGTTGCTGTTGCATGTTCTCCCCTTTGAGCCCTCGGAGGGCCAATCAAGGCAATCAAGTTTGTAGGGTGTTAGGGCGCCCCACGACTGTAAAACGAATGTGGTCAACATCCTCAGCATTGCGCCTAATGAATGCATCTTGAAAAGATGTTGATATGGTGGTGCCTCCACTTACGCTGCACCGGATTTGGTGGATGATGAGTCCGATTGCTGTGGTGCTAATCCAATAAGTGTGACAAATGCTCATGGAACTTTGGATCCCACTCAAATCCAATGTAACATGTATTTCACTATCAGGATCCACTGCTTGATCCAAGTTGATTTGATAGGTCCCTGTCCCCAAATTGGAAACAGAAGCGACATTCCAATGGTTGCCAGAAATAGTGGGGGAAGCTGGTGTCGTGATGTCTATCGTTCCGCGCGCAACGATCAGGTTCTGCTGATTCCTGATCAGCAAGTCCCCCTGGCTGGTCGGAGCTTGTGTGCTGTTGTATGTTCTCGTTTGTTCGGCGTACAGCGCATCCCATCGGTTTGCTGTTGCGGTCGCTCCGAGGTCCTGGCTAGCGGCGCCCGGCAACAAGTCGCCTGTGTCCAACAAACTGAGCTTGGTGCTGCTGCCAATGACGAAACGCAAATCATCGCCGGAGCGATCATAATCCAGGTAATCATTGTCATCAAATTGCACATAGCTGTTTGCAGTCACAGCATAGAGCTTCGGCCCGGCGTCGTTGGTGTTCTGGCTGTAATAGATGTTTCGGGCGTACACGGATGCCCACCGCAGCACGGTGGTGCCTAGGTAATTCCACCCGTGCGATCCTGGGCTGAAGGACATGTTGGCTGCATCTTCTTGTCTGAAGACGCAATATCTCGTTGCGTCGCCGATGTACACCAGAGCGGTTGCCGGCGATGAGTTGCAGTCATAGACGATGGAGAACTGCTCGGTGCTCAAAGCGGCGGAGTCGGCTAGCTTGAGCACCGCATCGACAGTCTCGGAGCTGCTGGCGATCAGGAGCTTCGCCCCGGCGCCATAGACCATGGCATCGGCACTGTCCAGCGGGGCGTCTTGGCCCGTCCCCATGACAGTGCCGTCGGTGCTGACTCGGAACATTTGCGTGCCAGTTGTCGGGCCGGTGGTGGCGCCTGCATGGATTTGAAATCCAGTATAAGCACTCAAACGAGCATCGCTGGATTCCCGTGTGATGGAAAAGATGTGGGTTGTGCTAGCATAGCCCAACAGCCCATCGTCAGCGCTTGTGGCGTCAAACCGGATGTTGCCGGAAACATCGAGTTTGGTTGTAGGCTGGACACCGATGCCGACGTTACCGCCGAAGTAGGTCTCTCCCGCGTTGACATAGATAGCGTAGCCTGGCGTTGCCCCTTGGATGTAGATACCGTAGTTGGTAGCTGCGCTCGTTAGCGACAGCACGTAGAGCCCGACCTGTTGAGTTATTGTGCCTCCGACTACATTGTTAGCTTGAAAATGCCTGAAGTTAGTTACAGTAGTAGAAGTCCCAAGACCCCCAAGTGAAACGAAGCCGTAGTAATTGCCTATTGAGCCAGCATTGTTTGAGATATTTAGCAAGGATCGAACGGCCGAGCATTCAGTAATTGTGCCCGTACCGCTCGGCTTGTTGACATTGCTATACACCCCACGAAGGTCGTCGATTACTTTGCCACTCGCAGCAGTCGATTCAGTAAGAACATACGCACCCCCGACGATACCGCTGCTAGTACCTTGGATCTGATTCTTTGTCAGAGAACCCCAGCCATCAGTATCGCCGTCAGAGGTGATGCCAAGTACGTTGAACTGGTAGTCTGCATTTGGAGCGACACCGATGCCGACCTGGCCTGTGTTGCTGATAAAAACTCGGTCACCAGCGGAGGTGCGGAAGATCATATTGTCGGTGTTGTTGTCGTATTTGACACCACCAACGTCCCGGTCATCCACATCGCCAAAAAGGATGCCTGTTTGACCTGTCGTGCCCGCAACGATGACGACATAGGCGTTGTCGCCAGCCGCTCCATTGTTGCGAAAGCAGGCGACGTCATTGGAATCCCAGCTAGGGGTCCCTTCGGCGACACCGTCTGGACCGACCACGTCGAATTTGCGCACGGCGTCGGCGGAAGTGCCTATTGCCAACGTGCCGGGAAACTTGATTGCTCCATCGGCATCAAACTTGGCCACCAGGGTGTCATATGTGTTATCGGTTTGCCAATCCCCTCCGCCAGAGACGATGGCAAATGAGTCATCCGTCCCATTCTCACGCAGCCCCATGACAAGCTGGCCGCTGCCCGTCCCTTGGATGAGGGAACCGAAAGTTGAGCCAGAGACGATGCTTGTGATGTCCGTGTCTGCTGAGGTGTAATACGCTAACCTCAGCCCAGCGAGGTTCAGGTCCAACCCTCCGATTTGGTCCAAGACCATCTTGGGTGCGCTCTCAAGAGTCGCGTCGGTGGCGGTGCCGTCCTGTGTGAAGAATTCCAGTGCGCTGGAAGCGTTGTACAGCGTTGCTGCGCTCCATGTCGCTCCGATTGAGCGCACCCGGATTGCCGCCGCCGGGTGATACAGCGCCCCCCGGCGACCTTCCCACTTGATGCCGCCGAGATACATTCCAGAGGTGACGATGTCCTCGGTGGAGGTGAGCTTGAGATACACGTCTGCGGCGGATGAAAGGTGCAATCGCTCTGCTGGTGTCGTTATCCCTATGCCGACCTTCCCGTTGCTGTCAATTTTGAGTCTGTTGGTTCCAGATCCGGCTATACCGGTCCATATATTGAAGGAATCATCTGTTGATTCTTTTGTGATATGAAATGACGTAGAAATATTGTCGCCCAGAATAACTGAGCAGTAATCAGAACCGTTGGTCACATGTAACGTACCGGCCGGTGCAGCACCGATACCTACAGCACCGTCAAATCGACAAATGCCCGAGTCCACCCAGATGGAGTAGTTGTTGCCGCTTCCGCCCGAAGCTCCGCCGATGTACAAGCCATAGTTGTCGACCGATGCGGCATTTTGCGTGGCGATACGGACACCCCAAGCACTGGTGATGGTTCCAGAGCCGGTTGGAGTTGCCACATTCAGACCATACAACCCGCCAATCGTCCCCGTATGGTTGTAAACTCCATCGGCATAATAGTGGAAATGATTGGTGATATCGCCAGCATCTGCCGTGGTTGTGTATGACCTGAAAGCATAATAGCTTGTGATGTCGCCAGCTTCAGTCTTTTCCAGACGGCTAAACACCCCGCGCAAATCAACTATGTCTCCAGTCGTGTGTGCGGTCTTGTGGTAGAAGCTGCCCGTTGTTAGCGCTCCGGCGCTTGCCCCGGTGATGTTGTGATATAATTCAGATACAGTTTGCGTCAAAGATGTGGAGCTGTCCCTCCACACTCGCAACTGTTGTGCCGTCGCTGGTGTTGTCCCTATGGCAACGTTGTCGTCAATGCGTACGGTCCCGCTGTCTACCCAAAGAGCGTATCCTGGACTGGCGCCCGCGATGTACACGCCATAGTTGTTGGTGCCACGTGTCAGGTTTTCAACGTGGAGCCCGTACTGAGCGTTGATCGTCCCGGCGCCCGCCGGATTGTCTGCTCGAAAGTGCGTTAGGTCCGTCACCGTGCCGGCGGTGGTGTTGCCGGCGGAGTGGAAGCCCTTGACGCTGGTGACGGTGCTCGTTTGCGACTTGTCAAAATAGTGCTTGTAACCAACCACTTCTGCCGAGGTCCCGGTGCCGGTCAGAGCGAGATCACTCACATAGGCATCGTACACGCCCTTGGTGTTGGCGGATGCGTCGTTGATGTACGCTCGGGCGTGGACGCAATATTCATCCAGAGACTGGTGATCGAGGTCCGCCACCGACTGCAAGTAATGTTGGAGGTTGACAGATGTGTGGTCCCCGAAGTAGCCCTTGACCGAGTGCGTCTCAGCCCAGCGGATGGCAGGCGTCCCGAGGTCCTGCGAATTGTCCAGTGCCGGGATGAAGTCCCCGCTGAAGGACAAGTTGGCCGTATAGATATTGGCCCAACGTTCCGTCGGCGACCCCAGGTTGTATGTGTCCGGCGAAGCGGGCAGGATGGTCTGTGTGTTGAGCAGCCCTCCGATAGCCAGCTTTGCTGTTGTGTCCGGAGTCCGAGCGATGCCGATGCGCCCCGTGGGCCCATCGACGATGAAGTGGTTGGCGGTCCCGGCGGTGTCGGTGTGCTTCCACTCGCCTTTGATCAGGTGGGTGTCCACCGCCGCGTCGTCACCGGCGGTCAGGTTGTCCGTGATCGTCTGTGACGCGTTGACCTGGACAAAGTCCTGTTGCGTCGTGGTGCCTTCAACCGTGAGGTCGCCCTCGATGACCACATTGCCCGCCTCATCGACGGAGAACATGGTGGAGCCTGTGTAGTCCTTGACTGTGATCTGCGGCTCCGCCGATTCCCCGGCGATTGACTTCACCTCGATCTTCAGCCGGTCGTTGCTGGCCACTCGGGTGATATGGCTGAGGGTGGACAACGAAGCTGGAATCAGCTCCTGCTCGTCCGTGTCAAATACGCTGGGTGTGAATCCCGCTCCGACGCCAGTGACAGTGCCCAGGAAGCAGCTCAACCCCGCCACGCGGGGGTCTGTGTATCGTTGGACAACGGGTCCTAGCAGGATGACCGTGTAGTCAGCCGGAGTCGTGGACACGTCACCAACGTCTTGGCCCAAGAGCCCGGTGGTGGTGATCACATTCTGGCCGCCCGACCACGCCACTGTCGCCGTCTCGATGGCCACCGCTGCCGTCGTTGCTCCAACAGGCAGATCATTCTTGTACACCAACACCTGGCGTCCTGCGTTGGATGCGCCGGATTCTGTGATGGTGTTCACCCGGAAAGTGAGGGTGGCCCCGTTGTTGGTGACCAGGTCAGGGGTCCCGGCTCTGCCCAGGATCTCCCTGTATGTGCTGTACTCGGGATAACCGCTCCGAGGGTTGATCTGAACATCGGCTGGACGCAGAGCCCGTTGGAGCGCCACATAGTAGTCCACACCAACCGCGTTCTCAAAGTAGATGCCGGACTTGACCGCTGAGGCGTCGGAGATGTCGATGAGGTTGCCGATGCCGTCGGACACCAGGTCTGTGCCCGCGATTTGGATCCTGTCAGCCCCGTCGGCGGCGATGGTCAACCCGTTCCCGTGGACCGCTCCGGAGCTGAAGACACGCTCCGCGTGCTCACGCAACCCTTCGCGCAGATAGTCCAGAAATTTGTCGCCAAAGTCCTGATACCCAAGCAGCTTCTTGGCGGTGATGCTTGTAAATTCAGCGCCTGTTGACATGACTTCGCCTCACGGTCACGGGTTGATGTCCACCGTTGTTGTTTCTAAGGGCAGCTGGAACATTTCCACTTCGTCCACTTCGGCTTGGCCATCGGCGATGTAGGCTGCCAGCTTGCCAGAGGTGTAGTCCCCGTTGAGGGTGTTGATCACCTCTTCAGAGTCCAGATACACCTTGATCCTGTTGGAGCCGCCCTCGGGCTGCACTTCCACGCGCAAGCCATAGTAGGTGTTGGGCAACAGCGGCTCTGCCAATACTACTGGAAGATATGTGGTGATTGCTCCGCCTACAAGGCTAACAAAGACCACGCTGTTGGCGGCGTGATCAAGCGCTGCGGCATAATAGTTGTCATCATCCTGGTAATAGAAGCACAGCGCGAAGCCATCGGTGCTCTTTGCCCGCATGAATGCCACTTGCGCTTCCCAATCGGAGTCCCCGCTCACATTGGTCGCCACGATGGTAGGTGTACCATCGGAAGTCAAGCTCATCACCCCATCGGCGACCGTCGGCGCGACGACTCCTGTGACAAATTGCCACTGGAGCAAATCATTGTCCGTTCTGAACAAATCCAAGAAGTCCAGCCAGCTGATTTCCACCCGCTCGCTCGATGGTCGTGTGAGCTTCACCAGGTTCTCAACCAGCTCCCGATCCAACGTCCCATCGTCCATGATTCTGAGGTTGGACCGGTATTCATCGACATCCGGTGGCCCCGGAAGCGAGATCATCCACGGGTCCCGCCCGTCGTGATCTTCACCCACGCCCGTCTCATCGAGCACAAACCTGAAGTCAAACCAGTTCCAGATGCGCATCCGGGAGCCCGTCGTGAGCTGCAACACGTTGAGCGTCGTGTCCTCTGGCCCTCGGGACTTCCACAGCGCTGCTGAGGTTGCCAGGAGCTTCCGCAGCTGGTCGGCGGTGAGCGCATCTGTGATGTGGTCCAGCTCCGGCGTCCACCCCAAGATCCGCTTCAGGTAGATCAGGTGCTCATCGGCGATGTCCGTGATGGACCACAGGTCCTTGAGCGCAAAGATCTTGGCTTGGATGTCCGTCCAGAGCTGCTGCGGCCCTTCCAAGAGCCGCTTGACAAACAACGCCCCCTCGGGCTTGGCATCCTCCGTGCGTATCGGATCCAGCAAGAACCGATACATGCGCAGCGGCAGCGTCTCTTCAGGCTCCGGCGGCTCAATGTAACCCAAGACCTGGCCGGTGGTCCCGGGTGCGATTGGATTGCCTACCAGGTCTTGGATTGCCATGTCCTTGCCTCAAGGGGTGACGGTGAGCGTGTACAGCGTCCCCGGCGTTTGATCCGAAGTGACCAGCTTGACTGTATCCGAGTCCACCTCCAGCACGCTCAAGACCGACAACCCACCGTCAAAATTGTACTTGGCGGGGTTGCGTATGTCGGCGTTGTCCGTCATCGGCTCGTTGAAGATCACATCCACTCGGTTCTCACTGATGGACTGAACGCTGGACAACGTCGGTGCGACTCCCACGCCGGTGAAGCCGCCTGAGTTGGCACTCGGATCTGTCGGTGTCCCTTCGGGGTCTGTGGCGCCCGGGGACAACGCCTCGACAGAATAACTGGCCCCGGTGGTGTGCTCCGAAGTCAACAGGTCCACGTATGTGGGTTGGCTGCCCGGTCCCTTCTCGGCGCTGAGAAACGTCAGCGCCGCTGCTCCCGGCGTGACCGTTGTGAAGCTGTAGCTGGACGCGAGCCGCAACGCGGCGTTATTGGCCATCGGTCGATCAAAGGTGACTCGGACTCGCCCGGCGGCGGGCACGGTCACCGATGAGACTTTGACCAACTGCACTAAATTGGCCAACGGCGTTGCCGTCGCTTCGGCGATGCCGTAGCCTGCTATGTCGGCATTGGACCGTGCCTTCAAATCCGAGACCACAGAGGTGGTCCCGGCGGCGGCATGCTGGATGGCGCCCTTGCCCAGCGGAGTTGCTTGGGCTGCTGAGAGCCCTCTGGCGTCTATCACACCCATTGGCTAGTCCAGGCTGATCCTAAGCTGTGAGGCCAAGAATCGGAAGGTGTCCCCGTCGTTGACTTGGCGCGGTTGCGCGACTCCGGAGCCGTTGTCCAGGATGCCGTTGGCAATCTGAGTGGCCCCGTCATACATCGCCCAGTGGGTGATGAGCCCCCAATTGCCGCCGGATGCCGCTGGAAACACAATCTGATTGGCGTTGCTCTTGATGCCCGAGGCAGCGGCTGGCCATTCCGTCCCGTTGTTCGTCACGGTGATCCGAGCATAGCCGTTGCCCGAGGGTTCATCCAGCCCCGTCCCGTCATCTCCGGGGTCTGCCTTGGACAACGCGATGTCCACCGAGCCGCCCACTAGGGTCGCTCCGGCGCCCAGCATCGCGTCCAGAACGGCATTCTCAAAAGAGTCTGTGAATGACATCGCACCCTCCTATGGCTCCACGACTGTGATGGTCATCGTTCCTGCAACCGGAAGCTCCCGAGCGGCCAACGGCACATCGGCGGCTGGCGTCGTGATCACTACGTTGGTGATTGAATCGTCTGTCTCAAAAATCTCGTGAATCAATCGGTTCAATGGCACCTCCCCGCCGAATGTCCATTCATAGGTCACCCCGTCCACTTTCAGAGCTTCGGGTTGGATGACCTGATTCAACCGATTGATCACCGCTTGCTCTGTGACATCCCCGTACACCGTGGCCGTCACATCGATGGCCTTGGGGGTGTAATTGACCGCCGCCACCTCGTGGTTGGCGATCAGATGCTTTGCCACAGGCGGGTTGGCGTATCGGTCGCCGTTGAAATACAGCTCCAGGGCTGCCAACTGTGCCGCAGACGCGAGCCCTCCGCCTTGTGCGACCACCACCACCTCGATGGTCTTGGGCCCATAGCCCTCCTCAAACACCGTTGCTCGTCCAAAGGGGCTGGCGCCGTCGGAGTCGACAAAGGCCACGGTGAGCGTGATCACGTCATCGGGGCCGATGGCGACGGTGCCGGTGCGAAGCGATGCCGGTCCCTCGATCTTGGCCCGCTCCAAACTCGCTTCGGAAGCCCCCTGTGCTTCTGCCCACCCCGTCGCTTGGCGAGGGTTAAAGAGCTTGTTGACGTAGGTCAAACCTGTCTTGTCTACGACAACTGTTTGTGCCCCTACGTTACCGTCCACAGCAGCTCCATACCGATAGCTGGCTGCGATGTTGCCCACCCCGATAGGTGGAATCTTGCCATTTGCTCCATCACCGAAGGTGAGGGTGGCCCGGTCATTCTCGCCCAGCGTCAACACCACGTGGGTATCCGCCGCCGCGCTGTTCAAGAAGTTGTCCACCACCGTCCACTCGATATCATCGACGGTGACCACCATCGTCCCGCTGATGTAGTTGTTCTTGCTGGTGGTGAAGGTTTGGTTGGCGAGCCCCGTGCTGGAGCCCAGCGGATCATCGGTGCGGCTTTGCCCTTGCGTCGCCGACCTGAGCACGTACTGCTTGCCTTCATCCATCCTCGTGCGGCGAAGCGTCGGTGATGTCGCTCCGGTCGCTTGGACAATCCTGTAGCGTAGCCAGTATGCCTCGATGCTGTTGATCGTGGTGGGCTGCCAATTCTGGTCCAACGTCTGTGGGACGGGATACTCCACCGAGCCCGAGACTGTGAGGTCAGAGGTCCCGTCTGTCGCTTCTTCAAGGATGGTCCAGTCAGAGCCGATGGTGTAATCAGCAGGGTCCGTGCTGGGTGATACCTGCCCAAGAAGCCCGACGGTGGCGATATTGGCGGAGCCGTTCCAAGTGCTGAGCACATCCTCGTATGCCGTTGTGCTGTTCAGCTGCACCCGTACATAAGTCCCTTGCCGGTTGGTGGTCCCGAGCAAGGTGGCCAGGTCCACCTCCAGACTCCCGCCCAGATTGTTCACAGACGTTGGTGCCGTCTTGCGGAAGTCCCCGTCATAGACTTCCCACACGCCGACCATGTTGGACGCGGCGACCACGAGGGTCACGCCCAATTCATCCCACATCGCCGTATCATGGCCCCAATACAGAGCATCGCCGACCACCGGCGTGACCCAAGGCACGAAATCATCGACCGTCGGCGTGTCGCTGTTGGCCTTGGCGGTGTAGTCTGTGAAGGCGCCCGACTCCTCAGCCAGCACTGCTGTATGTTGATCCGTCCTGGAGATGGTCAACGCTGTCAGCGCTTCAAACGGAATGGCGGCGGTGTCGCCCTCCTTGCGCGTCGCCGCCTGTGCTGCCTCGGGTATCAGTTGGAATGCGGCGGTGAACACCCGGCTCAACTCATAGACGATGTCCACCTGTGCCGGAGTTGCCGGCCGCAGCTCATAGTCGATCAGGCGGAGCATGTTGCGCACCTGCTCCACGAGCTTGGCCGTGGGCAGGGTGGACTCGTTGGCCACGAGATCGATCAGCACATTGTTCATGTGCCCGACCAACGCAAACGCCCGGAGCAGCTGGATGAAGGGCTCAAACTCCGACTCATCGGTCAACTCGGGCACATTGAGGCGTTTGTACTGAATCAACGCCTCCAGCAGCTCCGGATAATACAACCCAGCGCCGAAATTGAAGTCAGGGATGGTGATCTCAGTTGCCATCAGCGGCTCCCCTCTCAATCAGCCGTGGTAAACGCTCGCCTGAAGAACACCTCTTCATCAGACTCCAGGTTGACATACCTGAATTCCAAGATCAACTCCTGTTGCGTGGCATTCTCCGACCACTTGAGGGTGTCACGCAGGAGCTTGAAGCGCTTCTGCGTCTGAAAATTCTGGAACAGCCGAATCACCCGCCGCTGAATCTGCGACCTGAGCACGGAGTCTGAGATGTCGAAGATCATCCCGGTCCCCAGCCCGATGTCCTGCTGAAAGGCATTTTCGTTGTCGTCGCTGGACAAGGCCAGCTTGATGATCTTGGCGTCGTTGATGTCGCCATCGACCAACGCCGCTCCGCCGCTCGGGTTGACCCCCACTGGCACCTTCAATCCTAGCATAGCAACCTCACAGTATCGGCGATGGCCCTGGACCTGCCGGTGGTGGTGGTATCAAGGCAATCCCGCCCAGCTGTGTAGGGTGAATCGCCGTCGCCACCGCGTTGGCCGCGTCTGCCAATGATAGATCCCCGGCTGTGTTGGCGGCGAATGCGGCGGTGAGCGCCGCTGCTATCCCTCCGAGCCCCGGCGGCGGTGTCGCGCCCGTCGGCGGCGGAGCCGTCACCCAGATACTCGCCGCCGCTCCGGCGACCACTCCCCAAAAGGATGTGATCCCTGCTGCTATCTTTGCCGCTCCTGCGCCGTTGACGGACATCCCAACCAGAGATCCCTTCATGGCGCTGATTGCGCTAGAAAGTGAGCCCGGGGTGGTAGCGATGCCTAGCACAGACGCATCCTTGAAGTAGATTTCCCAAGCCGCCGCGAAGTTGTTGATGGCGTCCGGCTCGTTGTCCACCGGCGCCAAATTGGCCAACTCGGGGCCCAGCACTGAAGAGACCAATGGCATCAGGTATCCGGCACGCTCATCTTGGAGCTGTTGATGTTGGAGTCCCAATCCGGAGCGGAGATGGTCGGATTGGGTGGCCCGCTCGGACCCATCCCCGTCGGATGGACGTGCGTATCGAAGGTGTCCAGTTGAGTCTTCAACGCTTCATACAACGACTGCAGGTGATCCGCGATGGCAACCTTGACTGCCCCGTCACCTAACACGGCGGTGGCGTCGGCGTCCTTGCCGTTGAGCTTCAGATTGGCGCCCTCGCTCAGATTGAGTGCGAGCTCATCCGGCTTGATCACCAGCGTGTGTTTCCCCTCCTCAAGCGACACCTCCAACTCGTTGTCGGGCTTGAGGTGAATGAACTGCTGGTTCAAGATCGTGAACTTCACCGAGCCGTCTGTGTCGATCAGGAGCTGGGTGATCTTCTCGGGCTCCGCCGCCGCTCCGGGCTCGGGTCGCTCTTGGGCCCATGTGAGGTGAATTCGGGTCCCGCCCTCTGTATCATCAAACAACAGCACGTGGCCGCCTGGTGTAGCAAATCCCCTCCGCTTCCCATAATTCTCCAGGAAGTCTGGATGGATTGCGCTGGGCGTGTTCTCGCCCTCCACCTCGGAGTCTGTGATGAAGCGTTTTCCCCGCCACTTGATGTCCAGATTGTCCAAGGACATTTGGCCATATGCCTCATCCTCGTCAGAACTGACAACAACCTCCACCTCGACAATCTCGCCGACATCGGGCAAACAGAACCACCCCCAATCGTGGACCGGCTCCACGAGCATGGGCAGCTCCGTCTCTTCATCGCCCAGCAGTTGCGCGCACGCCACTCGGATCCTGCCCCGGTTCTCTTCATCCTCCACGGATGTGACCACCGCCGGATAACGCTCCGTCACCACGCCCACTACGGCACCACCTTTCTGGCGGCGAAGTCTATCACATAGCCCTGCGACTTGGAGCAGATGTGCTTCACCTTGGTGAAGTAGTATTCACCCTCAAACGTGTCGCCGACTCCGCCGAGAAGGTGGATTTGTCGGGCTCGGACTTCGGTGGTGCCGATTGTGCGCCCACGCGACAACACGAAATTCTCCCGATGACGACGGAACCACTGCTGTGCCCACGCGATCACTTCGGCGTTGGACCGGAAGCGCCGGTTGGAGATGATGTTGAAGCTGAAGTCCCCGATGAACAACTTGATGTCGCTGGCTGAAGTGACTTCCCCGCCGACTTCCCCGGTGACATCCCCGGTGGCATCGATGTCAGGGCTGGCGTTGTTCTCTTCTTCAACCTCCGCCTTGTACACCGCCCCGGTTCTGACATCCTTGACCACGGCGGCGATCTTGGTCACAGCGCCCTTGATGAGCAACTCCGGCGTGAAGGCGAGAAGGGAGCTGAAGTCCCCTTGGTTGTAGATGAAGGTGAACTGTTTGTCCTGGAAGTCCTGGAGTGCTCCCGGCTCTTTGAAGTGCAGCGTCCACTCGCCCGTGTCGGAGCCGTCCACCCAGAAGTAGTAGCCTGTGATGTTGCTCAACCCACGCACAAACTCATAGTCCGAGATGCCCGGCCGCTGAATGAAGTTGTGGGGAGCATCGGTGGTCGGATCGACATCGGGCGTCATGTCATAGTCGCCCACTCGCTCTTCAACCGCGTCGCTGAACTTCATGTCCTTGAAGAGCCGCCCTCCCTTGCCGCCCTTTTTCTTGGGCTCTTCAGGCTCGTTGTCCATCATCTTGGAGTCTTTGGTGTAGCCGACAACCTGGATGGTGGGCATCCCCTCCTGTGGGAAATTGGGTGTCTGCTTGGAGATGACCACCCGCCCGATGTGCTTGACATCGCCATCCCCGTATCCCATGTACACGTCCATCTCGTTGCCCGGCTGAAACACCTTGGCGTCGGAGATGATGAAGTTGGGGTTGACCGCCCGGATGCGCGCGACATCGGCGATACCGTCCGCACTCTCATATTCCACAGCCTCGATGAACTGGGTGACACCATAGTCCAGCTCGGTTCCGGCGACCTTGACCACAAACGTCGGAGCGAATGGATCGCCTTTGCCGAGCCCCCCGAAGCTGGTCATGCGATCACCACGTGGCTGACATAGGTCCGGTTGCGCGCGTCAAACATTTCCAACCGCCGCTCTTTCTGCGCGGTGAGCTTCTTGCCGTAGGCAGTGGTCAACGGAATGGACTTGGGCTCCACCCGCTCGGAGCGGATGGCCTCGATGGACGGCATCTTGATGACATCGCCAACCTGGAGCACGGGCTGCGTTGGGTGGCGCTTCCGGATGACATCGCCCAGCAGGGGTTGCTTGTACTCCCGCTCGCTGATCAGCTCATAGTAGTCACGCACCCGGCTGCGGTGATACCGCGTCTCAAAGATGCCGGTGGACTCAAGGCTGAAGGGCTCGTATTGGAGCAGGTTGATCGTGAGTGAGACTTCTCGGAGCCCGCCAAAGAAGGTTGGGCGCCCGTATGTGATCCCATCGAGCGAGGTGATCACGCAATCGATCTGCTGCAGGTGCCCGTCGCCCACCCAGAATGACATCGTGGGTGGGCGGTTGTACTTCGGGTCAATCTCTGTCCAGGACTCCAACAGCTTCAGCGTATCTTCAGCCTGAAACTCCAGAGCGTGGCGGTTGAAGAGACGCGCCCTGAACGAGATTGTTTCCGCCGCCCGGTTCAGGAATTGAAGGATGGGGTTTTGTCGATTGAGCGCCGTGTGCTGAGCGTAGTTGACGGCGATGTTCTTGGTTGTACCTTCAGGCTCAAACTGGCCCTTCAGGATCTGGCCTGTATCGACGTTGGCCAGAAACCACGTCTTCAGATTGGGAAACATCAACATCTGATCACCCCGTCGCTGACGCGGTCACCGGCGCCGCGCCCTGTTCCAACATCACCCTCCGTTGCCACGGCGTCGCCCGGAACCCGGCTCTGTCCTGAATCTCCTGCTTGTGCCGCGCCGACGCGACATTGAGACTTTCTCCGTCCACGCACATCTTGTTGTTGATGTTGAGGGTGCGCTTGTCTGTGAGATCCGCCTGGACCTGAACCTTGGGTGCCTCTTGTTGGCGCTGCTTCTCTTGAACCTTGAGGTCTGTGATGCCCTTCAGCTGCTCCTTGAGCGTCGCCAGTTGGGACTTCCGGTCCTGCTCCGCCGCCACTTGAGGCTGCGTGGGCGCGGTGGTCGCCGCCGCTTCGGCGCCCTTCTGTGCCACCTCCACTGCGGTCTTCTTTTGCTGCTCGGGCTTCGGGAATGTGAACCCTTGGAGCCCTTCATCCGCAAACTTCTGCAACCCCTGTGGGATCTTGCTCTCGACTCCGGGGATGAGCTTGGCCAGCTCCAGGACGCCCTTGAGCGCCATTCGGATTGGCGTGGTCAGCACATCAAAGATGGCCACCCCGATCTTGGCGAGCCCGGTCAAGAAGTTGCCTTCCATGAGGTCGATGATCCCATCAAAGGTGAGCCCCAAGAAGTTGTCAAACGCTTGGAAGGGCATGGTCAAGACTTTGAACAAAACGCCCATTACCTTTGTGGCCGTCTTGACCAAGAATCCGATCGTCTCAATGACGGCAATGACCATCGCCGCCACGAAATTGGCCACCGTCTTGCCCATCTCCACCCAATCAACGGTCATGGCGTCGGTGCCAAACCCCCATGCGGCTGAGATCTCCTGGATGTGGGATTTGATGTCGGCGATGACTTCGGTGAACACCTGTATCACAGAACCGATGGTGTTGTCCCATGCCTCCTTGATGTCGGCGGTGAGCACCTGCCAGGCCAGCCGGAAGCCCTCGATGAAGGGCTGAATCACCCCAACCCAAACCTCGATCACCTTGGCCTTGATGCCTTCCCAGACGCGGGTGACCGTCTGCATCACAGTCTCGTTTTCCCGGCGGATGAGAGCAAAGGCGAGCCCGACGGCTCCGAGCACGAGCGTGATAGGCCACAGAGCCGCCATGAGCATCCCGGCGGCGCCTGACATGAAGGTGAACACTCCGCTGGCGATGGTCCACAAGGCGGCAAACGCGGTGGTCAGCCCGCTGATGAAGAAACCGACGGTGGCTAAAGCGATCAACACCGGTACAACCGCCGCTGTGATCAGAGTGATGACGGTGATGATCTTGGTCAGCCGGCGGAGCCCTTCATCGCCCAGTTGCTGGCGAAGTGCGTCGCCGAAATTCCGGACGGATTGGACCAATCTGTCCCATCCATTCTTGAGGGTGTCGATAGCGTCCTGAATGCCTTGGGCAATGGACACAGCGCCCTTGCCGTGCTTCTCTTCAATCTCTTGCAGCCGCTCGATGGTGTGGATTTGGGCTCGGATTGAGTCTTCACGCTGCTCCAGCCCGACCATGATTGAAGCGTCGGCGGCGAGTGTCGTGGCCAACTGCTTCCGCTGTTCAGCGCTAAGACCGGCGGAAGTCTCCAGCGCCAGCTGAAGGGTCCGC